GTTCCACTAGTTATACCGCCAATAGCTGTTTGACCTACAGTATCATACTCAACAAGCTCGCCTAAGCTAAATCCGTTGTTAGGGATTGTGATGGTGTTGTCGTCGTAGTTAACAGAGAATGTAACTAGAGAATGAGTTCCTAAACCAACACCAGTGATGTCTGTTGAAGTTGTAAGGTTGATATTTGTAAAGAGTCTAACTGTGTTTGCATCTACACGCTGTGTGTAATACACGGCTTGATTACTTAGACCAGGAATTTCTGAGTCTGTAATCAACTCTCCAGTAGAAGCCACAGCTGGGACTTCTCTTAGCTTTACTGTTCCAGATGCTGTTGTTTGTATTGGAATTGTGTTGAGAGTTACGGTTCCAGAAACAGATTCAGCAGCAATCTGCTCTACTTGTATATTTCCTGAAACTGCTGCTGTCGTAATTGTTCCAGAGCTTAAAGAGAAGAAAGTTACTCTATTTGTTGCTGGAATAGATGTAATAACATGTGTTCCATTAAATATTGCTGGATCGGTACCAGTAATATTGCTAATAGTAATTGAATCACCAACTTTTAAGTTGTGAGTGGTGTTAAAGGTAACGTCGCAAACGTTAACTGTTCTAGATCTGTTTGTAACTGTGAAGGTAGTTACGTTTGCTGCAGGAGTTCTAGTAAATGTAAATGTTGTAGCAGTTGGGACAGATACTACAACCCAAGCTCCATCAAATACCGCTTGGCTAGTTCCACTAGTTACGTCGACAGTTACAGTTGACCCAACCTCTAAGTAGTGTGGGAATGATGTAGTTGCTGTTCCAACAGTATGAGATAAAAGAGCTCTATTAGTAACATTTCGCACATGGGTAGAACTTGTGTATCTAAATTGGTTTACAGCTGTGATTGTTCCACCAACGCTGGCTAACACAACAGTTCCAGTAGTTGCTGTGGTATATGTAAAACTGTTTGCAGCAGGAGTTGCTGTAATTACATGTTCTCCATTAAATACTTCTGGGCTTGCACCGCCAATGTTGTTGATTCTTACTTTTTCGCCAACAAGTAGGTCGTGGTTAGCAGTTGTAACTATAGTTACAACGTTACCTGCTCTAACTCTACTTGAAACAGTAAATGATGGGATAGATGCAATCGCATAAGACTTTCTTAAAATACCAGTTACAGTAGTTAAAGATAGGCTTTGAGATGTGGTTCCAACATATGTAAGAGAGGTTGTGCTTGGTGCAGATGCAACAACATACTGCCCAGTAAAATCGGACGCTTGAAGTCCAGTCATAGACACAATCTCAAAACGCTCGCCTGTAGTTAAATTATGAGGAGTGTTTGTGGTAATTGTTCTGGTTGTTCCAGATGATTCTCTGCTAGCAATATCTACTTCATTGTTCCAGAAAGATCCATCATTTCCACTATTGCTTACTAAAGAAACAAAGTTTCCAGCAATAAAGTCATGTGGATTTACAGTGTTGACAATAGCTGTTGTGTTGCTAAGTAATCTTCTTGATGCTACGGCTTCTGTTTTTTCATCTACAGTGTAGTTAATGGTGGTTCCGCTAGGTGCAGTTAATACTCTATATGTACCATTAAATACATTTTGGTTAGAGTTGTTAAGACTCTTAATAGTGAATCTATCTCCAACTTGTAGATCGTGGTTTACGTCTGTAGTTAAGTTTGCTAGCGTTCCTACAGTTAAGTTTCTATTATTAATACGAACACCGATCTTAGATGCACGTCCAGTAATAGTCTCAGCTGAGCCGACGGTAAGTGAAGAGTGTGGCATAACGTAGCTAAATGATGTTGAAGTTACAGCTGTAAGAATTTGTTCTCTATAGACAGTTCCTCCAGCATTTACACCGCTAGTTCCTACAGCTACAGTAGTAAAAGTAATTGAAGGGTCTAAGTTGGAAGGAGTTCCCTCGTGTGCAGCTACATATGTAAATGTGTTGCTGCTTGGTGCTGATGCAACAAAGTAAATTCCATTAAAGTATTCGCCAATGTCATCTTGAATACCAGTTCCTGTAGGTGATCCCGAGATTCCTTGAATCCACACTGGAGTACCAGTAGAGTAGTAGTGCGGCTCGTTGGTAACAATCGTTCTAGTTGTACCAGAAGAAGCAATGCTTCTTACAGTCAAACCTCTTGTGTGATCTAGAAGTTCTAAATCAGGTCGTCGTGTAACTCTAGAAGCTAGATCGTTTCCAGACAAAATAGCTTCGGATACTGTAATGCTTTCTTCAGCGTTATAAGTCAGTGTGTTGGATGTTGGAACTGCAGTAACAACATAAATTCCATTGAATCTTGATGCAAATGTCCCAGTAAGACCAGTAACTTGAATTAACATACCAGCTGTGTAGCTGTGGGTTGATCCTAGTGTTAGTGTTCTTACTTGAGCTGAGCTTGCAACACGAGTGATAGCAATTGCTGGGGCAGAAATTGTTGGTCTTGTTAAGCCATCAATTGTTACACGAGAGTTAACTTGGAACCCGTGAGGCTCTGCTGTGTTAATTGTTCTAGTTGTTCCAGAAGATGTAAAGCTAGTTATAACAAAATCTCTTGCCTTTTGGTATTTAACTGTTTGACCAGATACATATCCATGTGTAGGAATATAAAGAGTGTCTTCAAGATCGTTGACAACTGTAAGAATAAAGCTATGATTTGTTCCAGTTCCTACTGTTGTTAGATCGATAACTGTTCCCTGTAGGGACTGAGTCAGTGTAAATCTATTAGCATCCACAACTTCTTTAATATAGTAAGTTGCGTTGTTTTGTAGAGGCAAAATAGCAGTGCCGCCACCAGAAGAATATCTAACAGGCTGATCAACTAAGAACCCATGGTTATTAATAGTAATTGTATTAGTTGCAGTGTTAACAATAACTCTACGCAGTCCTTGTGTAGATGCATTAGATGGAGTTGTTATGTTGACAGTTGTAAAGTTAGGATCTGGTGTCAGGCTAAGACGATATCTATAATCATCAATTCTATCGATGTAATACACGCCTGTGTTTGAAAGACCACCTGCAGGTGTACCTGTGTAGAAGTGGTTAACGCCTTCGCCCTCACTCCATCCGTGTGGAGTAATACTGTTAATAATATCATTATCAATATCTAAAGTTACTGGAACTAGAGAGTGATATGACGAACCATTTGGCTCCACTGCAATTGCATCTAAATCTCCAACAGCATCTGTTGGTGTGTCATGTAGTTTAAATCCGAATACTGAACGCTCTACAAGAGTTACAGTAACTGATCCTTCTACTTCACCTGTATTAAATAAGTTTAAGTTTGTAATAGGTGTTCCAAGGAGTGTTGTAGCTCCGTTATATAAACCATTTGAAGTAGCAAGGTTTGTTGCTGTTGGGAAAATATATGAACCACCAGAACCACCAACGCTGTTAGCTGTATTTGTGTTACCAGCTCCACCTGAGTAACCACCAGCACCACCGCTTGAACCTTCAGTACCAGAAGCAGAACCTCCACCACCAAAGCCACCGCTACCAGATGCTGTGTTAGGGGCTAAACCACCAACAAGACCATTGTTGAAACCGCCACCACCGACACCAGAAGTAGAACCGTTAGATCCAGCAGATAAGAAACCACCACCACCACCAGCAATAACTCTTTGAGGAGCACCGCTACCAGAAGTACCGCCAAGTTGACCTGTACTTGAAGTTCCACCATTGTTTGTTGTTACAGCATTAATACCGACTGTTACGTTAGATGATGATGATCCAGCACCTGCAACAAATAGTGGAATGTTTCCGCTTTTACGAATTACCCATGAAGCGCCAGAAGATCCTGGATATGTTGTTGCTGCTGTAGGAAGTTCTCCTCGTTGACCAGGAACAAAAGTAATTACTTCGCCTTTAATAAGTCTTACTCTTCCTTGAACAATGGCACCGCCACCGCCTAAAGTACGACCTTGTCTACCAGGAGCTCCCTTTACGTTGAACTCATACACGCCATCTTCAGGGACAGTCCAATCTTGATACCCTTGGAATGTTCCTTGATTTAGATAAGTATTTCTCCAAGTAGTGCTTGAATAAGATGATCTCAACTGCTCGATTGTTGGTCCAGTACGACCTGTTACTCCAGCAGTTGTGAAATCGTGAGTTGTAAATTGATACAATGAAGATCCGCCAAGACCAGTTAGCTGGTTTTTAACGTAATAGACATTGCCAGAAACAAGACCTGTAATTGCTGTTGAATCTGTTAAATATTTTACTGCTTGCTGATCTGCAAACTTTACAGAAGAAATGTTAAAAGTATTTTGGAATACGTTAGGGTAGTTAAGAGTAATTGTTCCTGGAACGTAGTCGGAGAGAGCAATATTAGATCCACCAGCACTAGAGGCAAAAGAAACAGAGTAGGCATCAGTATTAACATAATAAACTGTTTCGTCGGTGAGTCCTGTTATCGAACCCGTGCCTTCTCTATAGACCCATGCGGAATCGTCAGTTAGAGCAGAAGGAAATGCAGTACCAGAATCACGCTTTGCGTAGTAAATATAATTCTCTTCAAGGTTTACATTAACCTTTTGCAGAGTATGGACACCTGAACCACCCAAGGCAGTTATATTAATAGCCATCTATTCTCTGCTCCTATCTAGTTTCTTATTGTATCAGTCTTAACGAACGAAGACTGCAATTCCTGTGAAAGTTCTATTGCTTGTTCCGCCTGATGTGGAAGTAGCATTAAATACACCGTGTGCACGGAAAGTTAAGTTTCCAGTGTGTACATAACCAATACCACCTGCGAAAGCAGATGCCGTGCTTGTATTTGTACCACCAACACCAATCATTGACATACCAAAACCAGTTGCGTTATCCGAGTTTAGAGTGCTATACCCACCAGTAACAAAGTTATTTTGTGTGGCTGCTGCATAAGTATTGGAGTAATCAGTTGTCATTTTAAAACCAAAACGTGGTGTTCCAGTAACTAATGTTTGAGTTCCAACTGAAGCAACTGTCTGAAGACGTCTATTCCACGCATATTCAGTAGTGGCTACTGATGGGAACAACCAAGTATCTCCCCTTGTAGCAAGGTTAGTTGCTCCAGTAACTGCTCTCATATTAGGAATAGTTGCAGTATGACGCCACCCTAATCTGCTTGAAGTTAGGTTGATAGATACAACCATAACATCGTTAAATGGTAATGAAGCAAATAGTGGGCTAAATGCATCTACATCTGTAAAGGTTGAATTGTTTATGAGAGGGAATAAGGTTGTAAAGTCTCCTTCATTCTGCCAAGTCCATCCGTTCCAATGTGGGCCAAATGTGAACCCTGCACCAGTCTGTGGAGCAGCTCCAGAAGTAATTGAGTTGGTAAGCAACGTATTGCTGGACAACTTCATAATCTGAGTCCAACCACCTGATTCAAGCGTAAAGTTGCAATAGGTTAGATATGCAGTAGCTGTTCCAGCTGGCTTGATCCAATATGCACCATCTGTTGCACTAGGGTTTACAGCAAGAATTGCTTGAGCGCTAGGGGCTGCTCTGAGTGCAGTTGTTCCATCAAGAACAAAGCCCTTAGTTCTTGTTAAAGTAATATGTGTTGAGTCGTAAACTCTTTCTACAAAGAAGTAATCATTTGTGCTTCCAGTACCAGTAATTGTAAGTTTTTCACCTTCAGGATAAGCATATTTAACTAGATCTGCTTCTTGAAAATCATGGCCGGGAACAGCTAGAACATCTCTATCTAAAGATACGCTAATTGCTTTAAAAGTCTGAGTTCCAGAGCCACCAGAGATAGAAGTAAGTGTCACTCCTCCCGGTGAATCCGAGATGTTAATAAGGTTTGTTTGAGCATTAAGAGCTGAAACCCAATAAGTAGTATTGTTTGTAAGACCAGTAGCAGCTCCACCAGTGGTGCTATATAGAACCATTTGGCCAATAGCCCAGTTGGTGTTAGCCGTAAAAGTGATATTTCCAAGACCTGTTATAGAGCTAACTGTGAAAGTAGATCCGCTCCCATTATCTGCGTCAAACTCATATGGTGTATTTTTATATGTAGTAGTTACAGATTGATTGATAGTGTCTAAATTAGATCCAGCAAAAGTAGGAGCTAAATTAGCTAATTGCATGTACCCTGTAATATTATTTAAAATGTTAATTGCTGGACCGTTCGGGACAGCGCTTACTTGGAATGTAGATACTGAAGCACCAAGTTGTCCAACAGTTTTTATATAAACTACTCCACGAGGATTGGTTAGAAAATACCCGTCTGGGGATACGATTTCGTACTGTAGTGGTGTTCCAATAGGTCTTCCAAGAAAGTTTTCTGAAAGATGGCTTACAGTGATTTCATCACTTTCTGTACTTACACCAGAAATGGTACTAGCAACGCTTACAGGGTTGCTTGTTGCAGAATTATTTAAGTTAAAAAATACAGTCGATGATGTGTTAGATCCATCAAAAGAACGAGCAGTTACGTTGTTAGATGCATCAAAAGATTTAGCTTCAGTGTTTGTTGAGTCAAACTCCTGAGTAATTGTGGAGTTAAGATTTAAAAAGTAGAGAGGTGTGTTTGGTCCAAAACCGTGTGGGCTATCTGTCTGAACAGTTAAAGTAGATGTTGCTGCAGCATCAGTTTCAATTCCACCTGCATCAGAGATTTTAATCTGTGATCCTTGGAAAAATTCTCCAGTAACAATAGAGGTATATAGATCCTCAATGCTTGCGGTTTGGAACTGATTTTCTTTTGCCAAGTATGTAAAAGTTGTTGCGTTTGGGATTGAGTTAATGATGTATGAGCCGTCTGCTGTAATGGATTTTGTGCCACTTACGTTAATTGGGGTTCCAACAGCTAGACCGTGCTCTAAAGATGTTCTTACTGTAATTTCACGAGAACCAGTGATAGTGGTCATTGAAGCTAAGTTAGGGATTGTTGTATCACCGCTCTTTGAAAAGAACGATGGAGTGTTGTTGATAAGCTCGACTGTTTCCCACTTGGTAGGCTGAAGGCCGTACTCAAAGTCAGTATCGATAAGGTTTTCAGGCTCCGATACACGGAGCTTCGTTACTGGATCAATAAACTCTTTATTGAAGGAGATTTCTCCTCCTGTGGTCGAGCTACCGCTGCTACCGCCTAAAAAACCTGGCATTAGTTAGTACCTCTCTCGAAAGTCATATCGTTAATCGTTAATGTCTTATTAGTGTTTTGACTTGTATTTTTTAAATTATACACCAAGCCACCAAGATGTAGATATTCTATATGAGCCTTGTGCACCTGTCGCACCAGTTACTCCCTGTGCGCCGCTAGATGTTTCAACAAAAACTCCTTCATAAAATACATAAGTTTTTGCAGTTTGAGTGTCAAACCAGACATCACCGTTTACTGCAGTTTCTAGTGAAGGCTCTACCGCTCCTACTGTGAACTTACCAACAGGTCCTGTAGGTCCAGTTGGGCCTGGGACTTCAGATTGAGCACCTGTAGATCCAGTAGGACCTGTTTGTCCACGAGGTCCTGTAGGTCCTTGTGGTCCAGTTACATTTGAATCAGCTCCTGTTGGACCAGTAAAGCCTCTTGGACCTTGAGTTCCAACTGGTCCTTGTGGACCCGTTACACCGATTACACCTTGTGGTCCAGTTGGACCTGTTGGTCCAGCTACATCAGAGTCTGGCCCTGTTGGACCTTGAATACCTTGTGAGCCTGTTGCACCTGTTGCGCCCGTCGCTCCCGTTGCACCCTGAATACCTTGTGGTCCTGTTGGTCCTGTAGGGGTTACACGAAGTGCTTCCCAAACTGTTCCAGTCCAGACCCAGCTTTGCCCGCCAACAGTAAATACTTCGCCAATAACTACAGGCGTAGGAAAATCAATGGCTGCCATTGTGGTCTGTCCTTTCTACTTCTATTGGTATTTTACTACGTTTTATGGTTAGAGCTGAGGCTCTTCCACTCCAGAATTAAGTTTTCCTACATAGGCTGTTGCCCAATTGATTGCTGCTGAAAGAGACTCCCAAGGGCCACTCTCATCAATAACGTTGTCTGCATGAAGAATTTGAACGAGCAAAGGCTCTTCAATGATTACATATGAAAACATTATATCTTTCCTCCATTACGCTGAGTATCCTATTTTTCCTGAATTTCCAACAGCAAGCGATAAAATATTGGTTAATACAACACCATTTATGTTAGATGTTCCAAAACTAGAGTTTCTTTGAATCCAACCATTGCCATCAAAGGATGTGGCTAGTTTGCCTGTGGCTCCTGCTGCTAGATAAGTTCCATCATCAGATAAAGCTACGCATCTAATTGTAGAGGATAGGAAGCTTGTTTGAGGGAAAGTTTGAGTCCAAGTTATGCCGTTTGTAGAGGTAGCAACTTTTCCTTGCTCACCTACAGCAACATATCTAGTACCTGTTGAATTGGAGGTTACAGCATTTATAATACTTACAGAGAAACTAGATGTTCTTTGGGTCCAAGTTACTCCGTTTGTAGAAGTAGCAAGTTTTCCATCATACCCTACAGCAATAATAAGATTTGGTGAAGACCAAATACCGTTAATAAAACTTGTACTAAACGAAGAAGTTCTTTGCACCCAGCTAATACCGTCAATAGATGTAGCCAATTTCCCTGATCCGCCTACAGCAATCCATAAAGAAGCTGTTTCTGAGTATGTAATACCGAGAATAGGGCTTGCTCCAAAAGAAGATGCCCTTAATGTCCAGTCATATCCATTTACAGATGTAGCAATTTTTCCTTCACTACCACCTATGACATAAATCCCTGCACCATATGCAATTGCATATATATTACTTGTATCAAAGTTAGATACTCTAGGAGCCCAGTCTTGCGAGTTTGTAGATGTAGCCACACTTCCATTGTTTCCAACGGCAACAAATTGAGAGTCGTTATAATTTATGGCATTAATATTTGATGTAGAAAAACTAGTATCAATTACTTGTTGCCATGTTGAAGGAGTGTATGGGAAGAAAAGAGTTGCATGCATAGCATGAGTGGCAATTAGCATATGCTATACCGTCAAGTTTCCGCTAAGTAGCCACTGGTTTGCACCAAGTTTAATTAAAGAAGCTACAGCATAACGTGCTTTAGTTGTAAATCTAGATCCTTCTGTTAAAAGACTTACTCCACTTGCTGCAGCAATTGTTACTTGACCTACTCCAATTTGAGCAAGGACAATCTGAGTTCCTGTATCAAATGTATATCCACCAGTTCCGTCTAGAGGAACTGTTAAAACCATAGGGTTAGAGCTATTCATTTTTACAATAGTTGCTCTATCTGTAGAAGATAGTGTTGTTGATCCTAAATATTGAGCACCTGTTAGATTAAAGAATGCTGGTCCAGTTGGTCCAGTTATGCCTTGAGCACCAGTAGGTCCTGTATCGCCAGTTGCACCTGTAGGGCCAGGAACTGTTGAGTTAGCACCTGTCGCACCAGTTGGACCTTGTGCTCCTTGTAATCCTTGTGCTCCCGTTAATCCAGTCGCACCTGTAGGTCCAACAATTTGTCCTGCGTTAGTAAAAGAGCTACCATTCCATACATAAAGATCGCCATCGTCATCAACAATATATGCGTCGTTAATAGCGTTTCCAGATGTAGGAAGAGCTGATGCCGTTGATCTTGATCCCTTTAAGGTTATAGATACACCTTGTGTACCTTGTGCACCTTGTGCACCTCTTTCACCTGCAAGACCGAACTTCCATGTGTTGTAGGTTCCAGAGCCATTAAGTAAATCAACATTTACAGTTATATTTGTAGTTGCAATTGTTGTAATTACACCTTGTAGCCAGATAGTTGGAGCTGCAGTGTTAAACACTCTAACTCTATCTCCCACTGCATAAGCATTTACTAAATTAACGGTAAAGACTAAATTGCCAAGTGACATAGTTCTAGAAGTAGAAGAAGTTGTGTTGGAGTAGTTTGCACCAGTAGGTCCGACAAGTCCTTGGATACCTTGACTACCTTGAGCTCCAGCAGGTCCCTGAGGTCCAGCAGGTCCTTGAGGTCCAGTAACACCGTTTGCACCAGTAGCACCTTGTGGTCCTGTAGGGCCAGGAACTGTTGAAGCAGCACCGTTTGCACCAGTTGCACCAGTAGCACCACGAAGACCTACGTCTCCCTGAGGACCAGTTTCACCTTGTGGTCCAGTTGCACCTGTAGGACCAGTAGGTCCACCAGATGGACCAGTTGGACCTTGCGGACCAGTTGCGCCAGTTACAGATGGACCTGTAGCACCTACTGTACCTGCTGCTCCTGTAGGGCCAACAAATCCTCTTGGACCAGTTGGTCCAGCTAATCCTTGTGCACCTGTAGCGCCTGTAGGACCAAGATCGCCAGTTGCACCAGCCACACCTGTTGGTCCTATTGGTCCTTGTGGACCAGTAACTCCACGCTCTCCATCTGGGCCAGTTGGTCCTGTCATACCTGTAGGTCCTTGTGCGCCTGTTGCACCTGTAGCTCCAGTATTACCTGCGCCTGTTGGACCTGTTTGTCCACGAGGTCCTGTAGCACCAGTTACACCAGTCGGACCTGTAGGTCCTAATACATTACTTGCTGCACCTGTCGCTCCAGTAGCACCTGTTGGTCCTGCTGGACCTATATTGCTAGATGCCGACTCTACCCAATAGCTATCGTAATAAACATAAATTTTTCCAGTTGCAGAGTTAAACCAAGAATCTCCTTGATCTGCAGATCCAGGTGGTGTATCAGCTACTGTTGAAAAAACACCAGTTGGACCTGTTGGTCCAGTAACTGTACTTGCTGCACCTTGCGGACCTGTAGGACCAGTTGCTCCTACTACAGAAGAAATAACTAAGTTCCATGATGTACCTGTCCAAATCCAACTTTGAGGACCAGAGGTAAATACATCATTTACTTGAGGCGAGTTAGGAAAATCAATGGCTGCCATATTTAGTCACCTATTCCGCTACAGCTTCGTATGTAATTTGAATTAAAATTTTATCGTTTGCAGCAAACAAAAATGGACTGCTCTCTGTAACTGCAGCACCTTCAACGAAGGTTGCGCTCTGAGAATGCATATAGAGTTCTACTCTTGTATTAAGGTTGTTGTTAAATATTGCAGTTCCAAAGTATGTAATACCTGGACCTTCATCTCTCATAACTACTTGACCTACTGGTTGATAGTTTTCAATAACACCAGCTATAGGAAGAGATACAGAGTATGTACCTGAGCCTCTATTAAATCCTACAGTTCCAGCAATAATACGGATTTCACCTACAACAGTTCTACCTAAAGTAACGTATCTTCCTGAAACACTTCCATTTCCAATAGTTGGATTTGTTACGCTTCCAAATAAAGTTGGAGTGTATGCTTGCCAAGCTGCAAATGCAAAACTTCCAGTTGCACCTGTTGCACCTGTTGGACCTGTTACTGTGCTTGCTGCACCCGTCGGTCCAGTTACAGCAGGACCTGTAGGACCTGTAGGTCCAGTAGCACCAATAGCAGTTGAGTCAAGACCAGCTGGTCCTGTTGGACCTGTTGGTCCTACTGCGCTAGTGCGAACTAAACGCCAAGAGGTACCGTTCCAACGATATGTTTGAGTGCCGTTTGTATATTCTTGATTTAATGTTGGGCCGCTTGGGAAGTCAATAGCTGGCATGTTAGTTACCTCCTTCTTTTATATTAGTTCTCATTAGACGTCCGCCACATATGCACCGTTAAATGACATAGAGCATCCTGTATTTAACGTAACTGGAGCTGTTCCAGTTAGCGCTGTTTTAATTCCGTTTGCACCTATATATGTAAGATTTAAAACAGCTGAACCCGATGCTGCTGTTGCTATAGCAGTATAAGTTGTACCGTTTCCAAGATCTAATGTTCCTATAAATGTATTAGCGCCGCCACTCAAAGGGAGAACTGGAAGACTAAGAGCATACTGTCCTGTACCAAAAGCAAGAACATTTGTCATAGTAACGTTCAGGGTAAACACCACTTCTCTTCCGTGCTTGATATATGTTCCACCAGTAGGAGTACCTGTAAAGCTTAATCCAGTGCCTGTCCACACAGGAGTGTAGTTTGTACTTACTGGCACACCTGCAGGTCCAGTATCTCCAGCTGGTCCAGTAGGTCCCTGCTTATCAATAATGTCAATTACGCCACCAATAGTTGGATTTGTTACGTCCTGATAGATAATCTGACTAGGTGCATCCAAAGGAACAAAGTAAGTAATAATAGTGTTCTCACTGGCAAGGTTTCTACCAGCAGTTGTACTGTTATTTGTAGTTCCTACTACTGCTGTTGTCTGCTGGTCTGTAAGTCTTAAAGCAAGAGAGTTTGTAACTAATACGTTACTTACATCAAAAAATGCCGTCTCTCCACGAACAACAGTGAGTGTTGGGTTGTTTCCATTAAGTCCAGCTACAGTATAAGCACCAGTGTCTCCAGTAGATGTTATTACATATGTAACTCCACCTTTAGGACCTGTTGCACCAGTAGGTCCCACGGGGCCTGGTACTAATGAAGCTGCCCCCTGTGGACCAGTTGGACCTGTAATACCTTGAGGTCCTGTAGCACCAGTTGGACCTGTTACCGTTGAATCTGCTCCTGTAGGTCCTGTTATTCCTGGACCAGTTGGTCCTGTAGGTCCTTCAACAGTAGAAGGTGCTCCTGTAGGTCCAGTAGATCCAGTAGGCCCGATAAGTGCACCAGCTTCAATCCAACCATCTTCAGCTGTATAAATGTAAATTGTATTTTCTTCATAGATTACATAAAAGTCTCCTACAGTGCCAGCACTTGCTCCAGCACCTGCAGCAAACTCGGCATATGTATTGTAAAAACCTTTAGCTTGTGAGCCAAGTCCTTGTGGACCAGTTGGACCGACAATAGATGCACCAGTAGGTCCTGTACCACCTGTAGGACCAGTTGCTCCCGTAGCTCCTGTTACTGATGCACCAGTTGGACCAGTAGCACCAATATTTCCAGTTGCACCTGTAGGGCCAGTTGCTCCACCAAATTCAGAAGTTCCTACTTCTACCCAGAAGTTATCGTAGTAAACAAATATTGCACCAGATACGGTATCAAACCAAACTTCACCTGGAGCTGGATCTAATGGTGGTGTATCTGCTTGAGGTACAAACTCACCTGTTGCACCAGTTGGTCCCGTGACAGTTGAAGGCGCTCCTGTAGGTCCTGTTGAACCCGTTGGGCCAGTAGGTCCTGTTACTGTTGAAGGTGCTCCTGTTGCACCAGTTGCACCTGTAGGTCCAGTTGGGCCGGGAACTGTTGATACTGGACCAGTAGGACCAGTAGGACCAGTTACTTCTGGACCTGTTGGTCCAGTAATTCCTCTATAACCTGTAGGGCCAGTTACACCAGTAGGTCCTGTCCCACCAGTGGGACCTGTTGGTCCTGCAACTCCAGCGGGTCCAGTTGGACCAACAGGAGCAGCACCAGTTTCTACCCAATAACCATCATAATAAACATATGTTTTTCCATTAGTGCTGTTAAACCATGCATCACCAGCATCTGGACTAGATGGAGGTGTGTCAGCAGATACTGCAAAGTTTCCAAGTTCACCCTGTGAGCCTGTTGATCCTGTTGCACCAGTAGCACCAGTAGGTCCAGTTGATCCCGTAGGACCTTGAATATTTCCTACGTTTTCCCATGATGAACCAACTACATCCCAAACATACAAATCACCAGCAACAAGATAACCATCTCCTGGATTTCCTGTTGGTTGTGCAGCAATAAGTTCTGCTTCAGTTGCATATGAACCAAGAATGGTTACGCCAGTTCCTTGTTCACCAGTTGCACCAGTAGCACCAGTTGGTCCTGTAATACCTTGAATACCTTGTGAACCTGTAGGTCCAGTTACACCCTGAGCACCAGTTGCACCAGTAGCACCAGTAGCACCTACTTCACCTGTTGCACCAGTAGCACCTGTTGCACCTGTTGCACCAGTAGCACCAGTTGCTCCTACTTCACCTGTTGCACCAGTAGCACCTGTTGCACCAGTTGCACCAGTTGCACCAGTAGCACCTACTCCACCAGTCGCACCCGTAGGGCCAGTAATAGAATCGCCTTGTGCTCCAGTAGCACCAGTTGCACCAGTTGCACCAGTAGCACCTACTCCACCAGTCGCACCCGTAGGGCCAGTAATAGAATCGCCTTGTGCACCAGTTGGACCTGTAACGGTGCTTGCAGCACCAGTAGCTCCTGTAGCGCCAGTTGCTCCTACTTCACCTGTTGCACCTGTAGGGCCAGTAGCACCAGTAGCACCAGTTGGTCCCGTAGAACCTACGGCAGTAGAATCTAGACCTGGAGCACCTGTCGCACCAGTAGCACCTGTTGCACCTGTTGCACCTGTAGGGCCAGTGACTTGAGAATCAGCACCAGTAGCACCTGTTGCACCTGTTGCACCTGTCGGACCCAGTGGACCCGTAACACCTTGAATACCTTGTGGACCAACATCACCTGTGCGAGCAAAAGTAATGATGATGTCTTCATTATCTGAGAATGATGTTGCAAGACCACTTACATAAGAAACTGGAACTGTGAAATATCCACTGTTTTCTGTAATTGATCCTGTAATAGTAAAAAGAGCAAAGTCAGCTGAGTTTGTTTTATTGCTAACTCGCATATGACCCTTGATTGGGCTTGTTGAATCATCAATAGTACGAAGGAACTGCTGCACATCGATTGCGCCATCAGACTCATCGTCAATGAAAAGATAAGTTGCTAGTTGTAAATCTAAATTATTAAATCTAAGTTTTCCAGATCCTGGATCTGTCTCGGCTGCATTAGCTGTAAATGTATAATCAAAACTTGCTCCACCAAAATTACCGACTGGTCCTGTAGAACCTGTAGCACCTGTTGGGCCAGCATTACCTTGTGCGCCAGTAGCACCAGTAGCTCCCGTTGGTCCTGCAACAGTTGAGTCAGCACCAGTAGCACCAGTTGCACCAGTAGCACCAGTAGCACCAGTAGCACCAGTAGCACCAGTTGCACCAGTAGCCCCAGTTGCACCAGCAGTACCAGCAGAACCTGTTGCACCAGTAGCACCAGTAGGTCCTGCAACAGTTGAGTCAGCACCAGTAGCACCAGTTGCACCTGTTGCACCAGTAGCACCAGTTGCACCAGCAGTACCAGCAGAACCCGTTGCACCCGTTGCACCAGTAGGTCCTGTGACAGTTGAAGCAGCACCAGTTGCACCAGTAGCTCCTGTAGCGCCAGTTGCTCCTACTTCACCTGTTGCTCCAGTAGCTCCAGTTGGTCCTGTTACTGTACTGGCTGCACCTGTTGCGCCAGTAGCTCCTGTAGCACCTGCGGGTCCTGTGGCACCTGTAGCACCAGCAGTACCTGTTGGTCCAGTTATTGTTGAAGCAGCACCTGTCGCACCTGTTGGGCCAGTTACACCAGTAGGTCCTGTAGGGCCTTGAGCTCCAACATCACCAGTTCTTGCAAAAGTAATAATGATGTCATCATTTGCATCAAAGCTATCTGCTAAACCAGATACATATGCACAGTTGACTTTAAAATAACCAGACTCCTCTGTGACAGAAGAGATTGTAAATAAACCAAAATAGTTTGCATCGGATTTACGAGCGATGCGGAAGTGCCCCTTTAGTGTGCTTGTTGAGTCATCAATTGTTCTAAGGAAGGATTGAAGATCAATTGCACCATCTGCTTCATCATCGATAAACATATATGTTGCAGCTGAAAGACTTGCATTATTGAATTTAAGTTTTCCAGAACCTGGATCTGAATCTGTTGTGTTGGTAGCAAAGGTGTAATCAAATGTTGCTCCACCAAAACTACCTGCAGGTCCAGTTGCACCAGTAGGTCCTGTGACAGTTGAAGCAGCACCTGTTGCTCCAGTTGCACCAGTTGGGCCTGTATTACCTGTAGGGCCTGTTACTGTTGATGCTGCGCCTGTTGCACCCGTTGGTCCTGTAGCACCTGTTACACCAGGACCAGTTGCACCAGTAGCTCCTGTTGGTCCTGTACTTCCAGTTGGTCCACCTGCGGGTCCTGCAGGTCCAGTTGGGCCTTGTGGTCCTTGAGATCCAGCTAATCCACGAGGGATATCTGTTCCAAGAGGGGATGTTGTTACTGGCTCAACTGTGTCTAGCTTTGTAATATCTACATCTGTTGCATCTCCTGTTGGGAGATAAAATCTAAAAGAATATGGACGAGCACCACGAATACGAATTGTTGCTGTGTAATACCAACCACGAGGGCTTAAATCTAAATCGTCTGTGCATGGAAGATCAATTGTAAACTCACCAGAAGCGTCAAGTGTTAGAGTAAGTGGTGTAGAAAGAATTGTTGCATCATTTGCATCTTCAATACGACTAGATGGCGTAAATGTAACTGTTCCAGATGCAGCCAGCCCAGAGCTCTTTAGGTATTGCCCAAAGACCGTCCTTACGCTGACATCATTAGGATAGGACATATTTGGCGCTCCATGTCATCAAAACTTGAGTGAAAAAGGTGCACTGGTAACACCTATTTGGACCAAGTCTTATTTTACGGTAGTTTTAAAACATTGACCTTTAGAATACCGTGTTTAGACTCGGTAGGTACGGATAATACTAAGGTCTTTTCGAGGGTCATAATTCTTTCCAATAACCATTGTAAGTAAGCCTGGATGCGAATCTAAACCTTTTTTATCTCTAAACCAGTTAGATCCTCCGTCTAAGGTAGGTGCTTGTACCCAAAAACGGTGACCAATATCCATAGCACGATAATGGTGGAAGTGACCAGAAACCCATACATCGCACTGGCCTAAATCAGTCATACCTAAAGATTGACCTTCTAGATATTTGATTGGGTTAACTCCACCCATCTGATGTCCATGGAATAGTCCAAGCATTACACCATTGATATTGATAGATAGATTCTGATTTCCCTTAGCAGGATATCTAAATTTAACGTGGGAAAGGCTTTCTACCTCTGCACAAATGTCTTGAACTGCGCTGGCAATCTCAGTGTTCCAGCCATCAGCTGGGTCGGCTGCCACCTGACGAGTTGACTCATCATGGTTTCCATTTACCACTGGGACAATGAGTTCTTCGCATAGAGGGGCAAAAGCCTTAATCTGAGCAAGAAGGACTCTTCGTGCAACTCGCACCTGTTCTGTGATTCCTAAGTCAGAGGCTGCTTGACCCTGTAGTCGTCCGTTCTGAGATACGTTTCCTTCAACGTGATCGCCGGGCAAGGCAAGGACAATAGTTCCTATCTGTCTGCCAATTTTGCGTAGATCTTTAAGTCTTTGAACTGCTTCTGATGTTGTATCTAAGATTCTTTGAACAATGTCGTCTGTCCCAGAGTCTCCTACCTTTTTACCTATCTGCTGATCGCTCACGACTACAAGATAAGCAAGAGGACCTGTAATTGACTCTGTAAGTTTTTGTGGCTTCCACTTAGACAGTTCCTTACATAAAAGTTCTATATCTGCTCTGTCTTCAGCAAGGGCTGCTAGTGGCACAAGCTTAAGTCGTTTTGACTCTAAAAGCTCTCCATCATATCTTTGCCATCTAGACATACCTAGATTGGTTACATGCCACTCATCTGGGTTAAGCCCAAACTCAATTAGGAGGTCTCTAGCCTCTGGCATATTATTTACTGGCTTTGCATTGGAAGTTAAGATTCCTCCATCTGGAGTCATCTCTAAATTAGGGGTCCAGTTCTCTGGGGTCTTGGTTATCTTTCGGTCTGAGCCTGTTGCGCCAGGGCTAACAAGGTCTACTAATTTTTGTGTAAGAGAGGCTTTTGGATCTTCTACTGGTTGTTTTTTCTGCGTCATTTCTTGGCCTTAGCTTCAGCCGCTTGGCGAGCTTCTTGACCTATATAACAACGACATCTCTGCCCTCTGTGAAGTCTTATTGAAGCAAAAGCAATGTCATGCCCTTCACCTAAAAGAAGCTCATGGAGCTGGACATTGGAGATAGTCCCTTTAACTGACTTAGTGGAAAATACAATTTCTAAAGCTTCTCTGTCTTCTTCATTTACAGAAGCCATAAGCTTTGCTATACCGCAAGGGAGCCCTGGTGAGGACCTAGTTGCTTCTTTTAACTTCTCCGCTAGACTCACTATTTATCTCCTATAAAGTAGAGTTTGTACTAACCCTAAAGTAAAAGATAACTCGACAGGTTAGATAGCAGATAACATTACCACTACTTTTAGAGTTTGACTATGGGAAGTTGGCGTGTCGCACTTAAAATAAAAGTGCTTTAAAAAAGTATTGTTTTACTCTACGATATTTAAATTTGCTTTACGAGACCTTTTTGGCTTAGGCTCAACCATTGCTAAAAGCAATCCCTCAATTACACCCATTTTGGCATTCATCTCTGTCTGACATTTCTGTACATCATTTACCTGATCTTTAAGCGATCCGCCACCATTTTCCCAAAGCTGGTGCTCTACTCTTGACATACGCTCAGAAAGGGTTTTTCCTTGAGCATCTACGCCAATTGCTTGATCTACCCTCTTAGCAATTTTATAGATGCTGAACATAAAAGCGCCTACTGCCGTGACAGTTCCAATAACTAACATGATAGTAGTAAGCACAGACATATCAGACACGGAATCTCTCCAGACCTAAGAAGACTATATAGAAGGGTATAGTAGATATAGTATAACTGCTTTTGAGCCTACATAGGTTTTTCTTTGGGTCTGATGTATACTTATTCTTACGCCAGAAAATCCTAGACCTTGGGTCCTTTACCTATTGTGGTTCTATTGATAAGGTGACGCCATAGACCAAGGGAAAGGATCAGTTAGTGACAACAAACGCCGATAGATTTAAGAAGGCAACTGCATGGTATGCAGCAAATGGTTGGGAAATTCTTCCTTGTCACGGCATTGTTGATGGTCGCTGTACATGCGGTCAGTCTCACATGGAATCCAAAGATATTGGAAAACACCCAGCTATTAATGCTTGGAATGTTGAATCAAGTTCTGACATAGCAAAAGTACATACTTGGTGGGAAACAAATGCTGAATACAATGTTGGCGTAAATTGTAAAGCTTCTGGTTTTCTTGTAATTGATATTGATCCACGTTCTGGTGGAGATACTGCATATGACAAATTTGAAGCATATGTAGATGGTGCGCTTCCTCCAACAGTTGAGGCAACTACAGGTCAATATGAAATTGGTGGGAAAATAATTCGTGGTCGTCATTTGTTTTACAAATGTGATGAAGGTGAATCTTTAATTGGAAATCTGTCTTCTCTTGGATTTAAAGGTATTGACGTAAAACATAACGGATATGTTCTTATATCTCCATCACGTCACTTTTCTGGGATTACATATGAATGGGTAGAAGGTAAAGAACCTTGGGCAATTCCCATGGCAGAGGCACCAGAAGAACTACTTATACCTATTAGAAAAAATAGAAAAGTTTCTGGTAGCAACAAATACCAAACTGCAGACTGGGATTCGCTTTTAGAAGATTCAGTGAGTCAAGGAGTAGATGTAGATGGGATTCTTAACTCGGGTATAGATGAAGGTGAAAGAGCTGTAAAGCTTTTTCAACTTGCTTGCTCCCTTGCTAATAAGTTTCCAGTACATACACCAGTAGGTCGTGAAGCTCTTATTTCATTTATGATTCGTTTCAATGGCGAAAAGGTTCGTCCACCGATGCCATTAGATGGAAAGAACTCTGTCATCATGCACACCGAGCGAGCTATTGATTTTGTTATAAAGCACCCCATGATTGATAAGATTTGGCCTGGTGCTTCGGACCATGCACGTCTTATGGTTGAAAATACTGAAAGAGAGAAGAACTCTTCTGAAAATACTGGACTGACTGCACTTACTGGAGTTGTATATCCAGGACCAAAGCATAATATTGATGTTTATTCTTCTGATAGCGATACTTATAATTTGCCGGGAACTATTGGCGGTAAGGTTTCTGAATCAATCAAAGATGGAATGTCTTTAGAAGAAGCATCATCTAATCGTAATATGGGAGCTGTATTCGATCAAGATGCAATTAATGAAGAAGATAGAGGACCTGATTGGAAGGGTCGTTCGCTATCCGACACTGGTAACGGTCGTCGTTTAATTGACTCATTTGGTCAAGCACTTCGCTACACACCTAGCCTTGGTTGGTTTGTGTGGAGCAATGGTTACTGGAAGCCAGATGCAGAAGAACTGCATATGCAAGAGACTGCTAAAAAACTTGGTGCATTAGTTGCAACAGAGACTGGTCGCTATAAGCCAGAAGATCAAACTCAAGTAATTGCGTGGGCTGCTCAAGCAAAGTCTGAAGCAAGACTAAAAGCTGCTGTCAAGAATGCAAACTCAGATCCACGAATTCGTGTAGATGTTGAGAAGTGGGATGCCGATCCTAATTTAATTGGAACTCTTAATGGTGTTGTTGATCTTCGTACTGGAGAGTTGCTTAAGGGTCGTCCAGATCTTTATATAACAAAGCGTGCACCTGTTGCATATACTCGTGGCTTAACTAATATGCGTTGGCAACAATTTTTAGACTTTGCTACAGATGGAGATAAAGAGTTTCAGGATTGGCTCCAGCGTGCTGCTGGATATTCAATGACAGGTCACAATCAATATGACTTAATGTTTTTAGTTTACGGTCCTGCAGGTTCTGGTAAAAACACTCTTGTCGAGTCTATTGTTAAGTGTTTGGGTAGTAGTCAGTATGCATACGCTATGGACTCTGGAGTTCTAGCAGCAGATGGTGGCTCTAATCACAATACAGATCTTTACCACTGGGCTGAAATGCGTGGACGCAGATTAGCTTGGGTAGATGAGCTTCCAGACAACGAACGGTTAAAAGAGAACTCGGTTAAGAAACTAACTGGTTCAGAAGAAATTACTGCTCGTTCTCCAGGAGAAAAGCCATTTACATTTAAGTCTCAAATTAAAGTATGGATTACAACTAACCACAGACCAATCATTACTGATGATGCTATGTGGCGTCGTATCCGACCAATCCCGATGTTAAAAACTCCTGAGCACTCAGACCCAACCTTAAAAGAATACTTATTCGATCCAGAAGGTGGTCTCCCAGCAATCTTCTCGTGGGCAGTAGAAGGAGCGATGAAGGTTCTTGGCTCTAGTCAAAGAGATGGTCTTGGTTGGTGCAAAGTCGTATCTGAAGCTGCAGAGATGTATCGTAAGAATGAGGATCGAATTGCTTTATTCTTAGATGAGGAAACTGTTAAAGTTGAGGGTACAAGTATCCTAGTTAAGGCACTATTCCTCCATTATCGTAACTGGAGTGAGGATCGTGGAGAGCGTCCACTTACTCAGATTGGATTTGACCGTAAGCTCCGTGAGCGTAATCTAAGAGTTGAAGGAAGCGGTGCTAAGGCAGTTGTGCATGGAATGTATAAAGCTCCAGCACCAGTCCCTACTAACATCCATGGAGACGTCAATTGGATGGAAGCAACTAGATATATTAGATAATCACCATTTGCCAGTTACTGTATCTTTTATGGTATGTATGAATACCGTGTAAAGAAAGTAACTGGCGTTGTTGATGGGGATACCATTGATGTCGAGCTTGATCTAGGGTTTAACATTTCCTACTCGCAGAGGGTTCGCCTTGCTGGAATTGATACCCCAGAGTCACGAACAAAAGACAAGATGGAAAAAGCTCTTGGTCTTGAGTCAAAGCAGCGTCTTAAAGATGTGCTTAGCAAAGCTGAGCTAGTTGTTATTAGAACAGAGCTCCCAGATAGCTCAGAAAAATATGGGCGCATTCTTGGTTGGATCTTTTTAGATGGTGCAGAGAAGTCTGTTAACGAAGCTCTTGTTGCCGATGGCTATGCTTGGGGATATCTAGGAGATACAAAAGTTAAAAACTTTGAAGAGCTTGCAGCTAAAAGAAAACTATCTAACTAGCCTTTAGGACTAAACACCCTAGCTCCACCTCCGCCACCTCTAAACGGTGGAAGTCTTCTTGCGGATGGAGACTTTGCGGTAATGCGGCCACCAGTAAAACCTTCAGGTGGTTTAATCATTAATGCGGTGAGTGCATGTACTAGTGCATCTACACGGTCTGGAGATTTTGAATCTCCTGGAATCCACGCTGTCATTTGCGACTCAAGATCAGCTAAGTAGCCAATGTGATGAACACGACCTTGCTCATATGCAAGAACCGTAGGCTCAGCACGAAGTGCCTTACCATACTTCGAATGGACTTCTAAAACTTTAACATTTGGATCAATAGCATTAATCGCTTGACGAACTAGCGCTCCACCTTGATTTACTTCAGCTACTACTGGACAACCCCAACGTCTAGCCATCTCAACAACTTTATTAGCCCAAACTTCAGGTGAACCTAAAACAGATGCGTCTTCAAGTACCCAAGCGTGACGCTTATAAAGATCTCTATCTGCAGTAGAAGCACAAACTACAATTCCACATTCATCTCGTGGATTTTCTGCAACAGACGGGTCAACACCGATAACACGCAACGGTGCTTGCGGTGGAAGGACTCCGTGCCGTGATGCTTCGATCATTTCAATAGTCCACAAAGCACCTTCAACATCTGAAAGCATTTCGCCGTAAAGTTCCTGAGCAGCAAGTCTAGTTCCAGCATATACGCCAGTAATTGTGTCAAGATATGTTGAGCTAAGGTTTCCAGCGTTATCCATTGTGCTACCACGACTAATTACAACCTTGCCAGTTTTTTCTGCTTCTGACATAAGTGAGTACAAAAGTGGAACACGCTTTGGTGTTGTAGTGACCATAATCTGTGGAGATGCTCCAAGACGAGTACCAACACGCAAGTTATCAAAAGCAGTCATACCAGCAGCATCTGGAGTTTGTCTCCATGCTGCAATCTCGTCGCCCCAAGCATGAGTGAACTGCGGACCACGAAGTGAGTCTGGTTCATCTGCGGTAAAACATGTTGCGGTATTCCCATTAGGCCAAGTTAGTCGGCGCTTTGATGGTTCGTATAATGGACGCTCACTTGGTGGCGTCACATTCATAATTCCTGATTCACCTTCAACAATAACGTCACGCACATCTGCTGCAGTACGAGCAACTAATGCAAAACGTCGTTGACCTGTTGTTGTGTATCTTGCTTGCTCTCTTACCCATTCGGACGCAGAGCGGGTCTTACCCGCTCCACGTCCTGCAAGATAAATCCAAATATTCCAATCGCCTTCAGGAGCAATCTGTTCTGGTCGACCCCACATACGCCAGTCCCACTTAACGTGTTCCATATCAAGATCAGCCAAAATTGCATTGCGTTCTTCTTCTGGAAGAAGAGCAATGTGCTCCATCATGCTTTTAGCCATTACTACCTAACCTATGCGCTGAAGACTTCTTTGTACTCCATAGTATAGAGGTGCTGCGGAACTTAAGCCCATTGCTTTTGCAAGATTTGAGAGAGAAATACCAGATTGGTATTCCTTAGCTAATTGATCGTGATAAGCATCTACGCTTTCATTTTTTGCGTTTACTACACGTTTAGCTGCTTCTTGAACTTGTTCTGGTGTCAAACGAATAGAAGTCTTCTCTCGTGATACAGCAACATCATCCATTACAACACGACGGCGCACTCCAGCGTAAGCAACCTTAAGTTCTTTTGCTAGCTTTGGAAGGCTTCCGCCACGCTTGTGAAACTCAATTAACAGTCTCGTATACTCACGACTTGCATCGTGAGCGGGGGTTTTTTGCTCTCTTGAGCCAAAAGCTTTTTTGGCCAAAGGTAGGATTGGTTCGATCTTTGCTTTATACTCTTGTACAAGCTCTGCGTTCATTATGTCTCCAATTATGTCTCTGGCATGTGTCAGAGTCTATTCTAGACATAAGTAGTAGGATAAGTCAAGTAGGGCTATTCGTCATCATCACGAGCGTTGCGGAGTGGGTATGTGGCCCACCAAACAACCATCGCAAAAATGATGGCATAGCCCACGATTGTCTTTGCAGATCCATCAAGGACTAGCCAAGCAATAAACATGCCTAGCAAGGTCCAGACCTGATCAATGACATCTCTTAGGAAGTCCTTCATGGCTTTCTCCTTCTCGTTGCCGATCCTCCAGACGGAGCTCCTCCGCCTGACCCGCCGCCACTGCTACCACCGCTAGGTGCTCCAGTACCGCCTGTAGCTGTTCCTGCTACCGCTACAGCAGCTGCCACTGCTTGTCCTACAACAACTGTAGCTAAAACCATTTTCTCTGCTTCTTCACGTTCTTCTTCAGACATATCTGCACCAAGACTTGTCAATGCAAGTAACGCTTGTGCAGGGTCAGTAAATATTGCATCTACCAATGCGCCTGGATCAGCAATCAATTCTAGCGCTGCTGCTACCTCAGCGATAATGATAATTTCGTTACCATTCTCGTCTTGACGTACCTCGACAGGAGTCTCTGGAGGTAGGTCTTGATACTCAATTCCAGCATCTTGGATCTGTTCTTTAGTCAAAGTTTCGCCTGGTGCAACTGACTCAATAAGAGCATCTGCGACAAGGTCTTTTTCAGCTTCTGTCAATTTTCCATCAGCAGCTAAAGCATCAGAAAGATTGTTAACTTCGTCTTTAGTAATTTCTCCATCTGCATTAAGAGCATCAAGAATTTCTTCAGCGTCAGCAGCACTTAACTTGCCATCACTAATAACATCTTCTACAGCAGCATCAATCTCTTCTTCTGTAGTTTCTGCTGGAGGTTCTTCTGCAGGTGGCTCTTCTGCTGGAGGTTCTTCAGCTGGAGGTTCTTCTGCAGGTGGCTCTTCTGCAGGTGGCTCTTCTGCAGGTGGCTCTTCTGCTGGAGGTTCTTCAGCTGGAGGTTCTTCTGCAGGAGGTTCTTCAGCTGGAGGTTCTTCAGCTGGAGGTTCTTCTGCAGGTGGCTCTTCTGCAGGTGGCTCTTCTGCTGGAGGTTCTTCTGCTGGAGGTTCTTCAGCTGGAGGTTCTTCTGCAGGAGGTTCTTCAGCTGGAGGTTCTTCAGCTGGAGGTTCTTCAGCTGGAGGTTCTTCAGCTGGAGGTTCTTCTGGTTCTGGTTCCACAGGTGGGTCAATAGTTGGTGGTTCTTCAGGTTCTGGTTCTACAGGAGGAGGTGGAGGAGGTGGAGGAGTTAGGTCATCAACAAAAACTTGAGTAGCAACTATGTCTGAATATTTAGCAAGAGAATCGTTATCTGATCTAACAGATATTTGATAAGTATTATCTAACCCACCAGTGCTTTCAAACAAAGCTGCTGAAAGAACAATGGTTGTGTTTAAAGCATTAGCATCTCCTGCGTTACCAGTTGCTACACCCCAACCGCTACCTCCGATAGACCAAGAGATTGCGTAACGTTCTGGTGTGATTACACCTGTTGGTGGATCCCACGAAACTTGGACATCACCATTACTTAGTTGAGTAACAACAATATTACTTGGAGCTCCAATAGGGCTCTGAAGAATAACTTCTTGTTGAACTACTGTCTGTGCAGTTTGTACAGCTGAAATTGCTTCAACTGTTTCTGTAATTGCTATCTGAGCTAGAACTACTGCAGTCTCCATAGCTTGAACTGCTTGCTCAGCTACGACTAGATTCTGCTGTGCTCCTGCTAGGTTTTGTTGTGCAACATCTTCCTCTAAATCTAAAACTTCAAGCTCGTCCTGCTCTTGAGTAAGAACGGTTTCTGCTGCTGACAAAGTAGCTAGCTGTGTTGAAGTGGCAGATGTAGTACTAAACTCTGAACCAGGAATTACTTCCCATCCAGTATCTGTATAGCGCATTAAAATTACAGCAGCTCCGCCACCATTTTCGTAGTACCAAAACTCAAAAACTTTACCTACTCCAGCAGTTGTCTCTACATCAGCTGTAGATCCACCTCCACCTTTGTCATACCAATCGTTTATAACAAGTTCTCCATCTAGATAAAGCCTTGTCCCATCATCTGCTGATGCGTGTAGGTACTGAGTTCCAGTAGTTTGAGGAGTCCAATTACCTGTGTACTTGACGATGACATCTTCTGATCTATTAGAGCCAGCAACTGGTCCACTACCCCACTGCTCGTTGATTCCATTTGTATCTGTAGTGGTATGAATTGGAACTGCATTCGCAGGAAGAGTTGGTGCGTTGTTCTGCCCATTAACGTCATAGACCTCTACTTTAAGCCCTGCAGAGGTAGCAGAATCAACCACAGCTTGAGCTGCTGCTTCTGTTGTAGCTGCAGCTTCGACTACAACTTCTTGGGCATCTACTGCTTCTTGAGCTTGAGCTAGGACTTCTGTTTTGTCTGCAACTACTTCTGTTGCTGCTTCTACTGTAGGAGCTGTCTGAGCAAGAGTCGTGGCTGTTTCCATAGCAGTCTGTGCTGCTTCAACTGCTTCCTGAGCTTCAACAACTGCATCTACAGCAGCATCAACTACTGCAACTATTTCTGGTTTCTGTAGTGGCAAAGCATCTGATGATGCAACAACTGTCTGTAATGTGTTGGACACGGTCTCTACTGCTGCTGCAGCCACAATGATTTGAGTCTCGGCAACTGTAACTACTGCTTCTGCTACAGCAATAACTGCTGGTTCTACTAATGCAACTGCAGTTGTAGTAGCAGTCGTAGCAACTGTTTCAGCTGTTGCTGCAACTATCTGAGCTGTAGATTGTTCTGTTTGAGCAGTAGTAAGTGTGTTTTGAGCTGTAGATAAAGCTGTAGTAGCAGTAGCTTCTGCTGTTTGTAAAGTTGTAAGAGTTGCTTGCTCTGTAGATAAAGTAGTAGCTGCTGACTGAGCTGCTGCTACAAGAGTTGGGTCTGAGGTTGTTTTTGTAATTACAATGTTATCTACGACATAATAGTCAGCGTCTTTTACAATAGTAACAGTGTCGATGTTTGTACCAGTAACAGTCTCTGTTGTAGTGTAGCTAACAGACTGAAGCTCGGGAGATACGTTGTTATCCATAACGGTTGTGGTTGTGGTTCCATCAGTATTTGTTGTTATGATTGGTGTGTCGCCATTTTTAGCATAGACACCCATTACAACTTGTGTGACTGTTCCAGTGTTAGATGGATTGACATCAATAACAACATTGTTTGCTGGACTAATAATTACAAGACCAGATCCTGAAGTTTGAGGAGTATTCCAGTTTCCACCAATCGAAACCCCTGTACTACCTGTAGATGATGTTACAGTTGTTGTTCCAGTTGTAATAGTGACAACGCTTGTTGTGTTATTAGCAAAAGTCTCTGTAACTGTTGTAGATGTGTTTGCTGCATCTGCTTCTGCTTGAGCTGATGTTGCAGTTGTTGCAGCTTGAGTAACTACTGCTTCTTGTGTATCAACTGCAGTTGATGCTTGAGTTAAAGTTGTCTGTGCTGTCTCTACGACTGCTGTTTGGGTCGCAACTGTGGAGGTTGCTTGGGCCAAAGTTTGATTGGCAGCTTCCGATGTTGCAACTGCTGTCTCCGCTGCTGAGATTGTTGAACTTGCTGTTTGCGTAGCATTATCAGCTTCTGTTACTGAGCTAGTCGCATTTTGAATAGCTTCTGTGACTACTGGAGAAAGTTCTGATATTGATGCTGCTACCTCCGTAATTTGAGTGATTTTTGTTTCTAGTGTTGTTACAGTAGATTCTGCTGTTGCTACAGCAGTTGACGCTTCAGCTAGTGGACCTTGCGTTGGTTCCACTGAAGTGTCTGTTGGGATCACCTCCGACGACGCACTGGATACTGCATTAGTGTTTCCAGTACCTCCTTGATCTTGAGGAGTTGCGTCCTCAGCGATAGCGGCTGATGGGTTAAGTATCCCATAGATAACAGAGGTTATTGGGACAGCAAGAATATAAGAGATGGCTTTAGCGCCAATCCTTACTTTAATTTTGCGTAAACGAGGACGCACTTAGTAAACCCCCAGCGTAGGGTAGATAGTTCCTACAAGTTAGTGTCGCCAACCTGCAGAACTAATTATAAACTAAGCGTTTTGCTTCCTTAAATAAACGTGTCGTACAGTAGAGGCGTACCACTTAGCTCCACCTTGTACTGTTGGAATTGCTTCATTATTTAAGTTATCAGCAATCATTTTATATGAAAGACCTGCTTCTCTTTCTAAAAAGATTCTTTCTGTAATTATTTCTTGTACTTGTGGGAGTGGTCCTAAATCTACTCCCCAGACTTTTTTGTTTTGTCTTCTATCTTCGTGAACATCTCTTTGACGCATAGAGATCATTCCACGTTCCATTTCAGCCATAGCAGACATAATTGTTACAACAAATCTTCCCTGATAAGTTGCAGTATCTAAACCAAGATCTAGCATTGCAAGTCGCCAGTTGTTCTTGTGTGAGCGATCAACAATACTTAAAAAGTCTCTTGTAGAGCGAGCAAGACGATCAAGACGAGTTACATAAAGTGCTTGAGCTTTACCTGCATCTAAATCTTCTAAAGCTTCTCTTAGGACAGGACGACCTTGAATACTTTTACCAGAGCGACCTTCTTCACGAAGAATCACAGCTTCATAGTTAGCAGCCTCTGCTGCAGCAATTAACTGCTTCTCTTGAGCGCCAAGACTCATGCCATCTTCTGCTTGCATTTGAGTAGATACTCGTGCATAGCAATATGCAATACCTTCACTCACGGGGCTACTCTTCCGTTCTTAACAAAAGCATCGTAGGTAAGAGGCATAATCTCTTTGAAGATCTGCTCGTACTTTTCGGCAACCATCTCGATCTCTCTTTGAGGATAACTTGGAAAGTGTGATCCTTCAGCAGTCATTCTCAAAGATAGGAAATTCATCAAAGCTCTAGCGTTCATAGTTACATAAGCAGAAGAGTAGATATTGACTGGGAGAACTCCTCTAGCAACTTCCCTAGCAACACCTGCTGCTAGCATGTCCATATAATTAGAGTAAGCCTCTTTACAGGTTCTCCTATATGAAACCATGGTGATAGCCATCTGCTCTGAACTGCCTTCTTCAAAAGTATAGGCGCCAGTCTTGCCAACTTGGACCAGTTTGCGATCTGGACTTGGAACATAGAACTCTGGTTCTAAGACTCGATAACGACCTGACTCTTCGTTGTAAGAAGCCATTCGATGGCGCATATGCTCACGCCAAACAAAGATAGGAGCCTTCACATAGAAGGTAAAGATAGAGTGCTCAAAGGGAGAACCATGACGCTCTCTGGCTAAGAAGTTAATCAAGCCAGCAAGCTTCTCGTTTCCTTCTACTGAGAACCCATCTGCGCCATGAAAAGACCTCTCACCTTGGGTAGATACCTTTGCAGCAAAAGCCACGTCATGGTCTGAAGCACTGTGCTTTACCAATTCGACGACTACATCTGATCGAAAGGTGAGGTCCAATTACTCCCCAGTCTTAACAGAACGAAGCTTTGCTTTTGCCTTTGCTTTTGCTGCTGCCTCATCACTCTTCTTGAAGAATGTCATTGAAGCCTTAACGATAGCCAAAAAAGCAGCAAAAGTAATAATGCAGATGATTGCTACTAAAATCCAGCCAACTGCCCATAGTGAGATCTGAAATGCTAGTTCAAACGGTAGTTTCCAGTTGATGTCCATATTTCCTCGTTTCTGGGGTAATTCCCCGTGTAAATAAGCCTATCACATGTACAGACTTAGACTTAACTATGTATGGTTTTTAGAGCTGTTTTATAAGCTTCATATGCCTTTTTCAGCCTATGGACCGTACAATCATTACCTTTTCCCAAGAAGCGCCACAGGCGTAGCACCAGTCGTCGCTATCTAGGAAAGTTTTGTTATTTACGATGCCTCTAGCACTTTCAGGGCATTGAGAGCAAAAGTATGAGAATTGGGTCATTGCATCCACTTTGCCTCCAATATGGCTTCAATTGTAGTTTTGTTTGGTTTCTTAGCTGGGCTTGCTCCAAAGTCAGAGATTACAAGATAGGCAGTTTCAATATAAGAAAGAGTGTCCCCAATTAAGTCCTCTGGGTGGCAAAGGCTTTCAGAGTGATTGCCTTGAAGATACGCCATCAAGCCGGGGACAAGCCTATCCACAAACTCGTCTGTGGTCATATAGCCTCTAGCCCGAAGTTCTTTATCAGTTGGGTTTTTACTCATTCGTCGCACCCGCAAGGCTCCGTGTAGTCGAATGTGCAGAAGTAGCAGCCCATGGACTCTCCGTGGGCTTTGCAGACATAGCGAAACTGCTGGGCATCACAACAGATATGAATATCATCCATGATGTCGTAATACTTAGTTTGATCGATAGGTCTACTCACTTGGGTGCTCCTGTCGCTCTTTTGCATCTACAACCTCTTGCTTAGTCCAATACTCTGCATAGGCATACCAATGGATAAAGTTGATGGTGATTGCCCTTGAGTAGTGGCAATAGTCCAAGCCAAATCCCCAACTGTCCCAAACGCCAGCTCCGACAAGGAACCTTCCAATCTTTTTATTTCTCGTCGAGTGCAACATCCTTATGTCCTTTCATATGGTTGGAAAGAGTCATGTAAGCAAAGGCTGATCGGACTTCGATCTCTTCCTTGCAAACAGGACATATAACAGCCTTGTTCTTCATCTTTACTCCGTTACTCACCTGTATCTCCCTTACAGTCGTGTCCGTCATTGAAATAAGTATCTGTGCGACCTTTTGAGTTATATCTAAGAAAAGCTGGTCGGTTGAGTTGTCTTAGGTAGCGTGGGGATCTAGTCCAATGGTTTGCTCTGCGAAGCTCTGCTTCTTGCGAGCATAGTGGGCAAGTTATATTTCTTGTAGTAGTTGTCATTCTTTCTCTAACCTTAATCTAGCATTTGCTAGTAGTTCTTCAAAACTTCTAGTGTCTTGATCAAAAGCTGACCAACTCTGTGCAAGAGTTGTTTCAGTGGGAACTTCTTTTTCTGGTTCTACTACAACTTTAATGCCTTTACTCTTTCCCAAGAGATAGGCAACTGCTAAACCTAAAACCATCGTCACTCCTTCGGGGAGGCTGTCTTACCTCCTTTTCTTATTCTAGAGGCTGCCTTCTGGTTTTGTCTAGTGTCAAAACGTGATTTTCCGGGCGCCCGCTCCGTTAAAGGCGGGACGAGAGTGAGGGGGGAGAGGGTTGTGGGTGTGGGTGTGTCTGCCTTGCGTCTGGCTCTATATGCCCTCTGGTAGGCAGCTTTTACCTCTTTAGGGATACGAGCCACATGGTTGCGATGCTGTTCTAGGTGGCAGGTCTTGCAAAGAGGGTAGGTTTTTTTGATTCCGTTCCTGTCTGGGTAGGATCGGTAAGTTGTATTTTCTGGGCTTCTTGTGTGGCCGTTTTTGCAAAGTTTCTGTTCGCTAGGCTTTCCAACAATATCGCCTATAGATCTAGCAATGCCTCGATTGATGGCATCGTTTTGGTTTTGCTTGGGTGTTCCAATCTCGAGATGTTTGGGGTTGACACAGCGCTTGACATCGCAGGTATGCATGATGTGCATAGATGGGTCTGACATCTTGTTTTTGTTTTTTGCCATGGCCCAAGACATCTTATGGGCGCTTTGGATATTGTTTTTCTCGTAAGCAAAACATCCATACCCTCTGCTGTTTGCTGAAGCAAGCCAAAGCCAGCACTCGTCTTCGCCTTTGATGGCTACCTTCTCCCAGAATCGTTGAAGGCGACTTTCGTTCATTTCAAGCTTGTCTACTTTCACAAAACTAACCTATCTTAGAATCATTAAAATCTTGCAACATATATAAGTATTGGAGCAACATTTTTGCAAGGTGTTCCATAAGGACAACAATCCATGCAAGTGGTAGTTCTTAGCTCGTGATAGTAGTTAAGAGCATCCTTTTGAGTATCAAAACAAAAGAACTGATATTCATAATATCCACAGTTGTTCTTTTTACCATTGTATTCAGTGTAGTAATCACCAGAATAAATCCTTGTATAGACCGCCCAAGGAGAGTTAGGTCCCCCTACTTCACGCACTCCGACAACTGTTTTATGAGAGTTTTCACCATTCCACTCATACTTTACAAAATTACACTTATACCAAGCAAGTAAAGTTCTATGATTTGATTCGCAGGGGCAACCACTTAGCTTGATAAACTCAGGGGATTCGTACCCGTGTTCATCAGCGATATCGTCGATCTGTGGCTGGTAGTAATCAAAAATAGCAAGCTGCTGAGGGTCTTTCATATGTACGATCCTTTCTATATGCAAAAATAGTAACAGGTAGAGGATCTTAATGCTAGGATCTGGCTATGACAACAATTATCGGCATTCAGAACGACCATGGCTGCATGATTGTGGCTGACTCTCGTACCACGGACTATAAGGGAAGACCTTACTCGCATCCTGATATGAAGAAGATTTCGCAGGTTGGAGAGTACTTAGTTGCTGGTTCTGGAGATGCTGATGCCTGTGACTTAATTCAGTACACATGGGAAGCGCCAGAGGTTCCAGAGGGTGTTGATCTATATCGGTTTATGATTACTGAGGTTGCTCCAAGCATTAAGAAGTGTCTTAAGGAAGCTGGGTATGAGATTCCAAAAGATGATCCTGATGCTGGCTTTTTCTTTTTGATTGCTATTCGTGGGACTTTGTTTGAGGTAGATGAGAGCTATACAGTCATGCTCCGTGACGATGGCTTCTATGGGATTGGTAGCGGTTCTCGCTTTGCGCTAGGTGCAATGATGGTGGGAGCTGATTGGAAGACTGCGATGGACTTGGCAGTAAAGAATGACATATACAGTCATCCTCCATACATTGTGATGGAGCAATTTAAACCTGAGTAAAACTCGTTTTTTCCGGGCGTCCACTCCGTTAAGAGAGGGAGGGGCAGATTATCCGGGGAGGGTTGTGTGTGTTTGTTTTGTGTCTTGTGGGATTAGCTGGTCTAGCTCTTCCCACAGGCTTTTAATGTCTAGTTGATCTAGTTGATCTTTATAGTCTTGAGATTCCTGTAGAACCTTATGATCTAGTCGTTCACGCTTAGTCATTTGATTCCTTAGAGTAGATCGTGCCAGCCAAGCATTCCTTGCATATCCATAGTACTTTTAAATGTTCTAAATGTAAGAACATAGACATCGCTTACTGGGGTGTCTGAATTTGTTCTTCCAAGCTGGAGATCCCAAGTAGCAAGATCTTCTGAAGAAGACTCTGCAGAAGACTGGTTTGAAGTAGAAAATAGTCTGCGACGAAGAACTGTTCCTCCAGATATTGTTGTCATATTAATACTATATTCAACATTTTTACTAGAATTCGTAGTAGACCAAGTTCCACCATTTAAAGTTGTAGGATTTTCAATAATCTCCCATATACCTGCTCCAGCCGTTCCAGATGCAATATCTACTAATGTTGGCATAACTACAGAATCTGTCCTACCTGACCTCATTCTTATAGCTACAAGAGGATATCGAGTTGTTCCTACATTTACTTCTGTTTCTCTAACTGCAGCAAATATTTTTGACTCGTCGTGGCTGTATCCACCATTAGAGACGACGCTTACACAAATTTGCTTAAAACTACTTGCAGATGCAGTTGCTCCTGTGTTTTCAATTTCATATCTTACTGGTAGGGAAGCTGTAGTTATATAAACGGAGCTAATGCTGTTTGCATGATTGAAAATATGAACAGGGATAAAGTAGCCGTCTATAGCAAAGCCCAAGCGTACCGAGCCAACTCCTAGCCATTCATATTCAGAAAACATAATTTGAGCTTTTGAAAGATCTAAAACAATATCGCTCGGACCATCTCCATCTAGTGCATCAATATTCCATTGAGATTGTGGGACTCTTGTTTCAACAACTGAGCCACTTATATAGCTTCTCTTAACTAAATAAACTGCAGAACCATCCTGCTCTAAGTAGAAACCATTCTGCCTAGAAAAATACCCGGCTCGCTGGCGAAGATTAGCTTTAGGCGGTGCAAAAACAAAAGTTTGAAGTACTTGTAGAGATTTACCGGGTTGGTATGGAAATACCTTGTATGACTCTAAAGTTACTTTGTCTCCTGAAGCTGTCCCAACATTAAGAGAAAGACTGCTTTCATTATCTAAATAGGTAACAGTTCCGCCACCAGATATCTCTTCGCTGTAGTCACCAGATCTTTCATATCTGTGAGTGGAGTCAAAGAGTGTGTATGGTTCTGAGACCTTGATCCGACCAAACATGTCGGTACGAAAGCTTTCATAACCATGCTGGGCTACGTTTGCAACTTTGTTGTGAGCGTTTCTGTTTGGCATATTAAATTAAGCCAAATTCATCCATGAGGATTCCTCTTGGCTTTGCTCCTGTGATTCTCTTAGTTTCTTTTCCATCTTCAAAAACGATAATGGTTGGGATACTGCTAATCTTAAGCTCTGCAGTCAAACCTGAGTTTTCATCTGCATTAACCTTATAAATGGTGATCTGCTCTGGAAAGTCCTCTGCTAGGGCTTCAAGGATAGGGGCAACTATTCTGCATGGTCCGCACCACTCGGCCCAAAAGTCAACTGCGACCTTACCCTTAGAGGTAAGAACGTCTTTTGCAAAATCTTTGGATGAGGTCTCTCTCATTCGTCTTCATCTTTCTTAACTCCAGCTGCAGATGTTCCATTGAGCATGAAGCCTGAAATAACACCAACAAGAAACGAGACTGTGGTTGAAAGAAGGGTAAAGAAAGCTTTGTCATTTTCTGATTGAACTTCGCCTAGTGGCTGAGTTACAAAGGTAACGGCATAGATAATTGCCATTGTTGATCCAAAAACAGTAAGAGCAAGCATGAGGCCAACATAGAATCGTAAGCGAGCATTAATCTCGTCTGTTGTATAACGTGGTCGTCTACTTGGCATTTGCATTTTCTGCAGCCTCTCTTTCAGAATCTTCATCATAAAGCGGTGTTCCCCTCATTACATCTTTAGTGCAAACTCCAAATGCTTCGCAGTCGGGAGGTAGACACTCTGGGCTTTCCCAGTTCGCTGGATCCTGACATGGATAGCGATAAATGTCCTCAAAGTTATATTTGCCACAAGAGGTAAGCGCAAGGCATAGCCCAAAGACAGCAATAAGTTTAGCAAGTGTCGAAGTCACTCATCTATTTTACTGGAAAGTTTTCAGCATCATCTGCAAGAAGTTCGTCATAAATTGCGGGAGGAACCCTGTGACCTGCCTCTTCGTGCTCCTTGAGGTGGTCAATCATTGCTTGAGTATTGGTAGCACCAAAACCAGACTGCTCCAATCGAGGGTCTAACCAGCAAGCGCAACAGTAAAGATAGTCAGATGCCATGAAGACATAGACATCTGCTTCGAGAAATCGTGAGTAAGCCATATGGAGATTATAGCTGAAGTTGTATTTTCCCGGCGTCCACTCCGTTATTAGTCGAATCGGAAGAAATCCGGGAAGGGGGTTGTGTGTGTTTTGTCCCCCCGTACAGAAAGTAGAAGTTTAGGTTTGCGTGTAGAGTTTTAGTTATGGATGAGAACGATATGCCAGAAGATAATCTGGACGATCTTGAGTTTGAGGGTATGACCCCTTTAGACCAAGACGCTGCCAACATGCATGAAATGTTTGAGTCCTTGAAAAGAGCTGGGTTCACTGACCGTCAAGCTCTCCAATTGGTTGCTTTTCTCGTTGAAGAAAGTGGTAATGGAGGAGCCAATATCGAATTTGTCGCTGACCCAAATTTATTTCCAGACGAAGACGAAGACGAATGATAGAACCAACTCCTGAAGAGGAAGCTCTTGTTGCCATGCTTTTAGAGGCTGGAGCTCTTTATATTGGTGGAGTTGATGAGAATGGTAAAGATCTTTATTTTATGGATCCTCCTGTAATGAAGGAAGTCTGTCCACCATTTTATGATTTGTGGATGCGTGATCTAGATGATGGTCTTATGGAACTATTTAAGCTGGGACTTCTAGATGTTAACTATGACGAGAGTTTGAAGCCACGCTTTTCTGTGCGAACTATGCCCTTAGAAGATTAAGAATCTCTTACCATCTTAGCAACATAGCGAAGAACTTCGTCAGGTCTCCATGATGGATCAATTTTAGATTTTTCAATCTTATCTGCAAGATCTTTTTTAAACTGAGCATGACCCCAACCGAACTTAGGCTCTAAATACTTTGCAAACCTGCTGCTATCTGCTATTCCCACTGGGTTTTCCTTTCTGTAGTGTGCCAACATAACTTTAGCAAATCTAGGACTCAACATCTATTTGCTCCATCTTCATAGTCTCATGCTCGACGTCATTATTGACAGAGTAAAGTTTATAGGTCTTTCCACCATTATTGGAGAAAGCATCACGATTGCGAATACTTTGCCACAGTTCATCGCCAATTTGAACCCACTCTCTAGGCTCATCTGTAAGTGGAGCAAGATTCTCGTAGCGTAGTAGGCGGTTAAGAGTTCCTATGCAATGGTCTGTTGCTTCAGGGCCAAGCTGCATAATATTGAATGCTTCAATAACTGAGACATACCAAAGGATAATCTTTGTGTCTTCTTTGATAAGACTGAGCTCACCAATTGCATGCTTAGACAGATCCGATAAATTCGTGGGAATAACTCCACCTTTCGTTGTTGAGCTCCCACCTACTTTTCGTTGCTTTGCCATCTGTCCTCCTCATATGGTTCTTCGATGTTGGTTTCCACACTGGTGATTGGTCTCGATACTCACCTAGTCGTGGATGCGATGTCTTTGAGAAGAATCGCTTTCCATTTTCTGTGTAGTGTCGAGCTACTGCTTCGGAGATGCGTGGTCCAAAACCGAAACCCTGATAGTCAGGATGTACGACAAGTCTATGCTCTCTGAAAGCATTTTGCACGGTTCCTGATGGATAAGCCATGACGGATGAAAACCCAACTACTTTTCCTTCCCAGATAGCCATGTAGTTGTGTGAGGCTTTGTTGAGAGACTCGGAGAGATAGTGGTGCTTAGCGAAGTAACTCCAAAGTAAGTTTGAGCAAGGATATATGTCGAGTACCAGTTGAGGTCGTTGAAGATACCTTCCCGAGGTCCACTCACCACGATCAGTATCAATTACCCAATCAGGTTCGAGGAACTCTAAAACATCTCTATGACAAGTAGCAATTGTTATTTGCTTAAGTCCATTTCGTCTTACATATCTAGCCATTGAAGTAGAAGCTGCTTTAGCAACATTCCTATCTACAACAGATGTGAACTCGTCTAGGACTGCTCCACTATGAAGAGATCGAGCAAGACCTGCTCTAAACTGCTGTCCATTAGATAAAGCTTGAAATGGTTTAGCCCACTCTGGAACACTCATCAAACCTGCTGCTGATAGGCGCTCTACTGCATCCTCTGCAGATTCAAAGTGAGAAGCAATAGCTTTCTTGGTATCCCAAACAACTGGAGTGGCTTTTCCAAACTCTTTGAGAAGAGTAGATTTTCCTGTGCCTGAAGCTCCAACAATAACTCCTATTGAATAATCTTTAGGTAGATCTTCTGGAACTTCAAAAGGGTAAAACTTCTCTGTTCCATCTGTCGAATAGTCAAATGGACGTATTACATCCCACAGTAAGTCGTCCATTTGAACTACAGACTCAAGAGGTTTCCTTGCCCTCTCGAGACGCTTATATTCTGTCATAACCTAATGATATGCCAAGATCGACTAAAAGTCCAGGCAACACAGGGGAGGATCTTACCTGTACAATAGGTTTAGTCTAAGGAGGACTTCCAATGAGATGTATCGATGTATGTGGTTTTGAATCAAAGCCAGACAGCGTGTATGAGCTTATTCGCCATGTCGAGTCATGCTCCCACGTTAAAGACGAGGATGTTATAACGGTCTTTAGAAATTCTGAATTTGTTATCGTATCTGAGCCTGAAGAAGGCGATCATGTTATGGATAACATTGTATTTAGAAAATTCGATGTCCCAGCTGTAACTGAAGATTTAGTTATTGTTCAACCAGCTGAGCTTCTAGCTCCAGAGTCTATAGAAGAAACTGTTTAAGTTATTCTATAAAATCTGACTCATCAAAGATGTCAGTTGCTTTTTCGACAAGCGCATCTTCGTACTTAACAAAATGATGGTTGCAGAAGAACAAATCCCCGTAAGGGAACTGAACTAAGTAATATGCTTTAGCTTGACAGCTATCGCAGCGGTCTTGTGGACCGATTGCTTTGATAGGTTCAAGCGTCGGGGTTGGAGTTAAAGGTTCCATACAACTCCTTACATGTTGGGCAAATAGGAAACTTCTCTGGGTCTCTTGATGGAACCCACTTCTTTCCACACAAAGCTATCACAGGTGTTCCCTCAACCATGGACTTTACAGCTTCTGCTTTATCAACATAGTGAGCAAACCTCTCATGGTCACCATCTCCATAAGACAGTTGTGTATCGAGAATCGTGTCATAGAGAGGTTCGCTCATGGTCTTATTTTACTCCTGTATTGGCAGTAATGATTTAAGTACTAACTCTTGTGGCAGTATCGCTATATGAGATGAAACATCTTTGCTTCCGTAACTAATAAGGAAGTTATTACCTTGAGTTGTTAACCCTGCTGCAAACTCTGTACCACGATTCTCAAAGATAAAGCCTCGTGAAAGAGCAATGATTTTTCCTCTTTTATCATACTTTGCAAAGTAGTGGACATAAAATCTATGAGTGTTGTTAGTAATAGTTCGTGTAAAGAGTCTGTGAACAACTGCTAAGTATGTTCCATCTTCTAATGGATGAAGATTACTGTTGCCTCTAAGACTTGCAATTTGTTGGTTATCATTCATATGAGTGATCATCTTATTATTTCTAATAGTAGATGTAGGACCATAGATCCAATCAAAAAACTCGTTAGGGTCAGGGGAGAGCATCCAGTTCTTTTCTGGTCTATGAGCATCAACTCCAGCAAACTTCTCAAAAGAAACTATTGATTTGAGATCATCGCTAAGACGGCAGATAGCCATACGAGCCTTCTCTGTATGACCTTTCTCCATAGTTACGCAAGTAAAGTGCCAAGCATCATCACGATAGAAAAGTTTTGGATCTTCTAGCCCTCTACGAATCGGTCCTTCTTTTGAAATGTTTTCGACATCAAGCATTCGTAAATTAGTAAGTTTATATGTATCTGGATCAAGTTCGGAAATATAAATCTTGCTGCGAATTATGTCACCAGTAACAACTTGATACTGACCTAGAGGAGTAATGACATAGTTACCAGAGCGAAGCATTCCAATGTAGCCAGTTGATTCATGGTAGCCAATAGATAAGTTAGTAGCAGACCACTCTTTAATATCAGGGTCAGCTAAGCGACGAACATTCTTAATCTCTCCACCTAGTCGGTGGATAGTAGGAGCGTCTTTTTCGTTTTCAATCAACATAGATTACCTTTGGATATCTATCAACGACGCCACTTACTTTCTTAGCAACTGCAAAAATGTTGTCACCTGTATGTTGAAGTTTTATTCCTATCATCTCAAGACGAAGACCGATGGCTGTGTGCGGTTCTTCAAAAGAATCTTCAGTCCAAGTTGATCCATCAAACCCTGCAGCTTTAAGAACGGCTGTAAGGGAATGGATGCTGTATTCGTAGTTGTGCCTATAGCGTGATCTATCGTGGCGATATTGCATATAAAAGTATGGCTCAATGCCATTGATGATTTTATGAATTGCCCAAGTGCTAGCACAGTTGGGTGTTGTAACTAAAAGGGTTCCTCCGACTTTAAGAACTCTATTGATCTCTGAAAGCATGTACATGGGGTCGACCTCCATGTGCTCGATAACTTCCGAGAGGAGTATGAAGTCGAAGGAATTATCGTCGAAGGGAAGAGGTTCATCTTCAATATTGACACGACCAACTTTGAGGTTGATAGATTCATCTTGAAGTGTGAAGGTGTCTTCACCAAGCTTAGGCTTATCTAGATTAAAGTCAGTAACGGTTAGGTCTAGATCTGGAGCAAGCTTGCTAAGAACGAGTGGTATGAGTGTTGTTGTTCCTACTTCTAAAAAACTACCTTGAGGTTTTTGGTCAAGAATCACTTGGAGAGTTCTTGCCATGCGACGAGCGTGGCCATGATGGTAGTGGTCAGACTTTTTAATTAGAGGTTTCATTGCGCTGACAATCTCTGGAGAGATGTCTTTGTATGTATCTACTATCAATTTTCTTCTTCACCTTCTGGATCAAAATAAACAAGTCTTTCAATTCCAGATGAAGCAATTAACTTACTACATCCGGGACATGGAGCACCAGTAATGTAGATGGTTGAGCCTTGAAGTTCTTCCCACGATGCACGAATGATTGCGTTAGCTTCAGCATGAGTTGCCCAGCAGAGATCATATTGTCCCTCTGAATGTTTAGCGTTTGGATCTAAAGCTCTAGGACATTGACCTGTATCTCCACAGGAGTTTTCACTTCCAGGTGGTGATCCGTTGTATCCAGTAGAGACAATCTTATGATTCTTAACAATTACAGCACCATGTTGCGCTCGCACACAGTCTCCACGCAAGGAAACTGCAACGGCTATGTTTGTGTAGTAAGCATCCCAGTGGGGGCGTTGTAGTTCTGTCATTGTGTCAGCCTATCAGAAAAAGGATATGGAGCAGTTTAAAGACGTGCTCAGGTCGATGGGGATGCTATTGGATTTTTACTGTCTTAGGACGCTTTTCTTCTGGAAGCTCCTGCTTGAGATAAATTCTTAGGATGCCATCTTCAAAGGTTGCTGATTTAACTTCAACATAATCTGCGAGTGCAAATTGATGCTCGAAGTCTCTAGTAGCTATACCTTTATGAACAAAGCTTCCTAAAACCTCTACATCTTTCTTTCCAGAGATTTTTAGGATTCCGTTATGATGAACAATCTCGATCTCGTCTTTATTAAAGCCAGCCAAAGCAAGCTCTACACCATAACTTTCATCGCTCATTTTGAGGATGTTGTATGGGGGATAAGTGTTCTTTGTTGTGGAACTATGAAGATCTTCCAATAACTTCCAATGTCTATCAAAACCAACTGTCCAACTATCTATTTGAGGTAGAGACCAAGTTGTTGTTATTGGTGTATATGTTTGATTTGATGGTACTAATCTAGACATGACTGTCTCGCTTTCTGTTACCCCCTAAGGCAGTAACGGTTAATGTCACCCCGTTCGGCAGTGACTGTATATATTGTAACAAAAAGAAGAGGCAGTCTATTCCGTAGAATAAAGCTGCCTCTTCACCATCCTAGGGGTAGCGTCCCTAGAAACTTATTATTTCTTTGCTTTACGCTCCCAACGAGTTCCATCTTGGATTCGCCCGTCTTTGTCGCCATCTCTTGCGTTTGGGTTGTAGCCTTTTGCAATCTTGTCATCCTTAATTGCATAGTAAGCAATGACAATAGATAGAGCTAAATAGACTGCTAATACTTCGAGCATCTACTTATCCTTACTTAGCTCTGCAAAAGTCTTAGGGCCAACTACGCCATCTGCTGCGCCAAAAGCTGGATTAGCTTTTTGCCATGCAATGACAGACTTTTCAGTTGCTGATCCAAAATCTCCATCAGCCTTTAGCTTAAGAGCTTCTTGAATCTTTTTAACCTTAGGACCCTTAGATCCTTTTTTCAAAGGTACGAATGCTGCTGGCTTCTTAGGTGCTACAGATTTTGCTGCTGGAGCATCAGATGATCCAACCTTAGAAAGAAGTGGAAGGTTGTCTTCTCCAGCATAAACTGGACGACCCCAACCAACAATTCCGTTAAGAAGTTTTAACTTATTATCCTTAACATATGCACGAGTTTTCTCTACGCACATACCTCCGTTGCGTTGATCTCCTTTTGCAGTGCCAGATGTATTTCCTTCAATAACTTGAATGGTTCCGTTTCCATTGTTCTTGATACAGATACCAACATGAGAAATTCTGTTGACACCATCATCTGGGAAATCAAAATAGATCCAATCTCCTGGAGTTGGGTCATCATTGCGAGCATCTGCCCATCGGTTATTCTTTTTAAAGAAATCTGATGCTGCAATAGTTGATGCTGACTTTGGATACTTTTTAGGATCCAAACCTGATGTGAACGCACACCAAGAAACAAAAGATTGACACCAAGGCTGGAAGTTCATTCCAGTCCATTTACCGTATTTTGTCTCGTTATCTTTTGGACCTTCAACAGTTCCAACTTCTTTTTTAGCAACCTCGATGATTGCCTCTACTGATCCTTTTACTGACATTGTTCGTCATCTCCTTCTAGATGTCTGTCTTCACAGTCTCGTGCCAGACTAGACACGACATAAAGTTTCTTGCACCAATCACAACGCCATTGAGCAAGGTTGTCCTTCATTAGGACAATTCTATCGTTTCCCTGCCCAGCCTGTTCCTTTAAATATTGTTGGGTTGGCAGTAAAAACTCTTGTCATTTCCCCTTCACAGCTTTGCTGGGAGCATACAGAAGTGCTCGGAGCAGTTCCTATAGGGAACTCTAAGTCACTCTCAACTGAACAAGTTTGACACTTAAATCCGTATAATGCCATAAACAATACCTAGCCTTTTTGCGAGTGCATGTCTGCTCTCTTCATTCATCCCGCCCCAGACGCCATAGACCTCTGGAACTTTAAGAGCGTGATCAAGACATGCTTGTTTTACAGGACATGTGTTGCAGATTGCAATAGCATTAAGCTCTCTAGTTCTTTTAGTTTTACCACGCATATTTTCTTCAAGAAAAAACTCATCAGTATCAACGCCATTGCATGCGCCTTGATACTGCCACTCCCATTGGTCGTGGACTGGTTTTAAAGCTTTACTTACTACAGTCATTGTCTTCTCTCTCTAAAGCGTCTATGTGATCTCTAACTAAAGAGATCGGTACAACAGGTATACCAACTATTTCGTTCTTACGTCTGTAAGTATCTCTTTCGTTGAAAGTAGTTCCAGCCCATATCCCATGGACTAGGTTGTCTCTTGAGTATTCAAAACACTCCATCAATGCTGGACAATTTTTACACATTCGCTTGATGTGATTTAGATTCGTGTAATTAGCATTACCTGAATCATCTTCAACAAAAAACAAATTTATATCTAGTCCTAGACATGATGGTGTGTTTTTAAAATACATAATCTCCTATTAAGTTTTGGTTGAACAAATAACCTTTACTGATTATTTGCGATTAGTTTAACCTCACAAGCGTCGGTTGTGCAATAAGCCTCACCGATAGCATCGGCTCCCATACCTGCATAAACTCCTGAAAAATCAATTGGGAAGAGTTTATTAACTCCTTCTTCATTATATTCTTCCTGAGTTATTTGCGTGTAAGGCATTTGGGGATATGTAAAGTTTCCAGATGGTAAAAATGAAACAGTCTTTAGCTGGCCATCAAACATATGTAATACAGTTCCAACATGTTGCTTTTCTGTTTCTGGGTCAAATGAAACTGTTACTGACACCGAGTTATCAGACCAGTAGTATTGAGCTGCTGCAGCTAAGTGCATCTTCTCGAAGATAGTTACATCTTTCTCTGCACGCTCTGCCATTGATTCGATTGGGAAGAATACAACTGAAGTTGTGTCAGGTGACTCTGATGCTGGTTCAACTCTGTAGTTAGCCATCTTAAAGAGTGGAAGCATTGGATCTGAGTTAGCAAAGCGAATAGCACGATTGAAGTATTTTCCGCCCGGAGTCCAGTGAACTCCTGGAGACTCTCCAGCTAAGATTGAGACTGTGCCTGATGGCTTAACGGTTGTAGTCTTGATTGACTCACGAATACCTAGCCATTCTGAGTAAGTCACGTCATAACTCTTAACTACGCTGTACCCTTTATCCATCCAGTCCTTAAGGATTGGTAATCCAATACGATCTGCAAAGTTAGCAACTCCAGATATTGACGTGCCAATTCTGCGATTTCTTTGCATGATCGCATTGGTCTCTTCCCAATGTGTTGGTAGAAGAGTGACAGTCTTTGCGTAAAGATAAGCAAATTTTAATGTGCGCTTAAAATCTTCCAAGTCATCGTGACGATTTAAATAAGTTTCAACAAGAGTACACATTTCATATGACTCAAGTGATTGTTCAGCGCAAGGGTTGTAGCCCATAATGCGATGATCCTTATTGTTAATTGGATCTGCTAAGCGACCATACTTGCGTGATAGGTCAAGCCAAACAACGCCGGGTTCTCCGTTAAGTGCAATGCCTTCAACAATTCCTGATAGGTCTTGTCCAACCTCTGCAGAGATTGAATTGTTAGACATCCAAGCCCAGCCGGGATTCTCTGGATCGTATGAGTTGCGATCTGGAAATACTTCTGGATTCTTAAGGTTTAAGAATGTTTCATCGCCTAATCTTCCGATAAGGAGTTCAGCAGAGCGACGAACATTGCCAGAAACAACGCACACGCCAATGAGATTACCAATATCGGCGATATCAGTACGAGTGACTTTTTCATTTTCACGGCCATCAAATAACCTTCTAATGTAGTTGTGGAGTTTAATAAGTGGATCTGGACCTGCAGCAGTTCCACCAAAGATTTTAATTGGTGCACCAGCTGGACGAACAAGTGAGTAATCAAATGCAAGAGTTACTTGATCTGATTTCAAATATGAATTAATAAGTTGTGAAGTTGAAGTAACCCAACCTTCTCTGGAGTCTTCAATGACTACTGTTGTAACAACTTCTGGGTTTGGCTTATAGATAGTGAAATCTTTATCAGCACCTAAATCATCAAAGCCAACACCAACGCCAAGCATTGATGCTTCCATAAGGAATGCAAATGGTTTTGCTGGATCATTCTTTGTCATCTCTCGTGTTGAAACAAAAGCACAGTTTTGTAGTGCTGCAGAGTTCTTTTGCTCATTAACAAGTGGAGTTCCCATAACCCAAAGCCCACGTCCCGGTGGTGTCCACTTCAAGTTAAATAAACGGTCAAATGCTTCTTTAGCTGAAGCTGCTGCACGAGTGTCAGACCAAGGAAGACGATTAGTTTTGCAGTGATCTTTTTGAATTGAGTACATGCCATTGATTACTCGCTCGCAAACTTCAAGCCAAGTCTCCTTGGTTCCATCTTCTTTTTTACGAGAGTATGTGCGAAGGAAAGTAATCTCACCTACTGAGTTGCCACCTGCATCTCTATATCCGAAAGGAGCCTTCTTATCCTTATAGGTTGCTAAGAAATCTTCGGATAACTTAAAAGAGAAAACAAATGACATTGACATGCTCCAATTCGATAAAAGGGGTTACAAATAAAGGTAAAGAAAACTACTGGATTACCCTAGGGGATTAAGTCTATCTTGTCTAGAAAAGCTCTTGTTGCTGGGTCTTGTCCACAGTATGAGATGTCATATCTAAAGTGAGCGCCTGTGCACACTGTAACCCTGCAATAAATTGTTCAGGAAGTGCTTTAGATTTGCTTTCTTCAATTGCATCTTGTATGGCAATATAAATCTTATGACGGATAGTTGATTCAATTTCTGTTTTATGTTGTTCGTAATTACTCCAGTAAACAGCAACATCAGACATAGTCTCTCCTAAATTAGATCAGTGGTGGGATGCAATCCATCTCTGTCGAACAATACGTTTACCTCTTTAAGATGGCAACTGTGAAGCTCAACTAGAAGGTCATCTCCATCGCATTCGCCACAGGAGATGTATGAGACCGAGTAACCAAGTTCTTCTATGGCATCGAATGCGTCATCAATTCTAGACATCTAGTTCCCCACTCGTTACGAAGTTATTAGGAAAGGTTTTTGCATACCCTGATAAGCATTCTGTTGAATGAAAATATCTTACCTTTTGAAGGGCTCTAGGCCAAGTTAAAACAATTGCATCTGATGGGTCAAAGGTGCTGTGGGAAGGACAGTCGTCCCAACTGCACTCTACAAGATGACTATTGACCATATCGACTATTTTACTATCTTGCTATAGACTATGCTCTATGAGTGTGCAACATTATGATGTAGCAATAGCAACCCCCGGACATTCAATGAAAGCTGAATATGTCAGGGCGTTAGTAAAAACCTGTGCCAGATTAGATAGTGAGGGAATCTCCTATATTTGGCTCAATAAGTATTCATCCTTTGTCCCTAGTGCCAGAGAACTAACCGCAACGGATACCTACTCGCATAACTGGGAAACTCGAGTTATTGGTTCCGGGGCATTCACCTGTGGAAAGATCTTCTGGATTGATTCAGACATTGAGTGGGAGGTGGGTGATTTCCTGAAGCTGCTTGAGTCACCCCTAGATATTATTTCAGGGCTCTATCAGACCCATCCTAATGGGACTGTGGCTGTGAATAAGCCTGACTTTCTAGGAAGACCTATGAAGGTCAATAAGACTGACTTTATGCTAGATGATGAGCCAGTTGAGGTGGGTGGGGTAGGATTTGGCTTTGTGGCTATGAAGGCTGAGGTTCTAGAGAACATGAAGCGACCTTGGTTCTTGATCGATAGGGTTCGCTGGGACGACATGACTTTTGACACCAATGTTGGGGAGGACTATTCTTTCTGCAATAATGCCAAGAAAGCTGGCTATAAGATTTGGGTTGACCCCTTGGTCAGGGTTCTCCACCATAAGGAGACTGTTTACCAAGTTTGACAGATATTACTATGTACTATACAGTTTAAGAGTATACCTTACTATAAACCTGAGTAGGGTCTAAAAAGCTGTTTTTTCTATGATAAAAAGGGGATCCCTAAAAGTGCAGGAAAGTCTGTATTTCAAAAGATACTATTCTAAAAAAATAAGTCAAACTAAATTGTCTTCAATAGTATTACTATGGTTAGTATACACTATCCTATGTATACTGTACTATAAATAGTCTTACGCTATGTGCGTACACATGAGGGTCCCACAAAAGATAGTAGGGTATACCTTGTATAGTATATAGTGTATAGTAAAGTAGTTAAAGGATGGTTTTAGTTGATTTTAGTATTGACTATGGACTATCAGGTGCTATAGGCTCTAGGATGAAAGTGAGGAAGTAATGACGAAAGACGAAGAGATTGCAAAGCGACTGACTCGAGTTGAGTTAGAGATTAAGCGAATGCAAAAGGATATAAAAGATTTAACGGCTGAAAGTAAGAAGCTCAGAGATGATGTCAAAGAGTTGGTTGGAGTTTTTAAAACCTTTCTAGAACTAGTTGAGGAGTCGGAATGACATTGACACAGATGGACTTAATTGTATTGGGATCTGTTATGGGTGGGGTTTGTTCTATGACAACCTACCTAACTTTGCTTTTATTTAGAGCTATGGAGCGACGAAAGAAAATGAAGTTGATGGAAGAGTTCTTAATGCACATGCATGAGAAAATGGAGACTGAAGAAAAGTTTTCCTCAATCATCCACCAACTGAGAACTGAGGGAGACGATCTATGAGTAGCCCCAATGATTTTCTAGCCCAGATGGGTATTGACCCTAATGAGGTAGATGAGTTTGATGACAGACAGCGAAAGGGTGGACCTCTAGATAGGAGAGTCTGCATTTGTGGTCACGCAATTAACAAACACAAAAAACCTGCTGAGCCAAAAGATATTCCTTGGAAGTCAGGACCAACTGACGGCTACTTGTGTAAACCTAACGGTGGAATGAGTTGTGCTTGCAGAGCACCTCTACCTGTTCTACTTGTAAGTGATACTCGAACATTCCTTAGACGAACTGAGGGTGGTGGAGCTTTACATGCACTTATTCGTGGATTGCGTAATATGCCAGAGAAAGCAACTGCAGAGTGGTTGATCGAACGAACATGCGCCCGTTGCGATGCTACTGGTGACGAACATCAGATTTATCCAGTACCCTTAACCAAAACTGGAAAGTTAGTTTTCGATGGAGCCTCGGAAGGCTACGATAGATTTTTATGCCAAAAGTGTAGAGAGGAAGTCTGATGAGTCTTAAAGACAATATTACGAATCCAATTATAGAAGTAACTAACTCTATGATGGCTGGAAGTAAGATATCTACAGAGGCAACTATGAAAATCATAACGCACCTAGGTGTGGCGATTGATGATGCCCAGATGGATATTCAAAGACAACTCAATGACAAGATCAACCTTTGGGAATCTCTTTATGGTGATGAAGACAAGACTCTCTACACCCTTGGACTACGCCATGCTATAGATATAATAAACGGTGAACTAGCAACAGATAGAAACGGTTTCAATGACAAGCCTTATGTTGAAGGTCAAGAGTTTGAACTCGATGAAGTAGTAGAAGACATTTGATGAGAAAGTTATTAGCTAAGCCATTCTGGTTTATTCACGACTCAGCTGATTGGTTCAATCGAGTTGGTTGCTATATTGCCTATGGTAAGAACTGGAGAACAAAGTATGACTGAGTATTGGTCTTATCTGCTGGCACTCATAGGAGTATCAGGAATATTCTTAGTTGGCAGAAAGACTATCTGGGGTTGGCCAATCCTTTTTCTAAATGAATGTCTTTGGATTGTCTATGCTTTAACAACAAAGCAGTATGGATTTATTATTGCTGCAATTGCTTATGGTGTCGTGTATGTGAAGTCTTATATTGGTTGGAGACAAGATGAAGTTCAGGTTCAGCAAAACAGCTGAGGAACTTAGACGACTTATGGATCTGCGTAGGTCGTCAGCAACTACCCCTACCAAAAACAAAAAGAAATATAATAGGAAAGTCAAACACCCTAAGAAAGATTTAGACTAGCCTTCGTAGCTCAGAGGATAGAGCACTCGGTTTCTACCCGATTGGCCGCAGGTTCGACTCCTGCCGAGGGCGCTTTCAGAAGCACTTTTATATAACAACTTACACAACTTTCTGTACAACAACCTCTATGATGAAACAGTAATTAGACCCCTAATCCGTGCGTAGTTCAACACGCTCAAACCAAGTGTTGTTTATGAAAGGGTAAAACACCTTGTATCTCTCTCAACGGGCGCAAAAATCTTTTTACCCCTAATCGTGCTATTGTTCATATGTCAAGCACCCTGTTTGACGATATGGAGTAATACATGAACAAAGCAATGATCGACTCCTACTTAAGAAACTTGCTTGGTCAAATCATTGGTGCAATCACCATTGTTAGCCAAACAAGCGGAGTAGGCAGTCCAACTAACTTCGGTTCAAGCGAATGGCTTCTTGTAGCCAATGCTCTCTGGGCATCCTTAGTTCCTGTTGTAATCAGATACGCAAAGAAGAGTGACCCAGCCTTCGGACTGATCGCTGAAACAGCGACGGCGGAAGTAACAAAGAAGATTTCCACAGCTGCGGCCGCAAAGAAGAAAGCCCCAGCAAAAAAGAAGTAGGGGTAAAAAGGTTGTCCCCTAGGGGTAAAAACTCTAGGGGCTTCCTTATCATAGAGAGGTAAAAATGTCAACACCAACAGAACCAACACCAGCAGAGATAGCCCAAGCAAAAGCTTTGGCAGATGCACAAGCCGCTGAGGAATTTGCCATCAAACAAATCCTCGACTTAACAGGCAACCAACCATGACAGACATCTCCCCCTTCGATCCTGAAGATGGCCCGGAAGATACAACACCAGTTGTAGATACCCCCATCGACTATCGCCCTGACCTTTCGGCTCTTGGCATGCTCGAAGTTGAAAAGGGAGTTGTAGAAGATACTTATGAGAATCGAGCCGCCCTTCGAAAGGCGATGCTCAACTGGGATTCGGTCTATGACCAGTCAGGCGCCCCGACAGGGTTGATTGCCGCCCGCTCACAAGAAGCCATCAAAGAAAGGCGGCTGATGAGCTTGGCCGAGAAGAAACCGTTATTGTTAGATCCGGGAAATAATAACTCGGATTTCCTGACGGGCCTCGAGCTCCTCCTCGATGACGATGCTATAAAGATTTGCCCACCTTGGGTTATCGGCGCCACCCGAACATGGCAAGCAGAACAAGAGACTGGCCCGAAATCCTCAAAGCGAGCGCCAGCGGCTATGCCTCATCGCTGTACCAAGATTAAGTCAGACGGCATCCGATGTATGTTGTGGGGCTCAGGTCGTGTTAAAGATGACGGTCTGTGTCGTGTCCACCTTAAAGGCATCAGACGGCCGGGCGCAGATGTCGAACGGGCACGAATCAAGATTATGCAATCGGCAAGCTACGCTGTGGATAAGCTCGAGGAACTGATGGAGAACGCAGTATCCGAACCAGTCCAGCTCAAAGCAGCAACGGAACTACTTGACCGTGCTGGCGTGCGAGGCGGGACCGAGCTGGATATCGGAGTTGATATTTCTGGGGAGCGGCCAGCTCACGTTATCGTGGCTGAACGTTTGCAACGGCTAGCGGCAGGTGCTGCACATACGGCAAGCAACTTAGCCAACGACGGGGTAAAAATAATTGACGCCGAGGTATCGGATGTCTATGACATAACAACCGCAGCCAAAGAGGAAGACGGGCCAGATCCAGATGCCGGGAAATAACAACTTACAGTTGCAGCTAGCTGCAGAGCTAGCGGCGAGCTTGAAAGCGGATATTGATTTAGCCAAGACACGGGAAGAACACATCCGAGTAACGGCGAGAGCAAATGCTGCCGCAGAGCTCCTAACGGAACTAACAACTCTAACTTCCGAAACGGCGTGCGCTTGTAGTTAATATAACCAATACGCTAACGGATAGCGTATTAGTTATATTAACGGTTGTCAAGTATCAAAGCGGCAAGCGGCAAGGGAATCGCAGATTGTTATTTACCCACGAGTAGTTGAAGTTTCAACTAGCGGCGTGGGATAGGGACGCCTGAATATATAACGGTGAGCTTTTTGAAAACCTTCCTCGCCTTCCTCGCCATCTATCTAAGTTGTTACTTCCGGGTGTAGCTAGCTGCAGATCCGAAGTTGACGGACAGACTTAATTCTAACCTTGTACGCCTGAATCGAATAGATGACGGATATCCAACTAAGCGTGATCAAACCGATCAATAGGATTAACTTGATTAAACTTCGTTACCTGGCCAGATTCTAAATAAGAAATTACTCTATATAGAGAACTTTGATCGGATTGATCGTATTGATCGGATTGGTCCGGGAACTAACAACTCAGATGGGAACAGCAGCTGCAGATCCGATGCCCGGAACTAATAACTTGACTTGAGCACGGCGGCGTGCCAGGATGGATCTGGATCACCTGGAAAAAACAAATCTATTTGCCAGGGCCGGGATGCAGCTCCTCCAGCCTGGAAAATATAATTTGACGACAGCGGCAAGATACACTGGCGGCGGTGGAGGCGGAGGCGGCGTGCTTGCATCAAGCCCGGAAAATATAATATAACCCGCAGCGGCGAGGACCAACGGGACCAACGGGACCAACAGGTCCAGCTGTCCCGGAAAATACAATACAAACGTGAAGACGGATCGGGCCCGAAGAATTTTGCCCGGAAAATAAAACATCGGCTTGGGATTACAGCTGCAGCTTGCAAACGGCTTGGGATTCAAAGAGCGGCATGGGTATAGCGCTCGCAAATATATAACGGTGTGAGTTATGGGACGCAGCTTGTAGCTCGATGCCTGGAACAAATAACTTAACGGTGCGTGTAGCTTGACAAGCACTTGACAGGGTGATTAGACTTTGCGAGCAAGTGCTCGCAAAGCGGACATACGGTACCCGGAAATAACAACTTGACAGCGGATCACAGCTGCGCTGCACTTCAGATCTCATCGATGGATTAATGCAAGTACTGCAAACTTGAGTCATGTCGACTCAACTTTAAAACCGAGGGACCGAGCTCGGATCCAGGAGCCCGGAAAATATAATGTGACGTTAGAGCCCGCAGCTGCAGTGCATCAAGCCCGGAACAAACAACTTCAAGAAGACGGATCCAGGATGGCCGCCTCCTCCCGGAAGTAACAATTTGTTTTGCCCGTTTTGGATATAGGTCGACTCTAGAAATACTTCTCATCAATACTTGACACAGAAAGAAACGACCCTCTATGATAAATCCTGCAGCAGAAATCACTCTGCTAAATGACGAAGGGAACACCGTGGGATACACGCACTACTACACAAAAACAGGCACCTCACCAGAAGATGCTTTGAGATTTGAAATGTTTATGAACGGGGCTCGGACCATTATTGAATACGCCACCAACGTGGAAAAGATTCAACTTGCCGATGCAATGGGCGACCATCTCGGCCAGTGGGAATGCACAAAAGAAAGTGTCCGCTTCAACGGCTACGGTCCAGACTCACACGAGACCTTTGACTGGTCTATCAACTCATCGGGCTTCGGGTTTACAAAGACGGCATACAAACCATACGACGCTGTAGTAACGGCTTGCCTCATTCACCTCAAGCAGGTATACGGAAGTTTGGTGAGCATCGGCTCGGACGGCTCGTGGGCTGACTGGCAAGAAGGGGCACGGCTCTACCGCAACGCAACGGGCTTGACGGCGAGCGCACCTTTCAGTTTGGAAGAAGCAATTTAAAAAACAAATAGATATTACGGCGTGCCCTTTAAGTTCGTGCAGTGACACGGCAAGGGTGCGCCGTATCTTTAATAGAAACGGAGTAAAAAATGATTTCATTAGAAAAGACTCGAGAGATAGACGGAGCCACCTTTCAGGAAGATGACGGGCGTTGGTACGCCTACTCTGAAGGATTTCACGGCGAGAGACGATATGGGTACTACACCCACCTGACAACGGCGTGGGTCTGCTATACCTGTGGACATCTCTGCGAGTGTGAGGAGTAACGGATGACAAGAAAGTTAGTTACGAAAATAGAACTCGAGTTCGATCTCGACCAGCTTCAGACAGACCCGGAAATAACAATGACGGATGACGAACTCCAGATTGCTGCCGCCGAGATGTTCTGCGAGGACATCTACAACTTGGTCAAGTACAACGAACTTTATGATGTTGCAGTTGCACGCACAAGAATCGTTGATGCAGCAAATGATGACACCCCGGAAAATATAATTTAGCGACAGCGTCGGCGGCCAGGCCCTGGACCCGGAAATAATAATTCGCTGTTGCCAGTGTGGAGGGACCAGGTCGCCGGGAAAAAACAATTTCATTTACCAAGATGTCTAGTGTCAAAAACTTTCTGGCGTGTTGTTGCACTTATCTAGAAAGGTATGATAAGTTTGGCTTGTTGGGGCAGATTCTATTTGCTGATGCTGAATAGGGTTGAAGTCCTAGGAACAAAAACTCGTTCCCCAACACCACAAATGACGAAAGGGAAAAAATGCAATACTCGTTTAGATTCAACGAAATCTCAATGAACCAAGTTTGGTTTGAGGCAAAGAATGATGAAGAGGCAAAGGCTCTTCTAAAGCAAGTAATGGATGATGAAATCAACATCAACGACCTCCCTGAAGTTGGGGAGCGCAATAGAGGGATTGACTTGGACTTCAGCGTTTCTATCTTGGAAGATGAAAACTTCCGAGTGGTGGAAGTTGAATAAGCGATTGTAAATCGCTATAATAAAACTACAAATGACGAAAGGGAAAACATGTATCAAGAACTAGCAGAAAAGTATTTGGCTGGTGATGAGAACGCAATCAAGGTAATCAACATTGCTGTCTCATGTGCAGTTGATTTGCAATACATTCGCTCACCAAAGACTGACGAAAATCCATGGGATTACTTTGATGTTCGTCAAAACATAGATGAAGCGATTGACGATTTGGGAAAAGAGATTCAGGCTCTTGGGTTAGAGATAACTCAATCTGTAATAGAACACGAGGAGAACAATGCCTAACTGGTGCTCAAATACAATAAACATTTCCGGGGACCAAGAGACTCTAAAAAATCTTAAGGAGTTTGTTGGTCGCCCAATCAAGCGAACCATTGAAGGAACTGTTGAAGAGATTGCAAATCCAATCTTTTCTCTTTACAACATCACTACTCCAACAAAAGATGCAGAGCCAAGAATTGGAGAGGCTTTTAGGTCTCAAGGAGACGAGGACTGGTATCACAACCACATCAACTCTTGGGGAACTAAGTGGGATGTTTGTGGCGAGGACTCAGTTTATTTCAGCGAATCTACTGATTCACTTTCCTACTCTTTTGATTCGGCTTGGTCTCCACCAGATATAGCGATTGCTCGGCTTGCCGAAATCTTCCCTACTCTTTGTATTGAACACAAATACAATGAGACTGGCATGTGCTTCTGGGGGATTGTTATTTACCAGAACGGCGAGGAGTTCAGCGAAGAGGGTGGCGAGATTGACCACGCTTGCTGGGAGAAGATGGGCGAGGAATGTCCATGCGTTGAAGACCCCGAGGAATGTTCTTACTACTCGGATTGCCCTAACTATAAAGAGGACGAGGAAGAGGAAGCGGAGGTATCGGCATGACCCTATATGTTTGCCATACTGGAACGGATACTTGGTTCGCCCTATCGGACACCGCCTATATCTTTGACGACGAGGACATGAACGGGCTTGACCCAATCTATAAAGCGGAGTTGGAAGAGTCCATGGATAACGGATACGCCAAAGATGTTGCATACGAAATCGGCGTGGAACTTGGCGAGGACGAACTCAAGAAAATATCCAAGATGCTGAAGAAAGCCCGGAAAAAATAATTCGAGGTCGGCGTGCCCAGATGGAAATGTCTGGGCGTGCTACCCTAACGGAGTGGGAATACAAGAGAGGTAAAAAATGAGATTACATTATTTCGATATCGACGGGAACTACGGTAACGCCAATCAGATAACGGTGATTGGAACTGGTGCGTGGATCCGGGAGGACTTCCTTATGGTCATGGAAGCAAAGGACGAGGAAAGGTATCTAGCAGCTCGAGTCATTTCCGAGTGGGTAGAAGCAGGACGACCACAGAAGGATAAAGCCTTTAATAAAGAGTTCAAGAAATTTGGACTAAAGCTTCATAAGGAGAAGCCAGTTTTTACCCCTGACCCTGAAATCGTAAAGGAAATCTCTATTTCCTAATACGATCAAAACAAGATTCTGCCCCACGCTTTTATTCGTCGTTTTAGCGTTGGGGCAGAACTATTTTTACGACACGCTTAGGCTAATTTTGCCTCTATGATGTTTTCTGCTAGAGTTGCCTTATCGCACTTTGGGGGTGCGAAACGACGAAAGGACACCCATGTTAGACAAAACAAAGCAAGTGCAAGGACTCACAGTTTATGCTGAGTTCTCTAAAGAGGGATTTCGCACAGAGTTCTTTATGACTCCTGACGGATTTTCTCCCGAAGGAAATCCAGTTCCAGCAAAGGTTTATCGTCGCATGTTATCTGCTGATAAACCAAAGAAGTTGTGGTCTGCTACAACACTACGACCAGCCACAGAACTCGCTGAAATTGGCGTGAAGGATTTGGCTGACTCAGATAGAGAAACCTACATTGAGAAGCGCATAGAAAATCTGACTTCTATTTTCGAGGGTTTTATTAAAGGTGGTTGGACTATTGTTAATGAGCCATTTCTAGTCGAAACTTCTCAGAAGGATTTGGCAGAAGTATCAAAGGGAGAAACACCTATCAAGGTTGTTTATCGTATCAACCAAAGCAGAAAAGCATTGGGCTTTCCTGTTGAGATTGCTTAGGGGGCAATAAAAATGGATACAATTATCAAAGAGAGTTTGGCTTCTATTGGGGGCGACTTTTGGAATATCGTTTCAGAGTGCATAGTGCAAAATGTGCATGAGGAAACTTCACTCCGACTAAATGCAAAAGTATTACCTAATGGTCGTTTCGTTGAGCGAGCAAGTGGCGCAGACAGAAAAGCCAAAGAGAGAGTTGGTGCTATGAGTCCTAGTGAAGTAAATGTCGAGTCTTTCGAGGCTGACGAATTTTATGTTCGTCCTAATGGACAAAAGTATTTCACTCGCCAATGGGGAATTCATAAGGACATAGCAGTTCTCCGCAAAGCGAGAGAAGCCACCTCAAAATACAATTCAGAAGGAGTTGGCGACCCACAGTTCGTCCTTCTCTATGGCGCTCCGGGAACTGGAAAAACTGCACTCATTGAGGCTTCATTTGCTGATGAAACTCTCCACACAATTATTGGAAGTGGAGATACAGAAGTTTCAGATTTCTTGGGAAGTTTCGTTCAGACACCTAGTGGAAACTTTGAGTGGATTGACGGAGAATTTACAAAGGCAGTAGAAAATGGCGAACCACTTTTGATTGACGAAATTGGTTTGATTGACCCTAAAGTTCTTTCATTTGCTTATGGTGCTATGGACGGACGAAAGGAATTCACAATTCCAATGAACCCTGATAGAGGAACTATCAAAATCCACCCTAACTTTTTCGTAGTGGGTGCAACCAACCCTAACGCTCCGGGAGTTCGACTTTCAGAAGCGTTGCTATCTCGTTTTGCAATTCAGGCAGAACTCACCACAGATTGGAAACTGGCTGAGAAGTTGGGAGTTCCAAAGACAATGGTGAGCGTTGCTCAGAACTTGTTTAAGAGAACTCAGGGCGATAGCGCCGAGATTTCTTGGTCGCCTCAGATGAGAGAGTTGCTTGCTTTCCGTTCTACTGCCGAACTATTTGGCACAGAGTTTGCTATCGCTAACTTGATTGCGAGCGCACCTGAGTTAGATAGAGATGTGGTGGTTGATGTTATTGCTCGTGCCTATGGCGCTGAGCATAAGCCAGCGAAAATCTAACTCCCTATTAGATTGCTGACTTGGTTGGGTGAGGGCTTCATGGGTGGAGTCCTCACCATAACCAAAGGGGGTAAAAGCGAGGGGAAGCTTTGAGTCCTACGATCAAAATTCACACCTTCCGACCTAGACACAGATAGACCTAAAGTTGCATATAGATAAATAAAAATGTATGATAGACCTATCGTTAGACACACGATACAAAACTAAAAGGGAAAAGGACAAAAGACATGGCACACATTAAGCCACTAGAAACAAAAGGCTCAGGGGTCAAGACACCTACTGAGTGGCTACCAGTTGGATACGAAATTGGATTGCTCGTTAATGAGTGGTCTGAGCGAAGCGACATTGTTGCTTGCATTGGCACAGACAAAGGTGAAGGCGCACCTGCTTGCTTTATCCCTTCACTTGCTGAGGTGCAGGTAAATACGATTGAGGCTTTTGGAGAAGGTATTACACCTAATCTGATTGACGACCTTACAAAGCCACGCAACCAATTCGAGTTTCCAAAAGCGATTGGTGCGATTATGCACGAAGCCTTCCACGCAAAGTTTTCTACTTGGGATATGGCTCAGGGAATTAAAGACCTAAAGCAAGATGAGTTTCAGGCTTTGATGTTATTAGAGGAAGGTCGCATTGAGGCACAGGGAATTATTGCTATGCCTAGAGCAAAGAACTTTCTACGAGCAAGTGCTATGGGTTTAATTATTGACGAAGCGAAAGAAACTTTTGCAGAGAATTCTAGCGTTGGGTCTGCTTGCCAGTTGGTGGGATTGGCTCATGCTCGTATCGTTGCAGGGTCATTACTAGAAACAGAAGCGACAGATTTAATCAAGCAAGTAAATGATTTTCTAGGTGCTGACCTAGTTGCGAAGTTGGTTGCGATTATTGAGAAGTTCCAAAGCCACACTCGCCACCATGATATTTCTCCTTGCTACCCATTAGCAGTTGAGTGGGCTGAGTTGGTAAGAGAAGCAAAGAAAGAAAAGGGAGAACCTACTCCTGAGGAAATGGAAGCCTTCGCAAAGATGATGAGCGAACTCATGGCAGACATGGACTCAGAAGTTTCTGAAAATGTTGCAGATGATTTATCAGAGCAACAGAGTTCAGAGGCTATGAAAGAGTCTGCTGAAAAGAAGTCAATGAGTTCTAAAGAGCAAAAGAAAAATGAGGAAATCTCTCGTCAAGTATTCTCAAAGAGTTCAGGTCCCGGAGAATTCCGAACTGCCTCTAAGTTGATTGAGAAAAGAGCGCCTATTGCTTCTGAAAGAAGTGCGACAGTAAAGATTGCTCGTGCATTGGAAAAGGCAAAGTATCGTGAGAAGGACATTACAGAAGTAAATAGCATTACACCTCCGGGGAGATTACGCACTCGTGCAATTATTCAGAGCAAGGCACTTGCTTCTCGTGGAGTTCATAAGCAAGCAGAGGCTTTTCGCAAAACAGTTCGCAAGCACACAGACGAACCAACACTCACAGTTGGAGTAATGGTTGATATTTCAGGGTCAATGTCTAGTGCTATGCAACCAATGGCTTCTACTGCATGGATTATGTCTGAGGCAGTTCGTAGAGTTCAGGGTCAATGCGCTATGGTTTATTACGGCTCAGATGTTTTCCCAACACTCAAAGCAGGTCAGCGACTAAAAGAAGTTTCAGTTTATTCTGCACCTGACGGAACTGAAAAGTTCGACCGAGCATTTCGTTCATTGGACGGCTCACTCAACCTTCTCAATGGAACTGGCGCTCGCTTACTCGTGGTTGTGTCGGACGGACATTACACACCTGAGGAAAGCGAATTGGCTCAGCGTTGGCTAAAGGCTTGCACCCGAAATGGCGTAGCAGTTCTATGGCTTCCGATTGGCGACTCAGGCGCACAGGCAGAGTATCTCTGCAAGGGCGTAAATGCTCAGGTGGTGGCAGGGATTACCAGCCCCACAGAGTCGGCGTTGGCTATTGGGCGAACCGCAGAGCGAGTCCTCTCAACCGCAGGGCAAAGGCAGGTCGCTTGACCTAGAATAGGATTTCTAATTGGGTATGTATTTTTCCCAGCATGTGTCGCCCCGATTAGAAACTAGAGAAGCCTCACCTACTCGGTGGGGCTTTTCACTTTGTGGGGGTAAATTTTGATCGTGAAGCTTTACGGCAAGTGTGAATTATTACTTCCGGGCAGACCGCCACCTTTTTTAATTTTTTGAGCGTGAGGTGCAGGAGTGCATTTAGGAAAAAATAATTCAGAGTTCCTACTATGATTATTTGGATAGGTATGATAGGGTTGGGCTACAAAGAGAGAAAGGGAAAAAATGCAGGTAAGAGTTTTTCACGGCTTGACTTGCCGTGAGTGCGATACCGAGAACTGCCTAGTAATAGATACAGGCTCGGATTGGATTGATTGGGTCTGCCTTGATTGCCGAGATGAGTGGGCAGAGTTAATACACCCTGACGAGAGAGATAGCATAGATTTAACTAAACTCGTTTATTCGATTGAGCGGGGGTAAAAAATGAGAGAGATACATTTTCTACTTTCATACAACACGGAAACAAAGAAGTGGAGTGCCGAGGACGAAACACTAAACGCACACTTCCAAGACGGCGTGGTCTATGAATACACCAACCTTGAAACTGGTGAGGGGGTTTGGAGAACTACTAACTTTGACGACCCTGCCGAAGTTGATCTTGACTATGACCTATCGGACAAGATTGGCGAGTTCTTACGGCAAGCAAACGGCGAGGGGTAAAACCGTGGAGTCGGGTCTGTATGAATACAAGATTGTCTATAACGAAACACCTCACCCTAAACGGACAGAGAGCGTGTTCTTTGACCGTGGTTGGGTTGCAAGCATAGAGATAGACGGATACCAAGTAGATGTTTATGCTGACGGGGATACCCACCTAAAATACAAAGCGGGTGAGGATTACTACTATGACCTCTGCTCACCAAATGATTTCATACGCTCGGACTTAGACTCGGACGAGAAGCTTGAAGCAACCCACGACGATGAGGATTACTACTGGGTGCATAACAACTGGTTTGACCTCTACCAAAATGGCAACCATTTAGATCAAGTTACCCACACCATTGACGAAGCAGTAGAAAGTGCGAAGGTGGTTGTCGCTGAACACATAGTAAATGTTTGCGACATTGAGAACGAGGGAAAACCTATTTTGCAGAAAGACGCAATTCTAGTTTTGGATTAGCAGAAAGGTATGATAGGCTCGGCTTTATCAAACGACGAAAGGGAGAAAATGAAAAAGAGAACTCGTATTCACAGCATGGCAGTTAGCAGAGTCAGACACAGTTACGAACCTATCTCAAAGAAAACTTCTGATGATGGCTATCAACTAATCATAGATAATGAAACTGTGTGGATACCTACCTGCAAAATCAACGAGAAAATTCTCAAAGAAAACGACATAGTTTCAAATGAGTTATACCAAAATTCTTTGGACTATATGAAAAGATTTCATTTACAGATGAGAGTTATTTTTTCCAAGATAGAGGAAGGTTTGGAACTAACACTAAGAGATGAAGCCCTGCTGAGAAGGCTGGAAAGAATAGAGGAGTGCCGAGAGTGCGAAGTTGTAGAACTTACTTCACACCTAGACCTTTTAGATTTTATGTCGCCTGAGGAAATCATTTCCAACTTAGAACAAAGCGAACAAGAGGGGTAAAAATGGAAAAGCAGAAATGGATAGTGCGAGGGTATCTCTCAGAGGACAACAACATTTATTATGAAGTCGAAGCCAACACAGAGGACGAAGCGATAGAGTTGGCAGAGCAAGAAGCCCTATGTGAGTTTCCCCGTGATTTAATCAAGTGGGCTGAGTATGTTGCAGAGCCTTACACCGAAGCCCGTTCTTGGGGAAAGGTGTAGGGGTAAAAATGTCTCATAGTGTGCAGTTGATTTTTGTTGAAGCTGAGAACCACCAAGACGCTATTGACGCAGTTGGTAGCAGACTTGATGAGGCAAGTTGGTCTGATTGGTCTGAGATAGGTGGGCGTTTCTCTGGACTCTTTGGAGAAGGAGAGCCAGATGTAATTCTTTATTCTAACGACCCTGAGAAGTGGAACGAAGTGATAAAAGAGTTCTCTGAATACCGAGTTGCCAATATGAAAAGAGCGTTGTCTTACTTAGAAGGTAGAGAGAACATTTCTGATCTAATTGCCGATTACAAACCCATAGTCAATAACTATAATCTAGGCATGGACGGTCATTACTTGCGAACCATTGGCTCAACACTTGCCGACTACTGGACTTACGATAGTGCCATGTTTGACCTAGAGGCTGGCACCGCAAATCTGCAATACCTACACGAGCGCATTGAGAAAGACCCAAAAAAACAATTTATGGTTGCGGTGGATTTCCACCACTAAAACTGCTATGATACTTCCACAAATGACGAAGGGAAAAAGCCAAATGGCAAAAGTCAAAAAGCAGGTTCTACCAAAGGGAACCCTGATAGCACCAATGTCTGATAACACCATGCACTTAGATTTTATGACCTCTACCTATCCGATTGGCTTCGGCTATTCGGAAGCAGGAAATGTTGTTCTCTTTGTCCATGACCACACAGAAGGCGAGGAGCCTGTCGTGTTGGAACATATGATTTCTCCGAAAATCCTAGAACGGATTATCGAGATTGCCCAAGAAACTTTAGATAACTTGGGTCGGCACGAACTAGGGGTAAAACTGAGATGAAAAAAAGGGGGTGATATAAAAAATGGAAGATGAAAATAACATAGAGATAGATGATGAAGAACTAGAAGAAGATGCTGAGTTCCTCACCGCTGATCAAGTTGCTGAGTTTATTGCTCAGGAGTTTGACCCAAATGAACTTGTTCATTGGGGCGTTTGGTGTAAGTCAGATGTCGAAGCTGAACTCGGATATGAAATCACGGAAGAACAATGGATAAGGTTTCTTAGACTTTGGACGAACGACTTTGTTTTCAATCAAGTTCGAGCAGAAACTTTTATGAACGCAGTAAATGTTATCCGTCAAGAAAAAGATACAGAATAATCAAAAGGTATGATAAACTTGCTCAACAAATGACGGAGGTGATACAAAGATGAGAACAAAAAAACAAGTTCGTAAAGATGTAAAAGAACAAGCCGAGGAAATAATGTATTTCGAGGCAAGCATGTCCGATATGGATAAGGCGGTAAAGGTTCTAGCCGAACGGCTAGAGAGTCTTTATTATGCTGGATACGATAACGGCGTGGAATACGCAGTAAATAATCCCGACAAACTAGGAGCCTCTTACTAATGAGACTATGCAAGTTCTGTGGCTACGGCATACGGCTAGATAAGGCTGGCTGGTGGGTAGACCTAACGGGTGGTGATGTGTGCGGATGGGATGGAACAAACTCCGCACACGAGCCTAGACCTACACGGCGAGACACGCTGGGGGTAAAAACGGATCAAGATAAGGGAGTAACGGCATGAAGGTCAAAGACTTGGTTGAGCAGTTGCAAGCGTATGACGGCGAGCAAGAGTTGATAGTCGCCTATTGGGATAAGGAAACGGTAGAGGACTATGCCTACGACCACGAAACTGACGAACTGAAAGAACTAACGGATACTCAATGGGGAGAAGTTGTTGCTAAGTATGATGACGGCGAGTGGAGTTTTCAGAGTGATGCCGCCGAACTTTTTGTTGATTTAGTAAATGAGGTTGTAAATGAGTAAGAGTTGGAAGGCTACTTATGTATCTCATTTTGGAACGGAGCTAGAAGCCGATACTCAAAGAGAGGCAGAGGTAAAAGCCCTTGATTGGCTACAAAACGAGTATGGACACGACCTTGCACGCTCTACCGAGTTTGAGGTGGAGATTGTCGAAAATTGAAGGAAGGTATGATAGGCTTGCCTAGCAATACCAAATGACGAAGGGAAAGAGGTAAAAATGTTTTTCAATGGTTTCACTTTACTGATGATGATTATTGGTGGGGGAATTGGCTATGCGTTCTCACGCTGGGCTATCTCTACCTCATACCTAGTAGAAGCCCTATCTCAAAGAGTGGGATATGACTACGATAATGAAGGTCAGGTAATTATCTATACTGGACTCTACGAACACGCAGAGGCTCAATAAAAAATAATTTGACGACACGCTCACCACGATTTGCATAAAGGTTATGATGAGTGTATTGTTCTACTTGTTCGGGTAAATCGCTCGGACTTACACAAGACAAAGAGAAAAAGGAAACGCCAAATGGCTAACACCGAAGTATCATACGAAGTAGTAGAAGTAAAGTCAGTAGCAACAACAACAACAACAAAGAAGGCAGTAGTTTTAGATGAAACTAATGTCCTCGCTCTAATCGCAAAAAAGAAAACTATTTCTGAAACGATTTCAGCGCAAACTGCCGAGTTGGAAAAAATCAAGGCAGAGATTTACGCCCTTATGGGTTGGGAAAAAATAAAGGTCAATAAGAAAGATAAGTGGGTTGGCGAAGCAGAAGTTGGGCTTGTCGCTGGCGAGGAACGAGTCAAGATTGACCTAAGGGAACGCACCGATTTTGACGGAGATATTTTGTTCAATGACTACCGAGAGATTTTTGACTTGGTAGCAAAGACTACGGAGTATCCTGTCCTAACCGCAAAGTAATCTCCCTATTACTTAGCAAGGCAAAAGCCCTCACCGAAAGGTGGGGGTTTTTTCTTTTGGCAAGGGGCAGGGGTAAAAAAGGATCCAGGAAGCGGTTCGATTATGAAAGTGCAGAGAGGTATGATAGGCTTGCTCCACTAGCAAGACGGCTAGTAAGAAAGGGAGAAATGCTTACACAAAATGAAGTGCCTAAAGACTTGATTGAGTTCAAGGCTGGCGAGTTTATCAACGAGCGTATTGCCATAGCGGTTACAAAGACAGGCGAACGGACACAGGGATTGTATGCCTCTTGGGTAGCGGTATTCGTCAATTTTGCTATCGAAGGTATGCCGTTCGTAGTATGGAATGTCCTTGCTACTGAAAACGGGTTCGTTGCTCAAAACGGTGATTACTGCTCAACACTAGATGAAGCGTTGGGTCGCTATCGCAAACGAGGTGGCAAGGCGTAACGGAAGTAAGAGAAGCCCTCGCTACGGCGGGGGTTTTTCTTTTTTGTGGCGAGGGGTAAAAAAGGATCCAGGCCGAGAAGCTAGAGGACCCGGAAAAAACAATATGGAGTTGAAGAGCCCTATTTGCAGAAAGGTATGATAGGATTATCTTGTTCAAACAAACTAGGGAAAGGCAAGATAATGGACACAATGGAAAAGATTACGCTTGAGATGAAAAGCGATTGCACTTGCACCAACGAGGACGGCACGCCTAGCGCCGATTGTTTTGATTGCTGGCAGGACTCGGTATGGTTGTTCAAAGATATGATGAACACTTGGCGTAAGACGGTTGGCGTGGATTGGAATACCGTAAGAATTACGGGAAGCAATATGAATTGGGACAAAGTTAGAGGGGAAGCCGTAGTGTCTTTCGATAAAGTGTTAGACACACTAAAGATAAACGGGGACTTTACTCTACGGTTCAAGCAAGAAGGCACCGTTCTTACGGCAACACGAGCAAGCCACGACGAGTATTGCGCTGGGTTTTCGTTCACCCTTATAAAAGATGAAGAGGGAGAGGGGTAAAAAAGTGGGGAAAGATTATCTATCTATACTTATGGAGTGGAAGCCCGAGGGGGACTTTACCGAAGCTGATCTCTGGGACGCTATCGCTGAAGCCGAAGGCGTAGATGTAAGCGAGATAAGTGATAGGGACTTGACCGAGTTTATTTAGCGGGGTAAAAAGATTACGGCAAGCCCTCACGCTTATGGCGTGGGGGTTTTGTTTTTGCAGGAAGGTATGATAGGATTGAGGTATCTCGGTGGGGGGAAGTCGCTGGACACCTGAACGGCTTGAACTCTAGAGGGTCGGAAACAATACGACTCCCCACCGAGTCCATAACTAGGGAGAGGTAAAAAATGAAAATAACGGACGACTATGATTACGCTAAAGATGTATGGCTAATAAAATGCGTAGAGTGTGGCGTAAGTATGACTCGTGAAGCATACGCTTACGGACACGATTGCGAGGTGGCGCAGTGAGGGAAAAAATTATTCCGCTATGCGGTAAGTGTGATCAAGAGCTAAACACCGATGAAAATACAACGCTACTAAACTTGGGACACGATCATAAATGTAGTCAAGACTCTATAAGTTGGGGAGAGTTGGCAGAACTAACTCACGCCACGCAGGTAGAAAGATTTAATTGGTGCGGTTGCGAGGACAACGAGGGAAGTGAAAACCCTTATGCCGATTGCCCTAAAGTATGAAAATGCAGGAAGGTATGATAAACTTGGTTTTCAAAGGGACTCACTAAGGGAGTGAGAGAAAAGGGAAAAGATGCCTACTAGAAGTAAAGAGTTAATACAAAAAGTTTTAATACCGAATAAATGGACAACCGAAAATTGCTGGCTATGGCTAGGGGCTATGACTAGTAACACCAATGTTCCTTTCTATCAAGACCATAATTATAGAATGAACCCGAGATTTATTTTCTGGCAAGCATACAATTCAGACCAAAATTACCCCACTAAGTTAGAAATACTAATGCCGACCTGCGGTATTGCCGAGTGTGTTAATCCTTATCACTTAGAAAAGTTGGTTAGAAAAGAAGCGATCAAAAAAGGTTTTATTCGCACCGCAATAGTTTCAAAAGAAAGATACGCAAAAATCACTCACTGCCCTCAAGGACACGAATACAATTCAAGAAATACAGGGTTTTCTCTTTCTACTTGGAGCACTCAACCTACTGGAAAACTCTATAAAGGTAGATACTGCATAACTTGTAATAGAGCCAACAGTGAGAAAAATAGGCTCAAAAGAAAAAAAGGAACGACAAGACTTGACCGAGATTATTCTAAAGGTGGGTTGCTCAGCCTAGAAGTTTTAGATCGAGAGTTTAAAAGACCACCGAGAGGTTTCTAATTTAACGAAATGCAGGAAGGTATGATAGGATACCGATACAACAAACAAGGGAGAAGAAGTTGAACAAAAATAAGTATTACTGCACAGGGCAAGCCCTTACTATCTCAATGGTAGAGATTATTGCTAATAGTGCCGAAGAAGCCGAAGCGGTTATGCAGAGGTTCGTAGATAAAATCGCCGAGGTTATGAAGGACGAGGTTCGCTGGGACGAAGCCGATTGGAGTATTGAGGAGAATATCCTTGACGAAGCAACGGGAGAATGGCACAGCGCTGAGATTGCTTTCGGAATGGACGAAGAGGCTTACGAAATGAATGACGTAGAAGCAGATGCCGATACTCTTGCGAGCGCAGGGTATGGGACAGACGAGGACTACGCATAAGTTTGAGGCGGTTGCACACTAGACTAGTCGCCGTCTCAACAACCTGAGTAAGTTGCTAAACTGCTCACACTAATTAGGTAGGGGTAAAAAATGGATAAGGTTATGGATACTCGCACCGTTATGTTTATTGGGGATTATTTCTCAATGATGGTTACGGTAGGCGTTCCCGAAGAAGGGGTAAAAGATGGCGAAGTCTACGAGGACGCTTGTCTTAGAGTAGCTAGTCAGTTGATGAGGGAGCACTACGGTTGGGACGTTGAGTCTGTTTCAAACCATATAGGAATTCTTGATGAAGGCGACCCGAACTGCGAGACTTGTTACGGTGCTGGAAAAATGAAAGCAGAACTAGCTGGGACTACTAGAGAAGTAGAGTGTCCCGATTGTTTTAATGGCTAGGGGTAAAAAAGTAGTTACACCGATTATGATAAGATTAGATCACCGGGTCGAGCGAACTTCCCTTTCTGCTCCCCGTTGAGATAAGCACTTGTGCTTATCGCACCGTCCCTTGCTCTCCCTAGCAAGGGTGCGGTGTGTCTATTTTGAATTATTATAGAGATCAGATAAGCTAGACCTAAACCGACAAGAGGGGTAAAAAAATGACGAATAACACAATTCAGCTCACCGAGTATTTAAATAAAGAGTGGGGACAATTGGTAGGTGCCAAGCTCGTAAGTATTAGAAGCGCTACCGAAGAAGAAGCCGAAGAACTTATGGGCTGGGATTTTAGTAATCACCACGCTGTTCCTATTCTTGAATTTGATAATGGACTAGGTTTAGTCCTCTCTCAAGATGAGGAAGGAAATGGCGCAGGGTTTGCGTTTTTAATCGAGGAAAATCAAGAGCCCCGATAAGGAAGAAAAAGTCAGGAAGATGTGTTACACTTAAGACACCAGCAGGGAGCTGGAGAACTAGGGAGTTAAAAAATGGAACTACTAACTAAAGAACTACGCAAGAAGTTGCCAGCACTTTACTCAAATGAAGAAGTAAAAGACCCAATGATTATCGCTAAGTTTTTTGCTTTGGGAAGTGGCTGGACTTGGTTTGCTATGGAGTTTGATGGAGAAGATTTATTCTTCGGAATGGTTCACGGCTTTGAGAAAGAGCTGGGGTATTTCAGCCTTAGCGAGTTGCAGAGTCTAAAACTTTCAATGGGTGGAATTGAAATTCCTGCGGTCGAGCGTGATATTAACTGGACACCTCGCCGACTATCCGAACTTAAGGAATACGCCTAGAGGTAAAAAGGATCAAGGAGAAGCCCCGCAGGAATGCGGGGTTTTTCTTTTGCCGTGTCGTTTTGCAAATGTCAGGATAATCGACTACAATAAATCTACTTGGTTCTAGTAACCACTTAACAAGGGAAACAAATGACAGTTGCAAATCTTGAAGCGATTGAAGAAGCAATCGAACAAGCAGACAAGAGTCTTGCGGTTCTAAGCACTTACGCTATGGGATACGGATTATCTCTAGCGAACTGGGAAAGCTTTGCACAAGACGCAGAGAATACCTATCTAGGTTATTACGGAAGCGATAGAACTTTCGCCGAGAACTATGCCGACAGAATTGGGCTACTCAATTCAGGCGGAAATGGTCAGATAGAAACTCTAGCTCGCTACTTTAATTTCGATTACTGGGCGAGTAGCCTTCTAGCGAATAAGACAGTTTGGAAGCACGAAGGGCATTACTTCGAAAACCTTGCCTAACTTGTAGAGAGAAGCCCCTGCCGAGAGGTGGGGGTTTTTCTATTGTATGGGGGTAAAAATCAGGGTTCACCGATCAAGGTATCTTTAGAGGTATGCAAATAGTTCAGAAGGTTTATCACTCAAATGGGAGTTCAGCTCCGTTTGTTGTGGCTATCGTTGATGACCCTGCCGAGTCAGATACTAAATTAGTTATTATGTTTGAAGAACCCGAGTGCACTGCGGTGTTCTCTCTTGATGGTCTTATCCAAGATGAAGACATTTCAGAGAAGAACTCTAGTTACGCCGAGCGTTATGAATACGCTTTGCGTGATGAGCTGTGGGATAATCGTTACTAAGGGGTAAAAACTATGACAACAATAGCGAGCGTTCAAGGTGATGGCTGGGCTGTTGTTGGTTATGACTCAAGAGTTACCGAAGAAGATGGCAGAACTTATGTCTTGCCGAAGGACTCAGGTAAAGTTTTTAAGAGTGGTAATTATGTTTTAGGTGTTGCGGGAGATGTTCGAGCTATCAACTTAATGACTCACGTTTTTAAGGCACCGCCTTGCACAGGATCAACTCTAGGAGTAAAACTAGATAAGTTTATGACTGCGGTGTTTATCCCCGAACTAAAAAAATGTTTTGAAGAAGCCTCTTACTCAAAAGATGGCGACCAAGAAAGTCAGATTATGGTTTTAATAAATGGAACTATCTATGAGATAGGCGAAGATTATTCTTGGTGCCACGATACGACTGGTCTCTATGCGATAGGTTCAGGTGCGGACTTTGCTTTGGGTGCGCTCAATGCTTTATCAGAGGGCAAGAATAGAACTCTCACAACTGCAAGAGCTACGATCAAAACTGCGCTCGCCGTTTCTTCTAAGTTTGATAACAAGACTGCGGAACCTTTTTACCTCTTGACTCAATACCGAGACTAACCTAATTCCTCTGCAAATGCTTTCGCATCTCTTTGATAGCGAAATCCGTCTTGGTAAGTGTTATCACTAAAATCATAGAGGAACCAATTTAGGACACCACCAGCAAGCCAGCCTCTTGCGCTTATAAAGTATTTTCCGTTCGAGGACATAATCCCCAAACGATTATCCACTTCGGCTTTGCTCCACCTAATCATTAGCAATCCTCACAAACTGCGCCGTGGTTGTAATCACGCTCTGCAATCTGAAACCTACGACCACACTTCCAACAATGAATAAAAATCATCTGAACTTTCTTAGCCATTTTCTTTCTCCCTTGTTTGGCTTGTTGTAGTAAGTCTAACATACCTTCCTGACATTTCTTGCATTTACTTTTCTTGGCGTGTCGCCGAGAGAGGACAAGGGGGGAAGTCCTTGCCCTCAATCAGTTAGGCGACTTTCACCCACTTCATTGCGGTGCGAAGAACATTTTCAGAGTCGCCCGAGGTAGCCTCGTTAAACCACTGGTCTTGTTCTTCAGTTGTTGCGCCAGCCTTGCGGATAGCGTTTGCGACATCTATAAGAATAAATCTAGGGTCGCCCCAACCTTTGCTTGAAACTTCAACATCAAACTTTGGCATTTGTTTTCTCCCTTCTACCGTTTCCCTTGTTCGGTAATCCTATTATAGCACACCTTCCTGACAAAACCTAATTGAGCCTACGACACGCCGTGATTAGGAAAATGCAGGAAGGTGTGGTAAGATTGTTTTACTAGGTCGGAAAGGGAGCCGACAGTAGGGAGGTAAAAAAATTTCATACGGAAAGATCGTCAAACACATTTGTGTTTGTGGTTGGGTCGGTAGTTGGTATTTCACCGAGTGGCACGAGCAACAGCTCTACGCTAACGATGAATTTCAAAAACACACTAAAGACTCAAAAAAGAAGCGACACACAGATGTCGCAATGATTGGTTGGGAATTCAAGACAGAGCAGGAACGCTCTGAATACTTGAAAGACCGACAGTCAGCCGAGTGCGACATACTCGCATAACGCTCTGAGAGGGGCGCTCGCAAGGGCGCTCCTCTCCACTTTTATTTTATGCCGATACTTGCAAAATGCAGGAAGGTCTGTTATTATTTATTTATAGGGAATAGGGAAAGGAAAACAAAATGTGGGGATTACCTGATAGCGCAATCTTGGGAACTGTAAAAAGTCTAAAGGGTCGCAAGGGTGGAAATAGAAGTAGTGCCGTAGCAAAGCCAAAGCCTCACTCAATAACTCTTGCTCAATCGTGGGAGTGTTTCAATCAAGACCCTAGAAGTTTCGAGGAACTCTTGGCTATGGCTCGTCTAACTATCGAGAAGCAGAAGCAACACGCCGAATAGTTAGAGAAGTTGCAAAGTGCAGGAAGGTCTGTTAGTATTTACTTATTGGCTAAGGGAGCCAAAGGAAGCAGGGAGAAGATGAAAACAGAAGCAAAGTTTATTAGACGCCGTATCGCAGTTGCAGTTATCTTGTTGGCTCTGTTCGCTTGGGCTATGGACGCTACAACACCTGAAATGTGCAAAGTTCCAACAGAGCAGATGAACCAATTCTGCCTAGACCTGTTGTATCCATAAGGGGGAGAGCAAATGCCTAGACTTAGAAAACCTCAACCAATTCTGCTAAGTGATGACGAACTCTATGCGGTTATGCTAGCAACATTTCGACACCCTAAAGTTCGTAAGTGGAAGCCGACAGGTTATGAACTAGAACTAATAAAAAACGCTTACGACAAAATTGCTATCGAGTATTACGCTCGTGCCGAAGAACAACAGCGCATTGACGAGGAACTACAACTAATAAGAGCCGAATACGAGGGGTAAAAAATGATGTTTGATCTTGGCTTTGGGCTACCGACTTACTTAGCTCATCTAACTATTGGGGTTGGTCGCTATACCCTTTGGCTTAACATTGTGGCTACTAACTGGAGAACCTTTCACTTTGGCAAAAGGTGGGGCGATTGGGTTGGTTGTTTCTCTGTCTTTACTTTTGCTTACACTATAAAAGAGAGGGGGTAAAAATGTATTTAGATACGGGAACCTTGATTGGAATAGTAATTGCGCTCGCTGGCTCTTGCTTTGTTATGGTTGTTGGTATTAGAGCGCAGGGTCAGTTGCACCGAGTCATCAACCAAAAGAACGACAAGATTAGATTTCTCCAAGCCGAACTACTAAAAGAAAAGAGAGTAACTAAGTAATGAAGATCGAAAAGATTACAGAAGAGGCAGTCCGCCTTTACGAAAGTGGGCTATCTCTAGAGGCAGTAGCCAAAGAACTAGGCGTTGCCTACCGAACCGCTAGAAAGGCTGTCTACGGGGCTGGAGTGGTCGCTAGAGACCCCTCTGCTCGTTTGGTAGGCAGAACTAGACCTGATAAGAGAGTGAGCATATGAATACAAAGAACATAGTTTGGACAGCAGTAATCTCCCTAGCCCTTGGAGTGGCTTGCCTCGTGGCAGGTTATCAAGGTAATGACTCAATGGCGCTCGCCTTTGGTCTAACCTCAGTAGCATCAGCAACTCTATCCGCTAGAGAGAAACGCTAAAGCTTTAAGGTGCGGGGAGGGGAAAAACTCACCTCCCTGCATTTTTTATGGAGCATTTAGGTTTTATTATAGATTTAAGGCTATCAGCAGGGCTTTTACGCTCACGGTGTGAAATAAATCCTAGTTTGGTAGGCTAAATCAGTGTCGGATTAACCTGACATTGCGGTATAGTTTATTCAAGCAAGACAAGTGACGTAAGGAGATCTACGGATTAGACACTTGAAGTAAGGCTCACCCCCAAGTGGGTTAGCAAGGTTGGCAAGTCGAGCAACCTGTCCCTGTCCCCAAACGAAGGAACCCAAATGAGGCAATCTCTTAAGCAACGCCATTTGCAAGAGTTGATAGCGCTAATGTCTTTGACAGTAGTTCTAGCATCTACCGCAATAGCAGTAGCGCAGAGTCCAGAGCAAATGGAACCTGTTAAACCAGTTGTAATTCAAGAACCAATAGTAGTAGAAGTAAAACCGAAGCTTTCAGATTTTGAGAACAAGACCTCTCTTACAGATACAGAGTTGAGAGACCTTCTCATTGCCGTAGGCTTTGAAGGCAAGGCTCTTCGCATTGCGTGGGCTATTGCAAAGAAGGAGTCTAATGGTCGCCCGCTTGCCTTCAATGGCAACGCAAAGACAGGCGATAGTTCCTATGGTGTCTATCAGATCAATATGATTGGCGACCTAGGCCCGGAGCGCAGAATTAAATTCTCGCTTGACTCAAACTCAGACCTTTTCAATCCAGTAGTTAATGCTCAGATTGCTCACCATATGAGCAAGGGTGGAGAAGATTTCTCCGCTTGGAAGATATCAAAGAGCGACTATAATAGTGCTACGGCGGAACCTAGGTTTCAAATGTGGCTTAAGAAGTTCCCCGAAGGAAAGTAGGAAAAATGAGCCAAGAACTCAGACCCCTAGTAGGTTCAATGTTTCAGCCTATGGAACCACCTACGGAAGAGCCTAAGGCAACACCTGCGCTCGCAGAAGAGCCTAAAGTTGTAGAGGTCAAAGAAGTAAAGAAGGAAAGCAAGTCAGCACCAAAGGTAAAGAGAGAAGCAAACACAATTATTTCTCTTTCTGCTCTTAAGGTTAACGCTATGGCTGGCAACTCTTCTTCTGTTCAGACTGTTCAGTTGCGTCTAAAAGATCTAGGTTTTGACGCAGTTGTTAGAGATAAGTTTGGCAGACTAGGAGCAGGAAGTGTTGAGGCTATCAACGCTTATCGCAAGTCAGTAGGCTTAGAGGAGTGCGGTTGCTTTGATGAAGCAGTCCTTGCATATCTTTTTGATGGTTTAGATGTAGGAGTTGGAGCGTAGTAGCTACCTCTCCAATTCTGATCAGCGCCCAGTCGCTCAAGTAAAATTGAGAGGCTGGGCGTTGGTATTTCTAGCGCCTAAGTGTGAACATAGAAAGGACACAGCACTTATGGCAGTAAAGGAAATAAAGAATAAGCAGTTCGAGAAAACTAAAATGATTGTCTCTAGAGTCATTGCGGTTTTCGCTGCATCAGGATTATCAGTGATCGGCGCTGGTTCTATTGTTGGTATTGAATTAACTCAAGCAGTAACCCTTGCGGGTGCTCTTGGTGTTGCTACTGTCTTAGAGGCTTTGGCTCGTGCCTACCTTGCAGACGGAAAACTAACTACGGCAGAAATTGACGAAGCATTTGCTTTGGTTGATAAAGGAAGAAAATCTTCTTAATTCTGAAAGCAAAGAACCCCCCAACCTTTACGGTTGAGGGGTTTTTTGTTTGACGGATTTACTTAGAGTTCTTTAATTCTGTTAGCCACATTTCTAGAAGTTCAGCCCTTGCGGTGTTGCCTTCTGACAGTGCCTCTAGAAGTTGTTTTGTTATTTGTTCGACTGTCTTGCTGTTGACTAGTTCTACAGTTTTTGCCATTTCCCTATTTCCTTTCTTGTTCGATTGGGTCTTGAATTAAAGCGATTGCAGTTCCTATAATCCCTGCAACTATTGCTATTGAGGCTATTAACATTTGCTTTCCCTTTCTTCCTGCGGTTCTCCCTGAACCACTAGGAAAACTATAAACCTTCTTCCTGACTTAATCAACGACACGCCCAACAAAAAACCCCCCGATTTCTCAGGGGGTTTCTTGCGGGAGTTTCTTAGCCATAAACCAGTTTTCCGAAGACTGCGTATTGGATAACCATATCGCAGAAGCAAGCGTCATAATCTTCAAGGTCTAGAGGGTATCCACCGCAGTGGGTTTGGTTTGCGATTAAAGCCTTCTCAAAACCTGTGCGGAGGTCTTCTACGGTTATAAAGTGCCACTTGTTTTCTTCGATATCCCAGATCTTGAAATCTTGTGGGTTTGGTTGAAGTTCTCCGTCAACTGTCTTCCATAGGTCAATGCCGTGTCCATTTTGCTTGCGGATCTTTGGAGACCAGTAGACAATTCCTGAACCGTCAGAACCGAAAACTGCCTCCCATAGTTGACCGACTGTGAAAGTCTTTGTGATTGTCATTGTGTCGTTGTTGTTCATTTTGTTCTCCCTTGTTGTGCGGTGTTCTCCCTGTGATTAACCGCTTAGATAAAGTGTAGCCTATCTTCCTGACTTTTGTAAAATTGAAAGAAAAAAGCTTTTACGGCGTGTCGGGAAAAGAAAAACCCCCCCGAGGGAAGTCAGGGGGGTTAGTTCTTTGCGGTTACTTGGTTAGGAGAAGTTCCAAGATTTCGCCGTCTGTAAGATTGCGGTATGGGTTTTCGTAAGAGTATGGGTTCTCTTCGGTAACCTCTACCTTCTCCACCTTTGCGTTCATACCCTTTGCATTTGATGCGGTCTTAGTAATTAGATCGCTTGCATTTGATGCGGTATCAACGTGGAAATGGTAGTTCGTTTCTTTTGTGATTGTTCCTGTTGATGTTGTCTCTGAATACTTTACTGTAATTGAAACTCCATATGACATTTGTTTCTCCCTTTGTCTGTATTGGAACTCCCTGCCCCAATGAGATAAAGGTATCCTATCTCCCTGCACTTTACAAACTATAATAGATAGATGACTAGTCATAGTTCTTGACCTAGGTTTCTAGAAGTCAGGAAGGCAAGAGCCTAAGTTACTAAGTAGTAACTATCCCTCAAGACCTAAGAGAGATCTTAAGTTACTTTACTTCTTCTCAAGTAACTTAGACCAAGTCCTTAGATAAAATTAAAAGAAGTAAAAATAAAAATAAAAATAAAAGCAAAACAAAAACAAAACTAAAAAGAAAAAAATAAAAAGCTTTTTTTATTTTGCAAAAGTCGCAAAAGAAATAAAGATAGAGAGCATCTATGCACTTTATAAAGAAAAGTTATCAGAAAAACAGTCAAAAATAAAAATAAAAAAAGGGGTAAAAAAGTCAGACAAAAAGGCCCGGAACGATTTTGAAAAACCCGAAAAACATCAGTACCCTTCTCGCAGGTCAAAAGCAATTTATGTAAAGGTTCATCTTTTCTCCTCTGCCGTACAAGATTTCATCTCCTTTTCTTTGTACGCCCTCTTGAACTTCAAGTACAATAAGCATATGATTAATCAGCCAAAACTCCCCCTAGACGAAGTTGCATATATTGCTTTGCTGCCTCGAGCTGAGATGGAATCACGCCTTAGAGCGTTGTGGAATGCTGGCTGGTCCCTTGCAGTTATTGGAGACTCTCTAAATCCGCCTCGCCCCAAGACGACAGTTCATTTCTGGGTTCGTAGAGCTGAAGATGTAAAGCAGTTTAGGAACATCCCAGTTCCCCCTCCAAAGTCCCTCACCACATCCGTGCCTACTAAGAATGCTCCTCGCTTGAGATCCATTTCTCCGGGCGTTCCTGCCGATATCAGACTTAGACTCAGGGAGTTGTCTGTGCTATCAAAACGCTATCGTGCTAAGACATCTCCAGATAGTCCTCTAGCTAAAGCCAACGTTGAGCTAACCCAGATTGCCAAAGAGCTGAGAAGCAGAGGCGTTCCTACCGCTTCTATCGCTGAAGCCGCAGGAGTTACCTACCGAGCTATGGCAAGACGACTGTCCAATGGCTAGAACATACGAAACAGCATCTGGTGTTTATAGCGAAGAGGATCTAGCCGTAGTCATTTGGGTTAACCCTAAAATTTCTAAGCGCCCACAGTCTCGACGCCTTGAGACTATGACTTCTCCTAACTCTAGATATCCAATGGCATTTCCCATTGCCCATCTAACTTCCCACCATGCTTGGAAGACTTTTAAAGTCACTAAGAACCCAAACGATATTGATTCTTTAATAGGCAAAACTTCAAGACAGTCCCCTATACTGGTTCCATTGCCTCTAGCTAAATCCTATCTAGGCTGGGACGAGTTCTACATACCTACCGAATACACCAACCTAGGAGACTAACTATGCGTTCTATCGCAGACATCTTTCCAGCCGTTGCTTGGATTGCTCCAGCTAACTCTGTAGCACTTGCTGACCTCTCCACAAGCGGTCCAAGCCCAGAGGGAACAAGAAAAGTGGACAGAATCCGTGTTGTCCTGCTTGGAAACAACATCCTTATCGCTCAGGACTCTCCAGAAGGCCCTAAATTGGTCTTTAGAGAGGGTTTCACAGCTAGGTTGGTCAACGGGAAGACTACAACGATTAAAACTGACACAGGCAAGGTTGTGGCCTTTACAAAGGATGAGAACTGCGGCTGTGGATCACGCCTACGCACTTGGAATCCATATGGACAAAACAGTTCAGTCTTCTCGACATCGGATCCAACCGAATGAGCGACTTCTCAACTCTTCAGATCGCTCTTCTAGGTCTTGCTACCTATCGCACAACTCGCTTCTTTACTAGGGATACTCTTTTCAACCCCATCCGTAATTGGATTTGGAAAAAATCTCCCCCAGAGAAGTCTTTTATTGGGTATCTCTTTACCTGCGAATGGTGCACCTCAGTTTGGATAGCATCAGGTTATCTATTATCCGCTATCATTATTCCTGAAGTAGCCTACATAGTCATAACCATTTCAGCGTTATCGGCTATTGCAGGATTGTTGACCGCATATGAGGATAAGTGACAGCCCTCATGTTCCGCAGCAGAATTGACGAGGAGTAAACATGGGTATATTCACCAACGACGATTCCACACCAGTCACCCCCGCTCCTAAAAAATCTGCGCCATCAGCACTATCAACTATCTTTACATCTAATCAAGCACAAGCAGTTGTCTACTCAACACCTCGTGCACTTACTGCAGCAGCAGCGCAATTAAAAGTAAATGACAAGGGAGAATACGAACAGTTTAGAGTTCGTCGTGCAGCAGCATCTAGCGCATGGCAAGCCGAAGCTTGGGAATACTACGACGCAATTGGTGAAGTTAAATATGCTTTCAATCTTGTTGCATCAGTAGTTTCAAGAATTAGAATTTATGCAGCGGTCGTTGATGATCCTGCAGAAGCACCAGTATCAGTTCGTAACTCAGATAGAGTCGAAGATCGTCTTGCACAAGCAGCAGAGCGTGCTCTAGATAGGCTAAACTCTGCATATGGCGGACAAGCAGGATTACTTAAAGATGCAGCTCTCAATCTTTCGGTTGCGGGTGAGTGCTATCTCGTACAGATGCCCGCTCGTGCTGGAGCTGGTCTTCCCGAGTCTTGGGATGTTCGTTCTGTTGACGAAGTAACAACAGATCCAAAGGGCGGATTTAATGTTGTTGGCCGCCGTGAACAAAGCACTGGTTCACAGAGTACAAGCAACGGTATCGCTACAAAACTTTCAAAGAATGCATTCGTAGGACGCATTTGGCGTTCACATCCACGCTACTCAGATGAAGCAGATTCATCACTTCGTGGATTGCTTGATCTTTGTGCTGAACTTCTTCTATTGAATAGGACATTCCGTGCTACTGCTCGTTCTCGCCTTAATGCTGGCGCTCTTTATCTTCCAGATGGTCTTTCGGTTGCGGCGCAAGCGGATCCAGACTACCCCTACGATTCTGAAGATGGTATCGGCGCAGGGTTTACTGCTGAAGAAGCAGAGGATGAATTCGAAGAACAATTAATGGATGCGATGACGACTCCTATCAGAGATGAAGAGTCAGCATCGGCAGTTGTTCCGCTAATCATTCGTGGTCCTGCAGAACTTGGCGACAAGATTAAGCAGTTTAAGTTTGAGCGTTCATTTGACCCAGCACTCGCACAACGTGCTGATCGTGTACTAGAGCGCATCTTGCAGGGGCTAGATGTTCCAAAGGATGTTGTTACTGGCTTAGCTAACGTTAAGTATTCAAACGCATTGCAGATCGATGAAACTCTTTACAAGTCACACATCGAACCATTGATGTTGTTGATTGCAGATGCACTCACAGTTGTTTATCTTCGTCCATACCTTATCGCAAGCGGTTTTACAGATACAGAAGTAAATCGCCTTGTTGTTTGGTATGACCCATCAGCAATTGCAACTCGCAATGACCGTGCAGCAGATGCTGACTCAGGCTTTGATCGTGGAGCAGTTTCTTACGACACATGGCGTCGTGCTCATGGCTTCTCAGACCAAGATGCACCAACTCCAACAGAGATGGCAATCCGTATGCTCTCAGAGCGAGGAACGCTAACCCCAGAACTTACAGAAGCAATGCTTGGAGCAGTTGCACCAGATGTTATGGCTGCAATTCGCACCGCACAGCAAGAAGCTTCCGTTGCCCCACTACCTCCAGAGGTTGAGCAAGCATTACAACAAGCATCTGCAGGTGCAGAAGCAGCAGGGAATGTTGCAGAAGCTCCAGCAGAAGAGCCAACACCTGAGGCAACAGAGAATGTCTGATCAGCCAATTGACAATGTAGTTACTTCACTTGTTTCAGCGGGAGATCCGTGTTGGGAAGGCTACAAGCAAGTTGGGATGAAAGAAAAGAACGGAAAAATGGTCCCCAACTGTGTGCCTGTTGATGCTTCAGATGATTCAGAGTTTGCAGCAAAGAAAAAGCGCACTATCTCTCAAACTCCAGCTCCTAAGAAAGATCAAATTAAAGGTTCTAGCAAAAATAAAAAAGGATCTGCATCAGGTTCTCGCAAAGTAGTTTTTTCTAAAGCAGTCGAAAAGTCTCTTAAAGATAAAGTAGAAACTCACAACGAGAAAGCTAGAGAAGGCCGTCGTGCAACTCTAGGAATGCTCAAGGCGGTCTATCGCCGTGGTGCAGGTGCATACTCGGTATCGCATCGCCCCGGAATGACTCGCAACGGTTGGGCAATGGCTCGTGTTAATGCGTTCCTCAAGTTGCTTAAGTCTGGTAAGCCAGCGAACTCAGCTTACAAGTCAGATAATGACTTGCTCCCAGCAAAGCATCCTCGCTCAACAAAGAAGGACAACTCAATCACTGCTTCTGCTGGATTAGTTCCAGAAGAATCAGACCTAGCTAATGCTCTCATTGAGATCGCTGAGACGTATGGAAAGTTTAACGAAGATGCAACAGGAATCTGGGCAGGATACACACCTCCAGCAGAAAATGATGTCAGAGGTATCGGAGTCAAATGCTCTAACTGTGTTCTATACATGGGTAATGGGGCGTGCAGAATCATCGAATTTGAAGTCGAGGACGAAGGTAAGTGTCGTTTCGCAGTTATCCCAGATGGCGTCGTTGATGTTGGCGTTCTCGAAGGAGAAAAACTCGGAAGAGACATCCAATCGCTAGAAGAGCTCCAACAAATCGCAGAAGAATATAGATTTGAACAAGAGCTAGCAGTAGAGATCCTTCCTGAAGAAGAATACGACTCACCAGAACACGCTATTCTTTCCTTAGCAGAGTTTTCAGGATTTGGTTACGAAGCAGAGCATGCAGTTCGTGCATCTTGGCTTCGTGGAGTTCGCAGTGGCGATAATCCTTTTAAAAGAGCATCTAATTTTGCAACACTAGGTTATGAAAGTTTAGATTCAGATTTATTGCCTAAAAAGGGAGAAGACGATGTCTAAGAAGAGTCAGAAAAAACTTCATATTGTTTCTCAGAGCGATACTATCTTCTCAACTCGTCAACAGGCACGCCTAATCCGCAACGAAGCGTTGCAGATGATCGAATCAGCAAACGAATTTACAACCAACACTCGTAGAGTCAATCGCCGTTCAGCTTTCCGTGTTGTTTCTCGATCACTTCACTCATCTGAAGGTCTTCCGTTCTCAGTTCGCAAGCACCAAGCACTTACAGAGCTTTCAAACTACATTGCATTAGCAAAGCACAACAAGGTAGTTGGCCTCACAGCATTCAACACCGATCTTCTACCTCTTACACACCCACGATCAACTCGTGCACACTCCATGACCGCATCTGCAATGATCCGCTCACAGGTTAAGTGGGTTACAGATGATCCACGCATCACAGACGACACTGCTAGAGCACTTCTTGCATCTGCAATGCTCGCACCAATTAACTCTCCAGAAAAACTTTACGCAATTACACGCCTTGAGAACCTCCCACAAGGCCACATCCCACTAGAAGCAATCACTGCAGCATACGGTGGAGGTAACTCTGCTGCTGCAAAGCGTGCTCGTGTTGCTCTCCAGCTCCGTGATCGCATCGGCCGTTGGGTTGAGATGTTTGGTGGTCTTGGTATTAAGGTAAAGCGCCGTGATGGAAGCACAAGTGCTCTCACAGGTCGTGCAGTTGGTCAGAACATCTACAGCCCTGCTCTTGCAGACGTAGAGCTCAACGATGGTCGTATTGTTGCAATTCCAATTCGTCAAGCACGAGGTGGAACATTCCTTCCAAGTGATGAATCAAGAAAAGATGGCTTTACTAAAGCTGGTTCAACATCTGATGATATGGGCGATCCAATCATTGACGAAGCAGACCTTACATTTATGGAAAGCCCTAGCTCATTTGATAAAGATGAGAAGGGTAGCAAGCAGGGAACAACTAAGTACACAGACCAAGCTTACGATGTAGTTAAGTTTGACGACAACAAGCGTGCTCTTGCAGATCTCTCAGAAACAAACAAGCGCAGAGCAGAGCAGGACTTAGACGATGCTGCAGTTGACAAGCAAGGAGAGACAGATCCAGATTCAGGAAAGCAGTTCTGGGATCCATCACGTCCTATCTATGCAGTTTCACGCCGTGGCGGAACTCCTTTTGCATATACACAGAACTGGAACGATGCACAGCAAAGAATTGCAGCTGATCAGAGATTCCTAGATGAAGAAGAGGGTCGCACACCTCTTGCACGAATTACACAGGATGACAACACTCCTGAGGATGAGACTCCACTTGTAGATCAGCAAGATAAGTTTAAGAAAGAAGAAATCGCACGTCTTCCAGAACAAGAAACTGCAAAAGCTCCATCAGATTTTAAATACAAAGTCCCAGAAAATACATATGAGATAACAGATCCAAAGGCTCCATATCGTTCTGTTTCAGAGTATGACGATCCTGCATCTCTTGCAAACATGTTCCAAGGCGATGAACTCATTGACGCACTTGATGACTCAATGGATACAGGTTTGGGCCGTCTTCAGTTCCCTGAAGAAGGAGAAGATCGTGGTGGAGAGCAAGAAGTTCCAGCAGAGGCAATCCTTAAGGCAATTGATGAAAAGGGTGGAGACGCAGAACTTGCACTCGCACAAGCATACGATAAGCGTCTTGGTACAACGGAGAATGAGGATGCACTATCTGCACAACGTGAAGCAGATAGAGAAGGAAAGATTGGCGAGCCAAAGAAGCTCGGAGAAGTATTTGACGAAGTAACAAAGGCTCCAGAACCAGAAACAGAGGCACCTGCAGAAGAAGAAACTCCTGTTGCAGAGATTCCAGAGATTACTGAAGATGCAGAACCATCTAAACTTCCAGCACTTCTTGAGGGGCTTACAGAAGAAGAAAAAGCAGACTTCCAAAAGAACGGTGACTACACACCATATCTTCCAAAAGATGGACCTGTTGATTGGCCAGAAGGCTCAACACCTCCACAAGATAGAGAACTTACACCAGAAGAGCGTAAGCAAGCTCTTGAACTTGCTAACTCGGATCTATCAGATGACGACCTAATCGAGTCATATAACGGCGCTGTTAAGAATCTTTTTGACGAAAACGGATCTGCACCTTTCGGTGTTGAAGATGAGAATAGTGAAGTACAGACTGTTCAGATTCCAAGTGAAGTTCTTCGTGATGCAATTAAATTGCGTGACTACGGTATGGACGAAGTCAACAGAGCAGTGTTAGATGGTGCATACGATCCTGTAGAGGAAAAGGCTCCAATAAAGTTTAAGAAGAATAAAGAAACAGGTCGTATGGAACACGACTTGGGTGATAACACAGTTGTCTCATATGGAAAAGATGAGTCAGGCAACTGGTCTGCGGATGCAACTCGATTCAGTCCTGATGGTGGTGTAGACGCTGAAGAAAACTACCCTGCAAAAAATAAAAAAGAAGCTCGTCAACTTGCAGAAGATGTTATTAATTCTTACAACGAAACCCAAGACATTATTGACCCAGCTGATCTTCCAGAGCAGCCAGCTGAAGATGAGGAAGAAGCTCCTGTAGCAGAACTTCCTGAATCAAAGACTCCAGCACCAATAGACGAGAAGATCGGCTCTAAGGCTGGCAAAGATCCTCTTAAAGAAGGCTATACAGTCGACGAGTGGTTGAATGATGAAGTTTCAGAAACTGTCTTCCACGACATGCTTAAGAAGAATAAAGATTTTACAAGACTAGCTGCTCTCTATAACGACCCTACATTTAACAGCCCTCTTATGTCTGACTATCAAGATCAGCAGATGGAAGGCTTTGAGTCTGGTAGTGAAGCAGAAGCAATTGATATTGGAGAGCAAGGCTTTGAGCCAACCCCAGCAGGTCGTATTAGTTATGCAATGGATCTTCTCGAGAACCCAGACGACTTTATTCGTGGCATGCACGGTAGAAAAGGTGCACGCACAAATCAAAACTTAAGAAATATCCTTAACTCAGCGGACGAGCAATTCAAGGCTGCACAGGAAGAATTAGATGAAACAGATGTTTTTGAAAATAAAGCAATCGACTCTATTCGTGCAACTCTTGCAAAGGAAATTGCAAAGCTTGATAAGCAGATTGAAAAAGATAAGAAGGTAGAAGAAGAAGCAAAGATTGCTCCTCAGATAAAATATCTTCTTAACGGAGACCGTCTTGAGCTACGCTCTGGTAAAAAGGTCCCACTTAAAGATCAGCGTATAAAAGACTTTTTAGATGAGAATGGTTTTGAGTGGAATGACGCAGTCAAGGCTGAAACAAAGTCTGGCATGGATGAAGCAAAGGCTAGAGACTTCCTTCGTAAGTTAAGAGATAATTTTGGGCTTGATCTCATCCCACGAGAAGGACAACCACCAATTGATCTTGACTCTAAAGATGAAGTAATTGAAACTCCTCCACTACCAGAAGCAGCTCCAGCGTCCCCACCTTCAGGTCCACCAAACCTCTCGCCTGAATTCCTTAGAAGTCTTCTCAGAGCAGTTCTAGAAAATGAACTTAACGGTCAGAGATTCCCACGCAGTATTATGACTAGAGAAGAACAAGAGTTCTTCGATTCTTTAGATTTTAATGAAGATGGGTCACGCACAACTATCGATGACAGAGCAAAAATTGTCAGAGATATGATGGATAAATTAGGTGTTGAGCCTAGTGGATTTGGCGAAGAGTTTTTTGATAAGCCTGAAGAAGTATCACCAAAAGAAAAGTCTCTTAAAGAAAGAGAAGATGAAGAGTTTGGCAAGTTCTTACCTCTACCAGAGACTCTACCTGACGGCTGGGTAGAAGATGAAGAGCGTGGGTATAACGAAGTTTATTTCATGCAAGCTGTTGAAAACGAGAACGGCGACAGAATTGTTGGAACATATAGTAAAGATGGAAGTGCAGAGCCATACTGGTCAGTAATCGCTGACTTTGACTCACCAGATTCATTTAAGTCTTTTGAAGATGCACTTGATTTCTATAACAAAAATTCTGGAAAGCAAGCAGAAGACACTGCCAAACCAGAAACTCCTGAAGACACTACACCTGTAGAAGATGTTGCTCAGCCAGAAACACCAACACCTTCCGAGCCATCCTCACTTAACGATAAAATTTTAAAGCGTGATGGCATCCAGATGATTAAGGTTACTGGCCCAGATGGACAAGAGATTGAGACACCAGTCTTTAATCTTCGTGGTCGCCCTATGGTTTTAATCAACGTCAATGGAGTACGCATACCGTTCTATATCAGTTCAGGTAAAGGCGGAAAAAAGAATGTTCCTGTCGGAAAATGGTATCCAATATTTGGAATTGGATCAGACGGCTGGTTTAATAAGGGCTTTGAAGAAGAAATTAATGACTACTACGGAAGCCCGGAACTAAGGGCAGTAGCAGAGTGGCTTGACTCCAATATGGGAGATATCCGTAAAGAAGATATGCCAAAAGTAAGTGAAATTACTCAAGAACTTCGTGATCAACTGAATAGAGACCTATCTCCTGGTCAATATTATGCAAGCGGTGTTGTCTATGCAAATAGAGAACTTGCTCTCGCAAGAATTAATGGAGACAAGGATAGAGTAGCTGAGCTAGAAGCAAACCTTGATCGACTAGTAGCTGATCAGGCAAAATTTGAAGCTCAATTACTAGAAGAAGACGAGTTATTAAAAGAAAAAGAAGAAGAAGCTAAAGTATCTGTCGAACCAGACAACAAAGCTATTGAGGATCGAGTATCAGAGATAGATGCTGAAATATCAAGGGTTATTAAGGATAATCCAGAAGGCACTCTTGATCAAGATGCTTTAGGTGACCTATTCCGTAGAAAGAGTAATCTTGTAGGGGACTTCGAAGAGTCTGATAAAAAATTTGAAAAAAGAGTTGCAGATGTTTTAAAGGCACTAGAGACAGAAAAAACTAATATCGAGCTTGCTATTAATAGCACTGCTCCAGCAGAAGAAATTGCTGAGCTACAAGAAAAACTAGCTAAAGCAGAGAAGCTTATAGGTGATGTTTCAAAGTATTACAAAGACTTTAAAGATATAAAGTTTAAAGTTGAAGGCGCTAAATTAAATCTATCTGAAGAAAATCTAGACTCCGAAGAGCAAGCTATTCGCCTAGACATAATTGAAAAGGGTAGAAACGACCTAGAAAAGCTTAAGAGTGATTTTAGTGTTGATGCTGTTACAAATAGAGAGCCAGTTTCAGAAGAAACTGTAATCCAAGAAGCAATAGACGATGCAATGACTGGAGAAGGACCTAAGCTAACTCTTCCAGAGCTTATTGATAAATTAAAGCGTAAACTATTAGACGACGAAAGCGTTGGTCCTTTCGGTTCTAGACGTGACATGATTAGTAAATTAATGGTGCAGAAGTGGGGTTATGGCCTACGTCGTATGGAAAGTCCATATATCCAACGAGCAATGAGCGAATATAGAAAAGAATTAAAGAGTCTTTCTGATGAAGAACTTATTGCAATGGTTAACAACTACTATGACGAAATGGATGCTCGTCTTGCAGAGGAACTAGCTCCTCGTGTAGCTCCTCCTACAGTTCTAACTCCTGAAGAAGCTGCAGAAGAGTACAGAAAACGTCGAGTTAAAGAAATCAAGGAGCGCAAAAAGCGTGAGCGTGAAGACAAGCTCCTAGAAGAAGATGAGAAGGCTAAGAAAAAAGAAGAGCCTACTCCTACGACTACTGCAACTCCTGAAGTTGTAGAAGAAGCTCCTACTACTCCAGAAGTAAGAGACCCAAAAGTTAAATCTAAGCTTGTAGAAGCAAGAAAAATTTCTGCTCTCACATCAGAGCTACAACCAGGCGATGTAACTGCTGATGACTATTTCACAATTACTAAAATTGAACCAGGGTTTACAAAGAGAAGAGACGGAGTATCCGTACCTTCTTCTTGGATTACTGGATACTACCCAGGATCAAAGGAACAAAGAACAAAGCTTTGGGCAGACGATATTACTTTTGATATTTATCGTGGAGCTACACCTCCAGCAAAGGGAGATCTCGAAGAACTTAGCAAGCCAGATATGAAAGAATCTGGAGCTATAGAGCCAGTAGGAGTAGATTCAAAGGGTAACAACGTTTGGGACTTTAAAAATCCAGCTGATAAAGCAGACTACGAGGCAAAACTAGCAGAATATAAAGAAGAGCTAGAGCGTCGTAAGGCTACATGGCAACCTCCAGAGGTTGAAAAGACAGAGCCAGCATTTACCCCCGCAAACACTCTTCACGTTGTAAATGCAGTTGGAAAAGATTTAAAACCAGGCGACATTGCATTTAAAAAAGATGGCGACGAGTTAGGCGAGTTTTTTGTTATTGAAGAAGTTCTTCCAGGCACAGTTATGGTTGATCGTGCAGATGGAAAGCCAGCTGAAGAGAAAGTTCAAATCCGTGGATACTATCCAGGACACGAATCACAAGTTAAGGCTTGGAAGGTTGGGACAGGTATAGACGTCCTGCGTGGTGAAGACCCAGCAAACATTCCAGCTAAGGGCGATAAGCCAGGAATTGAAAGCATTGCACCAGGAACTTTGAAGGGTCAAGCTTACAAAGACAAGAACGCAGAAATTGCAGCACTAAGAAAAGAAGCTTCAAAGGGTTACACTCCAAATCTTGAAGCTGTAGAAATCCCTAAGGTTTCTGTAAACCGTCCTTCAGATTGGGATAAGGGCAATCGTCCAGCATTCATTGGTTCCGCAGCAGAGTTGGCAAAGCTTAAGGATGGCGCAGCTATCTGGGAAGCCCTTAAGGGTAAGAGAGTTGTCTACTTTGACTTTGAAACTATTGGAAAAGGCTTCGACTCAGACAATCCAGACCAACCAATTCAAGTAGCAGCAGCTGTATTTGAAAACGGCGAAAAAGTAGACGAGATAAATCTATTTATAAATCCAGGAGTTCCTCTTGACGACTACTACTACTCACAAGGTAAGGGAAAGAATAAGAAGCCATATCTAGATAAGGATGGCAATAGAGCTCTAAACCCTGAAAGAGTTATCGACAATAATGGAACAAAGGTAGATGATGCTTTTCTAGCTACTCAGCCTGGTCTTGAAGAGCAGCTTCGTAAGTTTGCAGAGTTGCTAGGTAAAGATGCAATTCTTATTGCACATAACGCTGAGTTTGACACTAATACTTTTGAAAAGTGGGCGCAGAAGCTTGGTATTGATTACAACTTTAGTGGAGTAATTGATACTTTAGAGCTTGCACGCACCTTTGGTAATAGATACAACGACTTAGAGGCAGTTGCAAAGAGATACGGTATTGAAAAGGATCCTTTATTCTGGCATAACGCTGCATCAGACTCTGAAGTCCTACCAGAAATTCTTGAAAAGCTTCTTAAAGATGCTCAACCAGATAATCCACAATTTAGTCCTGAAGATCGTATGTCAGAGTTTAACGCTCAGCGTGCTAAGTGGCTACGAGATATGGCAGATTGGAAGAAGCAAGAAACAGATCTTGCTGCTGCAGCTGCACTCAAGGATGGATTGGCAGGTAAGCCAGTACCAACAGATGCCGAGTCACTTACCGAAAAGCCAGAATCATCATTCGGTCCAGACGGAAGCACAGAATCTGCTGACGAGCATCAGTTCGAATCAATTTTTGGTGGAACAATTACCAATAGTTGGATTGAAGACGATGAAAATACATTTATTGTTGATGAAGGTAATGCAAAAGTACAAGACATTAGAATTGGTGACTTTGTACCAGCTAAAGATGGCGGATACCACGAAGTTATAGATCTTCTTCAAGATCCAGAAGATCCAAACGGAACTATTGTTGTTCGCAAGATTGTTGCATCTGGAAATCTCTACAGCACACGAGTTACAAAGAAGAACTCTCCAGGAATTGGTTGGGCTAACGGAGAAACCCTTAAGGGAACACTGCGTCGTCGCAACGAACTTGCTGGTAAGACACCTGCAGAGATTAGAAAGCTTATAGAAAAGCCTGTAGCTATAGATCCAGTACCAACAGTTAAGCCAAAGGTTTCAACACCTAAGGGATCTAAGACAGTAACTACTGATGAACTACAGAGCGTTGTTGGCGAAGCAATTAAGACAATCACCTCTGGTTCTAAAACAGATGCATCGTCTGAAGAAGCAATTAAGGGTCTCCCAGTTGATGACACAGTTAAGTCATTGGTTCTTGAAGATCGCACTGATGGTTCTATGTTCCATCTTTCAGCTAGCGGTGTTCCTCTTAAGGTTGGCGACAGAGTTCGTGGCGTTAAGACAGGCCGTATGGGTGAGGTTAAAGCATTTATTGGTTCTTATGGCACTAGAGGATATAAGAATTATGTCAAGGTTAAGTTTGATGATGCTGCAAAGCGTGAAAACATTTCAGCTGGTGCACTAGAAATTATCAATCCTGATGATGGTGGCGGTTTCTTTAAAGATCCAACCCCTCCTAGCACTGGAGAGCCAGTAAACCCTAACACTACTCCAAAATCTTTAGAAGAAATATATTCAACTCTTGAAACCCCAGAAGCGTCTGAAGTTGTAGATAGAGAAGCAAGAACCAAAGCTTGGAAAGAAAACGAAGAAAAGAGAATGAAGTACGCTCTTGATCTTAACTACCGCAAGGTAAGTCCTGAAGCATTAAAAGAGCTTACAGAAGCAGTAAATAGTATTTCTGTTTACGGAAAAGGACATAGAAGATCTTTCATAGCCTTTATGCCTAATCTATCAACTGGAGAACCTCTAAGAAGAGAATATACCTTCTTAAAACCAACTAAAGATGATGTTAAAAAGTATGGCAAAGAAGAAGGCGACATTCTTGTAATGTCAGGTCCTAACAACACTGATGCAATTATTAAGTCAGATGGGACTATTATTTACAACGATAACCCAGCTGCTCCTAACTGGATGTTTAGTGTTGTATCTCCAGACCTATACACAGCGGTTGAGAATAAAGATAAAGTTACTTTCCCTCTGGGAGAAAACCCTAATCTAGAAAAAATGGGAATGATCTCACTGAACCAAGAGTTTCCAGAAGAACTTACTGGTAGCCCAGATGAAGGTCCAGACCCCGAGTTTATTTCAGCTCTATCTCCCCTTGAGCCAAAAATAATTAAGCCAACTAAACAACAGCAAGCAGTAATAGATGCTGTAGTCGATGGCAAGGATGTAATTGTTCAAGCTCTTGCTGGAACAGGTAAAACCAGCACACTGAAGATGGCTGCAAGGGCTGTTGCAGAAAAGTATCCAGATAAAACTATTCTTTATATTGCATTTGGTAAAGCTGTAGCTGCAGAACTCAACGCAGATCCAGATCGTCCATCAAATATGATTGCAAGAACCAATACACAAGTTGCTTGGCACCATGCACCAACTTGGATGCAACAGCGTAGCTTTAAGAAGGACTCCATTGGACTTCCATCAGATGTCGCAGATCATCTTGGGATTGGACCTGTCAAGGTTGTAGAAATTAAAAAAGATGGCGAAAAGGTAAATGCAACTCTTTCAAGTAGAGAAGTTGTTAAATCAGTTCGTGATGCTGTTACAGCGTTTGCACAAAGTGCGGACGAAAAGATTATGCCTAAGCACTTCACAGATAACTTTGTAGACATTCCTGAAGTATTCATTGATTACGCAAACCGCTGGTGGGATGATATTTCAAGCCCTAAGGGTAAGCTAACAATGAACCAGTCTTATCCAGAAAAGTATGTACAGCTTAACGGCATTGATGTGACGATGTCTCCAGACTCAGAAACTACAAATCCAGACAAAGTAATACCTGCAGCAGATATTATCTTCTTCGATGAGGCTCAGGACATTAACGATGTTGCTGGTGACTGGGTTCGTAAACAGCCTATTCAAAAGGTATTTGTTGGAGATGGCAATCAATCTATCTACGGATGGCGTGGAGCAAAAGATCAGTTGGACACTCTCGAAGGAGCAGAAAAACTCCAACTTACAGAGTCATTCCGCTTTGGTCCAAATATTGCTGCAGTTGCTAACCGTTTCCTTGCTGTTGCTGGAAAGCCAGAAAAAGTTATTGGATTAAGTAAAAACGAAGGAAAAATTGTAGAAGATCTTGCAGATATGCCTGATCCAGATGCAGTACTTGTTCGCACCAATGGTGGTGCATTTAAAGCAATGATCGAGTATTTAGATCAAAACAAGACTGTTGGAATTAGTCAATCAACCAAGACACGACTTGAAGAGGCTATTGAAACAGCTACTTGGATTATGAATGGCAAAAAGAAAGACTCAAAGCCATCAAAATATAATGCAGAACTTGGTATGTATGACTCTTGGGAAGAGATTGGACTTTTAATAAAAGATGGAAAAGCCCGTGAAGTTAAATCTCTTTATGATTTAATAAATCAAAACGGTATACAGAACCTTCGTGATATTTTAGGTCGTGTTGTTGTAGAGCGTGAAGAAACTGCAGAAAGCAAAGCTGCTCTTGCAAAATACAAGCCTCTTACCTTAGACAAAGTAGAAGACGGCTCTACTGGAAAAATAGATAGTTCTGTCACATACAAAATTGAAGGCAATGATATTGTTCTTACTGGATTCTTTAAGTATAACAATGAAAAACTTAAAGAAGCAGGGTTCAAGGCAAGAAAAGATAAAGATGGTAATTGGGCAAAAGATCGTCGTCTTACAATCGAAGATGACCTTAAAAAGGTTGACAAACTTAATCAACTTAAAAAGATTCTTGAAGGCGTAATTGAACCAGTAAAGGCAGATGTAGTAATTACTACAGCACACCAATCAAAGGGTGCTGAATACGATTCAGTTCGTATATATGACGACTTTTGGGGTCCAAAAGACGTTAAAGGCAGTGTCGATAAAGAGCTACCAGCACCAGAAGAGCTTCGTCTTGCATATGTTGCAGTGACTCGTGCTAAGAAAGAAATCTACCTAGGTCCTTTGACATGGGTGTATGACCACACATCTGAAGAAGATGAGCAAGTAACCCCTTCTTCATCTACTATAGAAGCAATGTCTAATATTGAGACAGATCCAACTCCTGTAACACCAGAAGAGTTTGATAATGAAGTACAAGAAACTGCAAAGAAAATTGATCCAGCAACTCAGAGGATTGCAGATGCAATTATTGCATCTCTTGAGAATGGAAATGTTCCTTGGCGTAAGCCTTGGACTGGCGCAGGTTTTCTTCCAACTAGTGTTGCGACTGGTAAAGTATACGAAGGTTCAAATGTTATTAGCCTCTGGGCTGCTCAGCAAGCAAATGGCTGGGTAGATAACCGCTGGCTCACATACAAGCAAGCAGAAAAGCTTGGCGGAAATATTAAGCGTGGCGAGAAGGCAACTTCAATCATCCACTGGGCTCCAAAGTTTAAGCAAGTAGACCAGCCAGATGGAACCACTAAAGATGTGTTTATCTACACACCGCCAAAGATTATTAACGTATTCAACGTAGAGCAAGCAGAGGGGTTAGATCTTCCACCTCTTGTTACTCCTGATCCAATACCAGTAAGTGATGCAGAGAGAATTCTTTTAGAAACATTCAAAGATCATCCAAAAATTAATTACGGGCGTCAAGATAGCGCTTATTACATGCCAATAAATGACAATATTTATCTACCTCTCCGTGAGCAGTTTGGTTCAGAGCAAGATCTTTTTGAGACACTAGTTCACGAACTTGCACACAGCACAGGACACCCATCTCGTGTAAATCGCACAGAGCTATTAGAAAACTATGGAAATCACAAAGCCAGCCGTGGAGAAGAAGAACTTATTGCAGAGATTTCTGTTGCAATTGTTGCAGGACGCCTTGGCGTTGAGATTGATTTTGGCAACATAACTGCATATGCACAGTCATGGCTTAGGGCTCTTAAGAATGATCCAACAATGATTATCAAAGCAGCCAAGCAAGCACAAAAGGCTGTAGATCACATGCTAGGCAAGCAAGAAGAGCCAGCAAAGGTTGATGAAGAAGGAAATCCTACTGAACCTGTTGGCGAAGGTGTTGGTAGCGAAGGTAAGACAGGCGATCAGATTGCAGAAGATGCAGGATTAAAGCCAGAATCAACTCCAGAGCCAAATGTAGGAGAGCAGGGTAGAACTGGAGAAGAGATTGCAGAAGATGATATAAAACCTGCTGGCGTAAAAGGTGGGCACAGTCTTAGCCCTAGAGAAGTATATAGCTTACAGGTAGCCCAGAGTGATCTAGACATTAAAAAAGTATATGCTGCAGAAGAAGTATGGACCCCTCAACAACAAAGACCTTTTAAACCACCTGTTGCCCCTAAACGTGCAGATTTCTCAGATTCAGACTCTTATAAAGCAGCTTTTAAAAAATACTCTAAAGATTACGATGATGCATATCGAGAAATGTCAAGATATGTTGAATCTCCATTGGGAGAAAAACATCTAAACGGATCTGCAAAAGGTGTTAAAAACTATGTAGAAGATATAATCACCGCCGATTGGTTTGTAGAAGCCTTTGGTGACGGAGGACGAATGGGAAGACCTCCAGTCAGTTTGATCACTAGTAAAAAAGCAGGTGGTAAATATAGTTATGGTTTTAAAGACGGTGTATTTTTTTCAACATTAAAAATTAACAGCCTTTTATCAAGAAACGAACCATCTATTCTTCACGAAATCGCTCATTTTGCTACAGCAATTAGCGTGGCAGAGGGAATGGATGCTCATGGGGTAGAATATAGAATGAATTATATCTATATCACTGATAAAGTACTTGGTCGTGAAGCTGCAGAAGGTCTTAAAGAATCTTACAGAAAGGCAAATCTAAATGTCGGATGATTTTGAGTATGAAATTGTGGATCCTTTAGGTCCTGACTACAACCCAGAGCCTTCTGAAGAACCTATCCCTGAAGAAGACGAAGACCTAGAGGAGACGGTATAATAATGGCTAAGTCAGATAAAGAAAAGTACAACGAAGCTGTTGTTGCTGCTTATCGCAAGATTATCGAGCTAGCAGAGGTTGATCCTAATGCTGACTCATACGAGCCTGAGGATGAGGAAAAGCTATGAGACTCTCTAACGCAAAGACCTATCCTGTAGAAGGTATGTCCTTAATCTATGCAAACGGTGAAAACGTTGTGTATCAAGCAGTTTTTCAAACAGAGCGATTTGGAACTTACACTAGAGTAGATGGCGAATGGCTTGCTCTATCTCCTGAAGACACAAGTCTTGAAAACCTTTCAATTATGGACATTCTTCCTGCCGACTACAAAGTAGTTACTGATATGTTCGATACTGCTCAAAAATCAAATGTCTACCTTAAATATGATCAAGTAAAAGACTATGAAGTTGTATATTCTTTTGAAGAGAGTGGTAAGTCTATGACTGCCGCAGTTGAGACATCTGAAGGATGCCCCCCTGCTACATCAGATATCGCAGTCAACTTAAAAAACAGAGAAGGTGCTATCAAAACGGCTGGTTATGGCCCAATGAATCCAGCACTTCCAAACAATGCGTTTTGGCAAGCAAAGGCAGACCGCTGGACTGTCCCAGTTGAAGATGCAAAGAAATCCCTGTGTGGAAACTGCGCTGTATTCATTCAAACACCAAAAATGCTTGACTGTATTGCTTCTGGACTTGGAAACGAGGCTGGAAATGATGCTTGGGGCTCAATCGAGGCTGGCGATCTAGGGTATTGTGAAGCATTCGACTTTAAATGTGCAGCTTCTAGAACATGCGACGCATGGGTAGCTGGCGGACCAGTAACTGAGGAGTCAGGAAAAGCATAATGGAGTTCATCGGTCGTAACGGAACTAGAGTCCTTTTTGTCTCGGACGATAAGGGTGTTGTTGTAGACGACTCTCAGAACATTGTTGCTGCTTTAGATATTAAAGAACCTCTTATTGCTTCATTTCAATGGGATTCCAAGGGTGATCGTCCTACAGGCGCATCGGTAGAACTTGCTGCTGCTGCTTTAACATCTCTTGATATCAAGGTATTTTCAAATAATGACCGCATGTATACAATTCCAGACTCTGTTATTGCAGAGGCAAAGCGTGGACTTGCTTGGCGTAAGGAAGAGAACCGTGGCGGAACTTCAGTCGGTCTTAACACTGCTCGCACACTTGCTCGTGGTGGACAAATCGGTATTCGCAAGGTTCGTCATATTGCAAAATACTTCCCACGTCATCAAGTAGATAAAAAAGGAACTGGTTACAAGCCGGGACAAAAGAATTATCCATCAAATGGCCGAATCGCTTGGGCGCTTTGGGGTGGAGATGCCGCAGAGCGTTGGGCATCAGCAATCGTAGAACGTGAGAATAAAAAAGCTAAGTCAAACGCAATGATTGCTTATGGCTATGAGTCATACGAGCATGAAATGCCTAAAGCAGTTGACTATGATTCTTTTATCACTTCCAAGAGTATGCCTGAAGACAATGTAATTGAATTTTTTGTTCGCATCCGTATGGATGGATCTGGCATTGACCGTCTATATCGCATCGAGCCAGACGGTTTGATGTATGTGTGGGATGACGGCAACTGGGACGATATGGGTAACCCAGAAAACGACCACAGTAGCTACGACAAGATGCTTGATGACATTGACGATGTTGTCCTTAAAACTCATATGCCAGTTGACACAGAAACTGCTCTTCTTATTGCAGCGCTTCTAGACAACGAGCCTTTGATTGCTCACAGGGTTGACAAGATTCAACCAGAAGAATACAAGATGGTTATTGATGCTCAGCCAGAACTGGACTATGAGCTTATGGATGAAATTATTATGTTTGACGAAGAAGCGTCTATGTGGGATATGGATGACTCACTTACTGCAGCAGGAGAAGCTCCAACTTCTGGCTCTAAGGCAGATAAAGATGGAGATGGAAAGTTAGACCCTGCTTTTCTATCTGAAAAAGCTTCCGCTCAACTTCGTGATAAATCAGGAAAATTTGCAAAGATGGGTGGCCGAGTAATCATCGGTGGTCGTCCTAACTATCAAGGAAATATTCGTTCTATTGATAACGTAACAGGAAATGTCAAAGTAGAACTTGATAATGGAAACCTTATTGATGTCAACGCAAAGCTCACAGAGCCGCTAGAGACTTACACCCCAATTCCTCAAGGCTTTGCTGAAGGCGAGTTAGATACAAACGGAATTCTTGGAGAGCCTCGCACTCCTATGGATTCTCCAATTCGTATGCCAGGAACTTTACCTCCACTTAATGCTCAAAGTTTAAGTAAAGTACTTACTGATTATCCATCTTGGGTATCTGATCAAAGACTTTCTCCAGATGTTGCAGCGAAGCCAAGTGGTGTAGATATGTCTGGTCCTGCTGCTAGAAGTGCAAATCCTTTAGAAAAATATTATTCAAAAACTAGTCCTTCTGATATGCCTAGAAAAGCAGTAAATGCTTACAACATTCCTATTCTTAAAAAGTGGCTTGAATCAGGTCCAGAATATAGAAGAGCCCGTAATCCACTGCTAGATCCTTACACAGATGCAAAAGGAGCAAAGAGTCCTTTCCTAGATAAAAAGGGAGATCCTCTAAAAGCTTCAGCTGAAAAACCAGTGCAGGTAACACCAATGACATCTGATGTTCCAGTTATTCACATGGCAGTCGTTTCTCCAGATGACCCACAAGCAGTGATGGATTTAGTTGCTTTAGTACCAACAACTGACTCTTCAACTGAGCCAACAACCTTTACTCGTAAAGATGGTAAGTGGATTCCAGAACCACAGATTCTTTCAGATCTTCGTAGCGCAACACCACCTCCAGTAGTCGTTCTAGACGACACAAATCTCGTTGATGTTCTAGAGCAGGTAGATGGAAAGAAAGCAGTTACTGCTGCTGGTGGCGCAGACCGAAATCGTGGACAAGCAGAAAAGCTTCGTCGTTATTGGACTTATGGCAAAGGTGCAGCCAAGATTCGTTGGAGAACTCCAGGAGACTGGACTCGTTGCTACAAGCAACTTGCTAAATACATGGGTCCTCGTGCCAAGGGTTATTGCGCCCTCCGTCACAAAGAGATGAATGGCTACTGGCCAGGAGATCGTAAAAACCAAGAGACTTCTAATTTTTCTGTCAATACAATGCATTCATATGACCAACTTCTGAGCACTTTTGCAATGAAGGCAAAAGCAGCAGATGCTAGGTCAAGAGTCCTAATCGCTGGAGCTTACGAGACCAGCGAGACTGCAAAAACTCAGGGGGCAGAGTTTGTAATCCCTCTTGTTATTCCAGAAGGTATGGAGTCTGGCGACGGAAGAATTATGAGAAAGGGTGCTCTCGATATGAGAGAACTTCCTCTACCTCTTCTATGGCAGATTAAAACAGGCGAAGGACATGACGGTTCTGTCGTAGTTGGTCAGATTGTATCTATGGAAAGAACTGACGACGGTATTGGAAATGCTCGTGGGCACTTCGATACTGGCGAGTATGGTAAAGAAGCAGAGCGTTTAGTTCGAGGTGGATTCATCAGAGGAGTATCAGCTGACCTAGATCAGTTTGAGGCTGATGATGAGCGCAAAGAGGACGAAAACGGATCTGACACTAAGGTAGAAGCAGGTAAAATTACTATAACAAAAGCACGAGTCATGGCTGTGACTATCGTGCCTAAACCTGCTTTCCAAGAGTGCACAATTCAGTTAGCTGATCAGGCTAGCGTTGAGGAGGATGAAGTGAATATTCCTGACGGAGTTTACGTCGAGGGAGTCAATGCTCTGGAAGCTTCGGCTCTAGTTGCTTGTGGAATGATTGCTGGAGCAATTCCAGTAAACCCACCAACAGAGTGGTTTAACGACCCACAACTTAAGGGACCTACACCTCTTACTGTAGATGATGATGGCCGAGTATTCGGACACATTGCTGCATGGCACGTCGACCACATTGGTATGACAGCAGGAACTAAACCTCCTCGTAGCCGTAGCAAATATGCCTACTTCCATACTGGAGTAGTTCGTACTGACAATGGAACTGATGTTCCAGTTGGTCAATTAACTCTTGCGGGCGGACATGCTGGTCTCGAAGCATCTGCAGCAGAGGCAGTACGTCATTATGACGATACTGCATCTGCAATTGCAGACGTTCATGCTGGTGAAGATGCTTACGGAATCTGGGTCGCTGGCTCAGTTCGTCCGGGATCTAGCCCAGAACAAATTCGTGCACTTCGTGCATCAGCACCTTCTGGTGACTGGCGCCCAATTAAAAATTCCCTAGAACTAGTTGCCGTATGTCAGGTAAATGTTCCAGGATTCCCAATCGCTCGTGCCCGTGTTGCATCAGGTCAAGTAATGGCTTTGGTTGCAGCAGGTGCAAGCACTCTTGCAATGCTAAAGAGCGACCCACTTGCAGAACTCAATGCTCGTATTGCTGATCTTGAAGGCGATAAGAAGATGGCGCTAGTTGCTTCTGCTAATGATGTCCGTGCTCGCTTTGAAACAAACCGCATGGAAGTTCTCGCTGCTAAGAAGTTAGAGCTTGCTGCAAAAGTTAAAAAAGTTAAAGAAGATGCAGATCAAGATGTTGACTACATGATCCAGATGCTGGATGATGACCCAGAAAATGAAATGGCAGTTATCTCTCGCCGAGTTCGTGAACGCTTAGCTAAGGAAGGCAAGGCTCTAAACGATGGTTCATTTCCAATCAGGAATGCTGGAGATTTAAGAAATGCTATTCGTGCTTATGGTCGTGCTAAGCCAGGAAACCGTGGCAAAGTAAAGCGCCACATTATGAAGCGTGCTATTGGTCTTGGTAAGGAAGAACTAATTCCAGAAAACTGGAAGGGTGCTGCTTCTAACCTTGACGAGATTGTTGCCTCAATGAAGGCTCGTACTGAAGAGTTCGGAACTCGCCTTGGAGCAGAGTTTGCAACCAATTCTGAAGCACTTTTTGCAGAGCAAATTACAGATGAAATTGTGGACTTAAGCCCTGAAGAAATTCAAGCTTTGAAGGAAGAAGCCAAGGCTCGTGAAGAGGGTAGAGCCACAGATGGTGAAGCACCTCCAGAGAGAGATGCTGATGGCCGTGTCAAGTACACCGCTGAAACCCAACCTCGTGATGCAACAGGAAAATTTAGAACAGTTTTAGCCCGTATCAAGCAAGACCTTGGAACCTCTGGTTTGCAGAATGTCTTGGATAAGGTTAAAGAAGCAGAAAACTTTGATAGCACTGGCGATTACGCTGGAGCAGCCAAAGCAGCCACAGATTTGATCGGAATTATTGACCGATTGGACTCTGGAGCGCTAAATGCTGAATCTTTAGAAAACGTCCGTAATAGCGCTGGTGAGCTTGGAAAGGTTATTGCTAACCTACCATTCGCATTCGGCGAGGAAGCACAGAAGATTCGCTTCTCAGATGTTCCCCCAGCACTTCGTGACCTTATGGAAGATATGATCACGAAGGTAGAAGCAAAGATTGGCAAGGAAGATGCTGATATTGCTACTGCTGAACTAAAACAATTCATCTCAGGAAGTGAGCTCTACAACCAATCAGAGATCTCATCCCAGATGGCAAAGCTTCTTAGGTTACTTACCTAAGTTGATCAAAAACCGTACAAATAACTAAATAAGAAGTAATGTAATATATAACTAGGTGGAGTGCCTCCACGCATCTAATGCGTCTGTGAGTCCCTCGGCCTTTGACTGATAAGCGAGACAGGTTATTCGTACCTGTCGCAACTGACCCGGAGGAGGGACAGTAATGGACCAAATCAAAGACATGATGGACCAGTTAGCAGATCTCGATAGCGATCAAGTTACCGACCTGCAAAACAAGATCATCAAGGAATTTGAGTCCGTTGAGAAAGAAGATCCAACTCCCCAGACAGTTGACGCAATGTCGTCATTAGCCGACATGCTTGACACCGTTCGTGGTGAATTCAAGCGACGTGAGGCAGCAGCACAGGAGCTCGCACAACGAGCAGCCGAGGCAGCTTCTCGTGTACATGGCAATGACGGTGAAAAGGATATGGAATCCGATTCCGAAGATAAGAAGGAAGAAATGCCAGCAGAAACTGAAGCAATGGCAGAAATGCCAGTTGAAGAAGAGAAGCCAGCAGATATGCCTTCAGAGGAAGTTCCCGCAGCCGAAGCTCCTGTAGCAGAAGAAATGCCAGCAGAAGAAGAAGCACCATCAGAAGCGATGGACGAGGAAAAGAAAAAGGAAGAGGAAAAAATGTCTGAAGCGTCAACCGAAGCGGATAAGACCGCAGAGTTCTCAACAGAATCAAATCTTACCGAAGTTACAGCCGTAGCTGAGGATGCTGTAGTTGCAGATGGCTCAGAGCCAGAAGCAGTTGCAGAGGTAGTAGAAGAGGCTCCAGTAGCAGAAGCAGTAGAAGCAGAAGCAGTTGTAGCAGATGAAGCAGTAGCTTCAGATGATGCAGCAGCAGTTGCTGATGTTGCTGATGGTGCAGAAGCATCAGTAGTAACCCAAGAAACCCAAACTGAGTCAATGACTCAAGAAATTATGGAGGCACCCGTGACCGCCGCTGCAAATGCAGACAACCTCAATATTGAGGTCCCGGCTGATCGTCGTCCTATCACAGAGACTTCTGCCGCAGCTGTGGCGATCACAGCGGGCGCAGACATTCCTGGATATACGGCTGGAAGCTCAATGGACTCAATGTCCGACGTTTCAGTAGCGATGGAGAAGCGTCTACACGCTCTTCGTCGTGTTAATGGTGGAGATGGAGAACAACACATTGTTGCTTCTATCACCACACAATACCCAGAAGGCCGCACCCTTACACAGGATGCAGAATCAAACTGGGCAAAAGTACAAGCTGTAACTGGTCCAGAAGCACTTGTTGCTTCAGGTGGCCACTCAGCACCATTCGAAGTTAAGTACGACATCTTTGGACTTGGCACAACTGCCCGTCCACTTCGTGACGCACTTCCTCGATTCCAAGCAGACCGTGGCGGTATCCGCTTCGTAACTCCACCAGTACTTAGCTCATACGCTAACGCTGTTGGTATCTGGACTGCAGCAAACGATTCAGCAGAAACACCAAGCCCAGCTTCAAAGTTGAGCCTAACTGTTTCAGCAGCTTCAGAGCTAACAGTCGCAACAGATGCAGTTACATTGCAACTACAGTTCGGTAACTTGATGTCTCGTGCATATCCTGAATTGATCGCTCGTCACAACGAGCTTGGTCTAATCCAGCATGCTCGTGAGGCAGAAGGCCAAATCCTTACACGTTTGACAGCTTTGTCAACTGCTGTAACTTCAACATCTCTAATCGGTGTAGCTCGTGACTTCCTTGTAACACTTGGTCGTGCAGCAGCTAACTACCGTGGACGTCACCGTCTAGAGGCAGATGCACCACTTCGTGTTATTGCTCCAGCTTGGATCAAGGACGCTATGGTTGCAGATCTAGCTCTACAGATGCCAGGCGATGCAACTCTTAACGCTGCATCAGAGATTGATGGCTTCATTGCTTCACGCAACATCAACATCACATACCACATCGATGATTTCACAGACGCTCAGAGTGCAGCAGCACTTAACGAGTTTGCTGATACATTCGTTTGGTACATGTTCGCTGAAGGAACATTCTTGTTCCTAGATGGCGGTACATTGGATCTTGGTGTTATCCGTGACTCAACCCTCGTTGGTACAAACGACTACAAGATGTTCGTTGAAACCTTCGAAGGTGTTGCAAAGATTGGCGTTGAATCACTCAAGGTCACATCAACCATCTCAGTGAACGGTGTAGCAGCAGCTCTCCGTGACACAACAGGTGGCGCAACAGCTGCGGCTATCGAGTACTAAACCGTACACGAATAACCCTTAGTAGTTAATTACCCGAGCAGACACTCAGAAGAAAGAGGAAGATCGAAAATGGCGTTTAGAGGAATTTATCCAGCACCAGATTTGACCCCTGCCCCTTGTGGCCTTCTGAGTGTCGCTCGTGTAATGTCACACGGTGGCGCAGACTACGATGAGCGTTGGGTTCGTGGTTTTAGCTACGAATTTGACTCTCAGCCAGAAGTTGAAATTTTTACAGTAAATGATGCAACAGTTACTGGTGGAACAGTTGGAACCTCAACACTTCCTCAGTTCAAGGAATACGATCCTTTCTTTATCCAAGTAACAGATACTCGCTCAGCGTTTGGTCTAACTGGAGAAGATCGCTTCAAAGTTGCACTTGCTCAACTAGATGTAGTAACACAGAAGGCAGTAGAGCTCGAGCTTTGGGAAGGCGTTGCAGCACTAGCCGAAACTAATGGGAATGACTTTTTAAGAGAATCAGGAGCAGCAACCGTTGTTAACAGCGGTGCTCTCGCTCCAGCAACAGCTTTGATGCTGTTGGAACAAGCGATTTCTAGTTCACCTGCAGGTATCAATGGAGTCATCCATATGACTCGTGATGTTGCGTCGATCCTCGGATCACGCCTTATCTACTCACCAGCAGATGGCGGAAAAACAGGCAAGGCTATGACTCGTTTAGGTACAGAGGTAGTTATTGGTTCTGGTTACACAGGTGCTGGTCGCATTGGCGATTCAAACACCACTGCATCTGCTTCAAACAAGTGGATGTTCGCAACTGGACCTATTGACGTACATCTAAGCAAGCCTGAAGTTGTAAACGAAAACCTTGGACAAGGCTTCACAGTTAGCACAAACACTAATGACCTTACAGTCAAAGCCGTTCGTGCAGCTGCGGTATACTTTGATCCATCGATTCATTACACAGTACGACTAGCACTACCAACCACCTAAGCAAAACCAATAGAAGGAGAACACTGGAATGGCCACTCAAGAATATGCGGCTAGCGTCCAAGGTGTGTCGATCCGAGTCACCAGACTGGACGCCGCTGGCAATCTGCTCAATGGAGCAGGAGACAGCTACACAACTTCGGCGTTCCTCCGCACGTCTTTTACACCTGAATATGAAGAGGGTGACGAAATTGTTGAGAAGTCAGCTGACGGCACAGTATGCGTGTCATACAAAGCCCCTGACACTCTCAAGCGCATTACAATGGAACTCGCAATTTGCGAACCAGATACAGAACTTTCACAGCTAATCTCAGGCGGTTTGTTGCTTCGTAAGAACTTTGGTTCTTTCGCATCACCAAACAACAAGTCTGTTGGTTGGGCTGCACCATCTGTTGGCGATGACCCAACAGGTAACGGCGTGGCACTAGAAGTTTGGTCATTTGCTGTTGCAGACGGACGTCGTGCAGCAACAAACCCTTACTTCCACTGGGTATTCCCATACGTCAAGCTACGTCAGTCAGGTGACCGTGTAATTGAAAACGGTATGCTTGCAACAACATTCGAAGGCTATGGCCTTGGAAACATCTCATTCGGTTCAGGTCTTGATGGCCGCTGGGAGTATCCAGTAGCTTCTGAGCGTTCATATTCATATGCTCGTGCATCATGGGCTCCAACAGGTCTTAAGGGCTTCTACCAATGGTTTGATGAAGCAACTAATACTGTTTCAAACAAGGCTCTAACATCAAATATTGCTACTTTGACAACAGGAACCGCACACGGCTTCCTAGCAGGTCAGAGCGTGACTGTAGCTGGCGTGGATAGCACCTTCAATGGTACTTACACAATCACTGCAGTTCCAACAACAACATCATTCCGCTATGCAAAGACTGCAACAGATGTTGCATCTACAGCAGTTTCACCAACAGGTACAGTTCTTCGTAACCGTGGATATCTATCGGTTTCAGACTTTGCCTCACAAGGATCAACAACTGCATTTAACGTTCCAGGTAACGAAGAATACAATGCAGATCTACCAATTGACTACATTATTGCGTCAACTGAGGATCCATCAGCGTAATTAAATAAGAGGAGGCGGGCAGCGTACCGATGGTATATACCGTTGAAACGTTGCCCGCTTTTTCTATTAGAGACGGGAAGAACTTATGAGTAATCTATGGGTAACACCAGAAGAGCTTGGCGACCATGCTGACTCTGACTATGCCTATGATGCTTGTAAGACAGCTTCTTATCTTCTTTGGGGGATGTCAGGCCGTAAATTTACAGGGATTACAACTGTCACAGAGCGTTATGTATCATCTTTTGATCCATACCTAAGGACTGCTGGTTCAAATTTTAATTATTCTCCAGTACTTGTTGATGGCAGAATAGAAAACGTTCCATATGTGGGATATGGGTATGATAAAGATTATCAAGGAGATGGAACAACCGCTTCATCTCGTCTAAGACTTCGTGGCCGTAAAGTTGTAAAAATTCACACCGTTAGAAATTTAGACGGCGAAATGGTAGACCCAAGTAAGTATTATCTTGCAGATCACTCGACCCTTATCGGCGTATCAGGAGCCAACTGGTTCTCTTCTCGTGTAGAGGTTACATATACCTATGGAAGCCCTCCACCAACGGCTGGAAGGGCTGCTGCACGCATTCTAGCCACCGAGCTAGTCAAACTATATGAAGGTGACGATACTTGCGCCCTACCGCAACGTGTGACCTCTATATCTCGTCAGGGAGTTTCTTACACTCTTCTTGATAGCCAAGACTTTATTGATGAACTTCGCACTGGTATCTATGCTATCGATCTATTTCTTAAGACAGCTAACCCAGACAAGGCTCGTGCTCGTTCACGAGTATTTTCACCAGATATTCCTCGTGCTCGCCGTATTACTGGCGCATCACCTCTTTATCCTCTTAGCGCAAACGATCTCTATGTTGGCGCAGATGGAACATCTAACATTTATTATTTTTCAGAGATTGCTGCCGACTTCCTAGACGGAGACAGCGCTTGGACAATCCTTACTGAGGTATCAGACATTAATAACAACACAACCACAGAAATCCCTAACGCTGCTGTTATTGATCGTGTAGAAAACACAATCCGAGTAAGTGCCACATTTACACAAATCAACAGCATTGTTGGTCCCCGTGATCCAGGTGTACTCGATCTTTATGCAGTGCGTCCAAGTCTTGCTAATCCTGCGGTGAATGAAGTTGTTCACCTTGTCTCCAGCAACGTAATCGTTCAGCTGGGGGAAAGAACAATTCCAATCTATACTGTGTAATACGACAACCTAAAGACAAGAGGACATATGCCTACACCTATTAATACAGCAACTGTTGATGATGGAGCTAAAAACCTAGCTGCTCTTATGCAGGGAGTTCTTGACTCCGTCATTAGCACATATGCATCATACACAATGCCGCTACCAGGTCGTAGATATTGGACTCTTGGAGAGCCTTCAGTAGACTGCGAGCAAGTTGTAGTTTCTATGCTGCAAATGTATATCGGATCTCCAGGAGATGAAGCAACTGAGCCACGACGCTGTAATGACCCGAGAAGCGCAACACTTATTGTTTCTGTTTCTAGAGAAGTCCCTACAGTTTCTGCTAACGGCAAAGCACCAGCAGCAGATGATATTCAAGCTTTTTCCGAAATTTCTGCATACGATGCATGGATTCTTTTAGATAGCTCACGGGCTCTTGACCAGTGGGCTACGGGTGGTTCGTTTGGCCTAGGTGTTATTGCAACTGTTGAAACAAATGCTCCAGAGGGTGGTTTTCAAACAGTTACAATGACTATTACAGTGGCGGTTCCATAATGACTGTAAAAATTCAATACTTTAAACCAGCTATTCAACGACTTCTATACGATACTAACGGCGATGTAGGAAGATATTTAAAAAATCAAGGTGATGAAATTATTAGATTAGCTAAGCAGCAAGTGGGGTATAAAACAGGAAGACTTCAAGGATCTATTGCACATAAAAGACATTTTAGAGATTCTAGGGGTCAACAAATGTGGATTGGTTCTGACGTGAGATATGCATTAATCCACCACGAAGGACGAGGTCCTCAAGTAATAGCCCCTAGATATGCAAAAGTTCTTCGTTTTGTCTCTAGAGGAAAAATAGTCTTTGCTCATAAAGTTATAAATAAAGGTACTAAGGCTAATAAGTATCTTTCTGACCCTATGCGTAAAGTGATAGAATAATAAGGCAACAAATCAACGACAGAAAAGGAAATAATACATGACAACACGATTTAAGGATTTTGGAAGTGGTGGAGAAGTTAATCTAACTCCACTGTCTTTTAAACTTCATGGAGAAGAGTTTCATTGCAAGCCTAGTCTTCAAGGAAAAGCCTTGTTAGATATGGTTTCTAATGCAAAAAGTGGAGAAGCAGAAGATGTTTCCCACACAATTACAAGTTTTTTCTCTAAGGCTATGATTCAAGAAAGCTACGACAGATTTCTTGTATTACTAGATTCCTCAGATAAAATTGTAACTATTGAATCTCTTGGAGAGATTACTGCTTGGCTAGTGGAAGAGTATTCAGGCCGCCCTACGTCGGGGCCAGAGCAATCTCTGAGTGGGCAGTAGAACTCTGGCCGTATGTAAATGGAAAAGCTATAGTGAACGGACTTAAATTGGCTGAGTTAGAGATGTCTGACATGTTAGATGTTATGCATTTTTATATGGAAGAAGATTTTTCTCGCTCTTCTACTGCTGAGCAAAGTGAGGCCAAAGATAAGGCTAGAGAGTTGATCTATTCATCACTCTATAACCAAAAATATACTTTAGCTAGAAAAAATAAAGACTATCAGACAGCAAACTCTAGTGGAGAATTCTACGAAGACGAGATAGTCCCTGTAGATCCTTTAAAGGAACCTACGAAGTCTTATTTTCCCTCAACAGACTTCAACCCAGAATCGCCAAAACCCTTTGGTGATCTACTAGATGCCCCTATCGGCAACTAGTTTTTACTTGCATTGGAGGTGATGGCTTGTGGCAGTAGTTGGTAGTGCAGAGATAATTGTTAGAGCCATCACCGATGGTGTTAAAAAAGATATTGACAGAGCATTTAACGATGCCGATTCAGCTGGTGACAGAGCTGGTGTTAAAGCAGGTAAAGCTTTTTCTAGAGGATTTAAAAATCAATCTGATGGAAGAATATTATTTGGAAAATTTTACGACGCTAAAGCAATAGCTGGTCTTCAAAAAACCAGACAAAGATTTTTAGATTTAAACGCTTCAGCATATCTACTATCAGTGGGTATTACCGCAGTAAGTGGTGTTCTAGGTTCTTTAATAGGTGGTTTAGGTGTCGTTGCAGCAGTAATTGCAGCTTCTGTAGCTCCAGCATTCTTAGGATTAGTTGGAATACTAGGGACAATTGTAGCTATTGCAGGTACTTTAAAGGCAGTGTTTAGTGGTGTAGGTGATGCACTAAAAGCTCAGGGAGAATCAGCTGCAGGTGCTGCAGAAAGAGAAAAAGCTTTAGCCCAAGCAACAAGAGCTCTTGAAGATGCAAAATATAATTATAACGAAACTGTAAAAGAAACTCAAAAAAGAACAAAAGCTGCAGCAGATGCTATCGAATCTGCAGCAGACGCAGAAGTGGATGCAAGACGTAGTGTAGAAAACGCTGAGCGTGCGTATCAAGATTCGGTTGAAGAAACTGCTGAAGCGTTAGAAGCAGTAACTGAAGCTCGTGAAGAAGCAAAAGAAGCTATTCAACAACTTCGCTTCGAGCTTGAAGGCGGAGTTATTTCCGAGAAAAAAGCACGCCTTGAGTTTGAAAAAGCTCGTGAATCTTTACAACGTGTTCAAGATCTTCCACCTAACTCTCGTGCTCGCCGTGAGGCTGAGCTTGCTTTTGCTGAAGCAGATCTTAACCTTCGCCGTGCTATTGATAAAAATGGAGATTTACGAAAGAAAACCGCTCAAGCCAATAAAGAGGGTATTGACGGAAACAAAAACGTAATATCAGCAGAAAAAAACCTAATAAAGGCTCGTCAAGCTCAAAATAATGCTGAAGTAGATGCATTTAAAGCAGCTAAAGATTTAACAAAAGCAACTAAGGATCTTAGTGAAGCAAGGGCATTTG